AAGAACAATCTTCCCACCTGCTTTTTTATACTTCTTCATTACCTCAATAGCTCTATAGTTCACAGACTCTACATAAGGATATGTTTCTGGTGTAGTATAAGCTACAGTCCCATCAAAGTCTAGTGCTACACTCTTATGTTTAAGCATGATAGATCCACGCCCCAATTTCTTCACAAGCCCTGCTGGATAGCTCACCAACAAACACAAAGAACTGTAAAAAACAAATGATAGGCGCACAGATAACCAGCTTAATATTCATCAGAGCCACCGATTTCTGCTCCTCTCCATTGTCTCTTCATACCGTCTCTGCAAGACCTTTTCAAACTCCTTGAGAACTCGTGTCTTTGCTTTGTCAAATCGACGATTAAGGTCACGGATAGCAATACGCTTGCCAACTTCAACGTCAAACACATCAGTTGGATACAGTCTCGCCTTGCCAGAGAAACATACAGTGCTGTTAATCACCTTGTCTACAATTTCATCTCTTTCCCATCTTCCAAGGAGATCGTTTACATCAACATTATCTAGGGTTCTACCCAAGACATCTGCCCAATAACCACGATTGTCCTTATCCACATACCGTGCAATAACAACACCTGCATTAAGATTGACTGTGAATTTCGTAATCCTTCCTCCTTAAATTTGCTCCACATTTTCAACATAGTTGCCGCTGTTAGTATAGCACACATCACGTAGACGGTCAACAAAATTATCAATGTCTCCATCCTCTACTTTTGCTTGTGCTTCCCATTCACTGTCTGCTGTGACCGTGACAGCAGCTCTAACTTCTGTAGTTAGTGTAACCTCGTATTTATTCATTAAATCTCCTCCGCAATCTAAAAATCAATAAGAAACTAATAATGCCTTGCGGCTTTCTAAGTGCTTTAACTTTTTATAGTTGATATTTGGTTTGATTTTCTCACCATTTAGTTTACGAATGTCAAACGATCCACTAGAACGCCTTGCGAAGATAAAACCTTCCTGTCCTAGACACATAACTCTATCAAAAAGTTGATAGCCGAACACAAATTTTGGTGTCTGGTTCATCTTCCTCGTGCCACCTTTATTGATCTTGCATTTGTGAATTTGACGGTTATGTTGTCGTTTCGGAACTATCAACAAAGCCTTTTCTAGTCTTTCTGCATCAAGATTCTTTGCTATCACAAAGGCATCACTTATATGTGTCTTGGTGATATTTTTCTTCTCGCGCCAGTATTTTGTAATGTAGCCATAAATGCTACAAATATTTATGTCTAGGAACATATTGTGAAGCCTTTCTATCAGTGTCTTTCGCATGATTCCCATAAAGGTAGCGTCGCGAGTAGACCTTCTCTTACGCTTTGTCGTTGGTAGTGCAACAGTCCCAGCATGATACCCTGTATGACAATCTTCACAAAGAGTTATCAAGTTGTCAGGAGCGTTACCGCCCGTCTTGCGGGTTTCCAGATGGTGAACATGGAGTTTTACCTTCTTCTTATCTGTGCTATGAGCACCGCAACACTGGCAGGAATAGCCATCACGGTGTAGAACATACTGTCTCACATTGTAGTGTCCATACATCTCTCCGAGTTGATAATCTTTACCAACTGGAATAGGCTCTCCTGCTTCCAAAGCCTTGAGTCTCTGTAAGTCAAATTCTGCTGTTTCTATGCAGATAGTTTTAATAGGCAAAAGTTTTGTTATCAACTTAATACCTTGAATATGATTCCAGATTTTTACTTCAACAGATGGTGCAAGCCATCCTTTGTGTTTAGAGTGAATCCTATTAAGAAAACGAGCTTGACGATAGCGTGTAGTCCTACTTCTACGAGAACGCCGTAACTCTCGTCTTGATGACATCAAATTTACGACATCATTTCGTGGGCGAAGCTCTGCTGCAAATAACTCCTTCTTTTCTGTCGAAGCTGATAGACCAACGTGTTTAGATCCTGCATCCACACCGAGCGTTATCTCCTGTGTGTACGTTTTGCTTGTACTGACCAACTGTATTGTGAATGGTGTTCTTTTGACAACCCTTGCCTTATTTGATTTAAGAAGTAGACGAACCTTTGCATGGTTCTCTGTTGGCATTATTGGCTGTCCTTCTTTGCTTATTACATAAACCATATTATATAACTCCTTGTTTCAGCACCTATCAAAGCAGGTGTTATCTCCTAGTAATCTAGGGTTAGTTGTCCGTAGCCAATGTTATTCCAAGGTTTTATATGCTTACAGCACTGTTCCTACCTCTCAGAACTGTTTAACTGCAAGCCGCAGAGTTCGGGATTCGGACTCACGTCCCAAAGTGCCTATATATTCTCAGATAACGTAGTTCTCATGGAACTTAGGCTAATCAGTAAGGGATTGTAAAATCCCACGACTAAAGTCGTTGGTTACTGATCAAACTTAGCCATTAAATAATCTCCCTTACGTGTTCTACTTCCAAGTCCCAGTTGCTATAGCTGAAATCATATGCTTTATGAACAAAGTCATACACATCACTGTTTTCAACGCGTTCCATAGCCTCTTCGGCTGAGTTTGCTTTTACTTTAACACTAGCTTCTACCTGTGTTCTGAATGTAATTTCATAGGTGTTCATCAAATACCTCCTTCATTTTCTTAAAAGTCTTTTCGTCCAATACAAAATAATTTGTGCCATCTTCTTCAAATTGGAACACAAGGGCTGAATAAGGTATCTGCAAATCCATTCGCTCTCGTTCATTTTTCTCAATCCACTCCTTTTTAATAGAGAATGATTCTTTAGGCTTCATGGATGTTTTACACTCAAACCCAAAATCACCTGCAATAACGTCAAGGGCGTTAAAGTGTGCAGCTCCACTATTACTGGTACACCTACCATCCAACAACTTAGCAACATACTGTTCTTGTTTACTAGAAAAATATCTAGTAGTTCCTTTCTTAGCCATGAAACCCTCCTTTTACTACTCTTGACATGAAGTCATACAGCGGCTCATTTTCAATAACAACATCTTCTTTTGGATATCTTGCTTTAACTTTGTTTGTAGGGACAATATATTGATTCTCAAACAAATTATATAAGTCTAGTCTTGCGGCAAAGTAAAAATCTGTTGGGTAAAGAAACCAGTGCTCATTCGTTTTTCTAAAATCGCTTGCATTTGGTGGTAGGTAAGGTGTTTTCTCAGTAAAATAAACACAAGGATTTTCCTTAAATTCAGCCGAAAACATATATGATTTTAGTTGATTAAATCCAATAAGCCCTAGGAGACACTTATACAAAGAATCACTGACACAGATTCTAGGAATGTCTCCTTCTTCATCTTTAACAGCACTTTCTGGGACTTTTGGCATAAATGTTTTCTTATTACCGACAAACTCTCTTGAGATATGAAACCACATTAGTCCTCCAACTCACTAGGGCGCAATAGTAGATATACTCCATCTTCTACTACATATACCTCAATATATCCATCTTCTCTAATCGGATTATGTGGCACCCAGCACATCTTTCCATTATACTTCTTGTATTCTTCCTTCTCAGTCCTTATCCGAAAAACGTACATCGAGTGCCTCCTTCAAAGATCTTTTCAAATCTGCTACTGTACCATTGTTATAAATAGTAAAGTCTGGTTCATAGTCATCAAGTGCGTGCTCTGATATGTCTGACATTTCCGAAACGTCTCGGATAATCCTAATGGTAGTTACATCCCTAAAGTAATCCTTGATGATTTGAATTTCATTTGGAAACCTACAATCGGTAACAACAGCAATATTAGGCATATCATGTTCAATAGCCTTGGCTACCTTTAACGCCCAGAATCCTTCTTTATAGGCTCTTACAGTTTGTCCTATGCCTTGTAGTAGCTTTCTTCCACGTTCATCCTTCCTGCCATCCCAACCCATCTCATAGGCAAAGGTTTTAAGTCGGTCAGCAAAGGCGTATCTTTCAGCAGTAGGATAAAGTTCTTTGATACACTTGTAGGATTCATCCTTGCCCGCCCCTGCTTTTCCAATCAACAATACTACTTTCATTCTTCAACCACCTTAAAATGCTCATAGGCGTTAAAATCATTGGGAATACGTAGCTTGATGAGGTTATAAATATCATCTAGCTTCTTTGATAGTTCTTGAACTTCCATTGGTACTGCAATCATTCTATGTACTGCTACCTTTAAGATGTTTTGAAAACTACTTGCATAAAGAAGATTCTTGTAGCCTAGTGGCTGTTTTTCATTTACCTCTCTAAGAATCCACTGTAAGCCATCTGTGGCGATAAAAAGATCTGGTGTAAGAGCAATACTGCCTTTAGGATTATTCTTGCCCTTACGTTTAGGATTCTTTGCTAGATCCTTGATGTAATCATCTGTTGTACTGCTAACAACTTTCTTCTTCCTACCCATGTTATAGCCCCCATACAATAAATGTTACAATCCATGCAGGAAGTCCAAAATGCCCAACACCAGGAATAAGTGCAAGCAATAAACACTTCCAATAAGCGACATACTCAATACCAGTCCAACACTCAATATTATATTGCCACATGAACCCTAGAATTGCAGAAATGATTGCATAAACCCACAAAGGCGAGATGGCAATAATGAAAGAAACGAATTTACTCATAAGTCCTCCTAATATAGAAATTAACCCTATGAAAACAATAGCATAAATAAAGAGCCTTGTCAATAGGCTCTTTACAATTTATTTCGTAATAATAGTATTAACTGCTTCCTCTAGCTCCTTAAACACATCTTCATGTTCTTCCATGTATTTAATAACATTGGCTAGTCCCTGCCACTTGAGCGCGTTTCCGTTGCTGTCTATTTTTGCGTCCCCATTTTCATCTGAGATTGAGAACCATGCACCAGCTTTTTGAATAAGTCCTTGTGCAATAGCAAGATTGATTGTGTCATTCTTTCCATCAATACCCTTGGATGGAGTTATGCTAAAACGCGACATCTTTCTTGACGGATTTCCTGTTTTATTTTTTAAGCACTCAATCATACTGTAATGCCCGTAGAACACGTCTGGATGTGCATTTAGCTTGTTATATGATTCATCATAGTAGCTATCCCGCTTTAGAAAAAGTCGAATAAAACAGGTGTGCTTCCACATTCTACCACCAGTGCTAATAATTCTGTTGTAGTTTGACATATCATCCCGCATTTGATTTATACCAATAAAGGTTATATTATACTTTTTAACGATTGGTGACATTTTAGCACAGAATGTGGTAAGAGCGGCTGCAATTCCACCCATAGTTTTTTCTTCCATTGTTTTGTCCATAGCTTGTTGAGATACTAACATAGGGATAGAGTCAAGGACAACCATGCCAACCCCGCCACTATCCATAAGGTCAAGAAGAATTTGAAATAGCTGTTCTGCTGTTTGATTTTCTGGTGCAATATAGATTAGATTATCAATATCTACACCAAGTTTTGTAAGCCATTCCTCATCAGAACTAAACTCTGAATCCAGAAGAACACAACGCATAACTCCTCGGTCTTTGAGATATTGTAGCCGCTCTTTCTGTTCCTTGTTTGGTTTTTCCATAGATTCAATTTCTGCAACTTCTTCGTCATACTCTTTTTGAAATTGCTTTTGTGCTTGTCCAATCATTGAATAGCAAAAGCAACTCTTTCCAGAAGACTCAGCCCCCAAGACCTCCATAATAGTTCTTGGAAGTCCACCATGAAACAAATAGGTAAATGCAGGAGAAACAAAAGGTATATTGCCAAAGTTTTTCTTCTTTACTGCTGATGTGCCTACAAGATTAAATTTATATTGCTTATTTATGTTTTTAATTACATCATCTAGTTTACTCAAATATATTCCTCCATCAATAGTTAGTTCCTATGATCTCTTTTACTTTTCCTCTTTTGGTCTTGTCACAATTAACCTGTCTGCCAACTTCAACATAGTGAATGTTATAATCTTTATACAGTTCTTCTGCATGAATACTGTTAGAGAACATTACCATAACACCATCATTGGTGAGTTTATCTATGAACTCCTTTAGCTCTTGGTGACTGAACTTATTTTTAACATAATTAGTGAAGTTATCCACATATGGTGGGTCAATGTAAACAAAATCACCTTCTTTTGGTGTGATTGATTCATAACTCATACATTCAATGTTTACATCTTGTAGATATTTAGACATTTCTAATATTGCGTCATAATCAATTACTTTACCATTTTCTATCCACGGAACATTAAACTCACCCTTACTGTTTTCTCTATAAAGTCCATTGAAACATTTCTTATTCAGATAAATAAATGACGCTGCAATAGTAAGAGAATCATTTGTTGTATTAAACAAATCTCTCACTCTATAGTATTCTTCTTCTGTATTATTAAATGTCTTTATCAGATCAATAACTTCTTGTGGATGTTCTCTTACTTCTTTATACATAGTAATAAGCCTATGGTTTATGTCAGAGAGGTGTCTCTGCCCCCCCCCTAGGATTGAAAATGCAAGTGCTCCGCTGCCTAGAAATGGTTCGTAGTAATCATTATACTTCTTTGGCATAAGTTCTTTTAGTTTTGGAACTAGCCGTGACTTACCACCAACCCAATGTACTAATAGTTTCATACTTGTTCCATTTCTCCTAAGTCATAGTCACATAAATCTGCAAAAGAAACAATAATTTCTGCTATATCATCTGTAACATATACATAGTTTTCCTCGTTGCAATATCCTACTATCTGAGTAAGACCATGATATTTTTCTCCCATAGCTTTAATCCTATCAATCTGACAAAAGAAATGGTAGCCAATAGGAAAGTTATTTAAGTCCTCCGTCATAGTTCTTGTATTTTCTTTGACATTCTCTAAAACCTCTAAGCAGATGGTTTTTAGACGATCTGTACTGTTAAACTTAACCATTATCTACCTCCGCAATAGGTTCTAACTTTGTTGACGTAACCCATGTTTTATCATAAGGCAAAAGAACCTTACTATTGTGTCTCGCAAGGTCTAGCATCTCTTTTAGTTCTTGTAATTCTCTAATGCAGTCAGCCATCTCAAGAACAACATCATAATAATCAACGCCACAAAACTTAAAGTTATTTGCTTCTTCCATGTATGCGTCAATCTCTAATGAAATACTGCTGATTTTATCTTCAACATCTTTGGCTAACTGCTCAGTATCATGGCACAAGTACCGCATTTACATCACCCTCATCAATTACCAACATATCTCCGACAGTGCTATAGCTTTTATGAGAAAGACGCAACATAAGGTCAAACTCTCCGCTATCCACTACATACACAACAGCAGTAGGAAATGCCATATGTGGTTTTATCTTGAACACTTTTTGTATTCCTTCTACTACTGATTCTTGATATTCCGTTAGGTCTTGATGTAATGCACTTTTGCAACATTCAAGAACTAAATCACGCTTTGACATTGGTATTGCTACTTTCAATGTTTCCTCCTTGTCATGCGAAAGCAAGATAGAAGTATCCGCATCTCATAGTCCTCAATCACAAGTTGTGTACCGATAAGTTCACAGCCAGCTTTAATATCTTTAATAACAGCTAGGTCTGCATAGTTAGGCGTATATATTAAGGAATTAAGTATTGCATCACATATATTGATATATCTTTGCTTGTCAGCAATGATGTGCTTCACGTTGCATACCCCCAAAACGGATTACATTCTTGCAATGTAACATATTCAGCAGTTGTGAGTTCTTTTCCTTGTTCATACTTCTTGAGAATATCATAAAGCCTATTTTGTTGGTTCTCAATGAACTCAATGGAGTTCTCGATAAGTTTAAGATTCACAGGTTCAGTGCCAACATAATTGCTTTTTGAATACTTCTTAATAAGGTCAACAATATACCCACTAATCGGTGCTCTATGTCCCTTATACTTTTGAAGTGCATCTGTCACCTGTTGAAACATTGAAAAGGATTCACCAGCATCCTTAACATCTTTGCAGATACGATCAAGAGCATAGTTGCAACAATTCTCAAAAATATCTTTATTTGTAACAATGTGTTTCATTATATTAGCACCATCTTCTACTCTATAACCTGTGTAGATACGTAATAACTCTTTAGCATTATATGACACTTCTTGTGTAATATAAGCATCACAAACAGTAGCAAACCACTTTTTTCGCGAGTCAATCATTCCAGTAATGGATTCTGCTTCTGCATCATCTTCTGGTGACATACTAGACAATTCTTCAATTTCTGCCATGATTTTATCAAGCGTTTCAAGACATTTTGTTTCAAATTCCATAATTAAATCTCCTTCTGTGCAATCTGCCACTCTTGCATTTTAGCACTAATGATCTTCTTTACTGCGTCACTAAGACGTTCAATCGCCGCACACTTGCCTTTGATAATCTTATATACGTTTCCATACACAAGTTTAACAATAGCTTCTTCTTTAGCCATCTCCTCTGCTCTTGCTGTCTTACTGGCAATCGTACCACCTTGGAGGTTCATATAGCTCTCATTGAACTTCTCATCGTATACAAGCTCTGAAATACTTGCCCTAAGAGAAGCTAGTTCTTGCTTACTGATAAAGAAGTATGCGTATGTAGTGAGCCTAACAAGGATTCTATTCAAGTCCTCAATGGTTAAGTCTCCGCTATCTTCAAGAACGTCCTTAATCTTTTGGATGTATGTATCTGCTTCATCAGTGTACTTACTTGCAATCTCCTCAACAATCTTTGATAGATTCTCTGACTGCTCCTCAACTCTTGTTTGGATTTCTGTATTCATTTATCCTCCTTCTAAGATTTCCTTCCCACGTAAAAGTGTATGTCTCAAACAAATCATATATAGTGCCAACTAATATATTAAACATAGACAGTATAGCGATAGCAGTCAGCATAAATTTTCCTTTAAGTGTATAATACTTATACAAATGTATGTCTATCATTTATCTGCCTTTCGTATCGCAAACCATTTATCTGCCTTGTCACAAACTACTATACTTTTATCCATTAAATAATCTATGAAGTCAAGAACAATAATCGGAACTGCTGTTAATACAAGAATAAACTTTCCTAAATACGTAAACTCATTCCAATACTTGATAAACTGTTTCTTAAATGTAGAACAATAGTTCCCAATTCCATTCATAGTAAACCCTCTTTTTTGTTCCTGTTATTTCTACGATTCTCTTATCCTCATGGTCATATCTTATGGACTTCTTACCATCGTTAATTAGCTCCTTGATAACGGATATAGGAATGGCTCTGCATGCCTCTTTATCATAGTACCACACAATAACATAGCTGTCAATACCAAACTTTATAAAAGATTCCCATAAACTCTTTAACTGATAATCTGATATGTTCTTAAATGGCAAAGAAGCTCCTGCTGTTGTTTTACACTCAATCATATACATATTAGGTTTGTAATAACAAAAGTAATCACAAGGATTTGAGATGCCCATATAGTTAGAGTAGTCTAGAATCCTGTAACAATACACATCTCCTAGTGCTTCTACTTGTTCTCTGAATAGCTTTTCAAACTGTTTCCCTTTACTGATAGTATCACCCCCAAGGTATAGTATATCATAGACAAATAAAAAAGGCAAGTTAGCTCCTTGCCAGCTCACCTGCAAATGTAAACTTCTCTACGTTGATACTATATCTCTCCGCAATTTCATAGTATAGATTACTGGAAATAACTGCTTTCTCAGAGTGAGACAACAGATAATAATGTTGCTGTGCTTCGTCTGCAAGAACTACCAGTCTAGTGATTCTCATTTCTGTTTCCTCACTACCAATATCAGTTGCAAGAAACTTTACTGCTTTCCATAAATCTCTGATAAGTTTATGCAGTATCTTTATAGTATACCGCTTATCTTCACATATAACAATCATTTTCTTCTTCCTCAATGCTGATAAATTTAATCCAGTCAAACATTTTAGACGTGCGTAAAAGTAGCACGGTTTCTGCTGTGATGAGAAGTCTGCTGTTACTTCTTGCTTGATAGTACAGAGTTTCTACACACTCATGCTTTCTTGTAGCATCTACAATATCTACACAGAGAGCAATAACATCTGTCTCCTTCTCATCTTTATACTCTCTTAGGAGACTATTTAGCATCTTCTCATATACTTGCATTTTGTCCTTGCACAAGTTCATAAGATAGTGCATATCATTACATAAATACTTCATGTTTCCACCATCCTTAGTCTGTCAACCCAATCCTTCATCTTTGGCTCGTGCTGACGAAGAAACTTATACTGATCTTCTGAAAGCACAATACTATCATCCATGTTCCACTTCAACGTCAATGCTATATCGTACTTCTCATATGAACTCATGACATCGAACAAATTATTCATTAGATCTTCTTGCCCCATCTGCAATAGTTTTTCAGTTACGGCTTTTGTCATATCTTGTTCTATACGCTTACAGACCATAAATATATTTTTTCTAAACTCTTCTTTTGGTTTATATATCCACAATGTATTCACCTACAATTTCAACCCCTGTCTGCACAAGGTCAATGCCCCTCTTACTTGCCCAATGATAAACTGCACAGTTGATATATTCTTCAAGATCTTCCATGTCCTCATCCGAGAACCGTTCTTCATAGGTCATACCAACCTCTTCAACAGGACAATTACATTCAAGATACGCCGTCATAGCTCTTGTTACTTCACTTGCCCAAATATGTGGATAATACGCATGGATTTCTCCGATGTAAACAATATGCCCATCATCTTCAAAATCATCTTCACTAAGATCAGCCCTTGCTGCGTTGAGACACTCATCAATGGAGTTAAAATACTCAGTGTCATCCCAATGAGAAGGATCTGTCGTGTAAGTATAAAATTTCATAAGTCTTACTCACTTTCAATCTCGCCTAACATATCGTCTACGGCTTCATTGATGTCACCATACTCAGCAAAAGACTCTTCATAGCCAAACCAATTATCTACTCCACCACATTCCAGCGCATTTAAGCGTTCACTATCCATTAAGAGATCGCGAAGTTCTTCCAATGTGAGTTTATACATTCCATCTTTTGTCTTAATCATGTTTTTATCCTCCCTTGCTCACAATAATCTACCACTAACGTCATGCAGAGAGTAAATATCCTTATACCCATACATATATTCCTCGGCGGCTTTCTTTGATGAGAAAAACACTGCACATACTCCGCATAGAGAATCATAGAATACAACATATTTAGCCTTGTGACCCTTGGAACAAAGATTGAATTTCATATCAACATCTCCTTTCATGACTATATTATCACGAAAATGTAGATATGTCAATATTTTATTTATACACGCTCTCCAATATGTCAATCTTTCTCTGGTAAATATGCTTAATTTCTTCAACAACATCATCTTCAATAACAATGATATTACCATGTAGCAGGTTCTTAAAGGCAAGTTTGTTCCTCTTGCACTTCTCAAGCCAGTCGAGAATGTCTTTATTCTTTCTGATTTCATATGATATATTTCTTTCCACCATGCTTAATCTCCTTATACCAGAATATGTCAATGTATATATCTCTATCTGTATTGAACCATCAAATCACTCACCTCACTTAGTATTCTAACCTCTCTGTGCAAAACCCATCATCATTTTATCATATATTACTGTAAAACTTCGTGACAATATCCATCTGAACTCGTATAATATATATCTTTAATACCTAATTCCTTTATGTAAGAACTACAAGCAGGGCAAGGTCTCGACATCCTAATCTCTCCTGCTTTATTTACCCTATAAACATATATAGATACTTTTGACATATCTAAATCCTTTAGATAAGGTCTAGCGTGCAAAAGAGCGAGCATCTCTGCGTGTAGACAACCCTTATCCTTATCATCTTTCCCAAATCTGTACTTTTCGTTACGTTTTTGTTGCAGCGGATTTCCTTTAGTAGTGTTCCACCCCACTCCTATGATTCTGTTTTTATATACCACTACTGAGCCAAGGAAATATTTTGCATGGTCACTAAGCCTACTAGCATCTCTTGCCTTTTCAAAAAATTTCATTTTCATTTCTATTATTCTCCTGCTTTCGCTACTTCAAAGTATTTAACATTCGCTGTAGACACACTTACAAATCCTTTCCATATTTGGATTGTATTTCATCAGTTTATGAAAGGTTCCAAACGCAAGCACAGCACCGCAAGGAGTTTTCTTAATATTGTTTTCAAGTGCAATTACTTTTTTATAATCGTCGGTAATCCCCCAAATTTTTGAAGCGTATTTCCCAAGCTCTGTATCTCCACACTCGTCAAGGTTTCTGAACACTCTCATAACATTCCTGAGTTCTTTTTCAATAGCACGCTGAACTATCAATAGCTCATCAAGGAACTTTTCAGTATCATCACATACGTATTTAATCATTTTCTCATCCCCTACACACACCAACAACACTCACCAAAGCTAAATAATTCATTTAACTGTTCTATAATTTCATCATAATCATCTAATGAAATATTATACTTCTTCAACACATTTTCTTTCGATGTCTTTGGCGTGAAGCCCATAAGCAAACAGGAATAGTTACCAATTCCTTTAACATTTACTTCCCCAAAATCGTCCTTACTTGCCTCAATTCCGTTGATAGTAAACACCTCATCTTCACAGGGTAGTGCTCTATATGCTCTAATTTCAAGATTCATTTTAATCTCCTCAAATACTCAAAAAGATTTTTATGCACTTTATCAATATCTTTCCCCGCCTCATATAAAATTGCAGGAAATTTATCATCAAATGCTTCCATGTCGTATAATATATACATTGATTCTTCCAATAAATCACATATCTTCTTTACACGATCTTCCACTAAACCACAGCCTCCCGAATGATTAAATCATCTGGATAATCTACGTTATACTTATTCAAATACACAAGTATTTGAATACTTGCATACACAACATCTGGTTGATGGTATCTTATCTCATTTATCAAATCAATGATTTCATCTTTAGCCTTTCCCAATTTTGTTATTTCATACGCAATACTACCAGTACCCGCTAATTTGTCTGATTTATACTCAAGAAGTCTATTTGTTGATTCAAGATCTATAGCTGTTATTGTACTTCTTAGATATTGAATTAACTCCTCTGGTCTATCACATCTTATTCTGAGCATTTAGATCATCTCCTTTAATGATTTCAGTTGTGATCCTCATATTCAATATCTCTCTTCAAAACATCAATGTCACCCATAATAAGTTGCTTGATATATTCAAGGAACTCTCCCTTTAAAGTTGCTTTGATCGGCGCATTTTCATAGGTAAAAACAAATTCATCTGCCTCGCACAGATAATCAAGGCAAGCTGTTAGTTGGTGAATCCTATTAAACTTATCCTCATACGCCTTAATTGCTTCTTTAACGTCATTGATATTCTTTGTAGTTACCTTCATATTTTCTTCCTCCTCATAATTATCCAAACCATCTTTTGTCTATACACTAACATAGTATTTTATACTTGTCAAGTGCTTTTGCAAAAAAAAAATAAGAGGAATTTTTCATCCTCTTACTGCAATAACTCCGATAAGTCCAATGACTGCTATTTTTAGTATTTTATTTTTAAACTCAATGCTCTTTCGCTGATTCTCTAGCTTTTTCAATGATTTGCTTGCTTCTGCTAATTCTTTGTTCGCTGTCTCTAGCGAGTTCTTGGCTTCGCTTGTTGATTTCTGCGCTTCGATCAATAAGTTCCTGAGTTCTCTGATTTGTCTCTGAGATTCTATCAGTTGTCCTTGTAGCACTGTTAATTGATTCTTCAACTCCGTTGAGTTTTGACTGGCTGCCATCAAGGATTCGTTCTGTTCTTGTAATAGACTCAGTAGCCCTCTGTTGTTGTTCTCTAACTGTGTCAAGTTGTTGCTCAGTTCGTCTAACTCCGTCTCTGATATTGTTATCTGAGAACATAGCCCATAAGAAGAACAAGCAAGCAATAACGCAACCGCCAAGAATGAAATACTTGCAATTTTTCTTAAAAAATTCATTCAGCTTAAGTCACCCCGATTCTTTTAAACTCTCCCTCTAGCAAAATCAAAAATGTTTTTAATGAGCTTTCGTCTTTTCTTGTCATATCTGCTAACAACCAACTCATCATAATCAAAAGCTCTGCACTGTTTCCGTGTAGTTCTTCAATATGATGTTCGTCATTTTCAATATACATATTTATTACTGTTTTCATAGTTGATTTCCATAAAAATTAGCTTTACCTCTAAGAATATTTCCACCATTTCTAGGATCATCATAACTGTCAGGAAAGCATGGTGATTCTGGTGTTCCTAGGAACAAATTATCCCATCGCTCGCAAGTAGAAAACGCACCATAGTCCTCATGAACATTTAGTCCATCATAGTTATCTGCGGCTTCTGAATGAGTCATAACATGGTATTTGTCAATAGTTAACCACAGTGCCTTTGCTACTACTGCAATCACCTGTGCCATCATTTCAATCTGCTTTTCAGTTGGTGCATATTCTCCTAGGTCTTGTGTTGTTGCTCCATAACAAGCACATAGAGTAATTCCTACCGCCCCAGAATTTCTCATATATGTATGTGATAATACATCTGCAAAATCATCTGTTGAAACCCAACAACGCCCTTCACCGTCAATATTGATGTGGTAATCCTCGAACTTCTGGTCGTAACGTCCTGCGCTCCAATGCAAAATGCACGTAGCGTCTCTACCATACTTCTTAGCTAATGCCCAAATATCTTCTCTACTATCTTCTGCTATCTGTCTTACTTCATCTAGTGTTACGTATCTTCCCAAAATATCAACCCCCTGCATCACTATTATTATACTTAGGTAGTTCTCCTTCTTTACTGTTAAATGTGCTGTCTATCTTATATTTTGAATGAACATTATATGCTAGTGTACCCAATGTTGTTACTGCTGTTGACATTATGGTTAAGAACCCATATGCTGCATTTAACTCGAAATGTGTTCCATATAAGCCGTTCATCCAGAAAGCCGCAAGTAGACTAGCACACCATATTAAAGTAAAAAATAGGATAATGGACGCTACAAATATAAGTAACGTCTCTTGATTTGCTTGCGCCCATCTTCCTAATTTTAATATATTTCTTTTAATTGATATAATCATTTTAACTTATTCTTCCTAATATGAAATTCATCATCTGTTATAATTGGTAGTTTTATTGTTGACTTATACAGTGCTTTTACTGCACCATTACCATTTAGTAGCTCGTAAGAACTTTCTAGCCCATCAATATTTTGTAGTTGTGTTATGGTTATTCCACCTACTTGTGAAATAAAGTTACAACTTTGTACGATTCTGTCTTTCAGCAGTGCTCTTAGTCCATTCTTTAATGCTATATATTCTTCGTCCCTACGTTTTGATTCTGCATCGTGTCTGGCTTCTCTTGCTTTGAACTTTGCTACCATCCACCCAACTAATGCTACTACTATTGCATTAGCTGCTGCTAATAATATTTCCGTAGTTAATCACCTCATCTCATCCGTCTCATCCTATATTGTTTTTTATGTATAAATTTCAATGGACATTCTGGTTCATTTGAACAACTAATAGTTTCTTCGATAACAAACCCAAATTTTTTATACATATTGATAGCTATATAGTTATCCGTAAATACATTAAGTACAATGTCTTTATTACCAAATTTATTTATTGCTAACTGCAATAAAGCTGAACCAATCCCACAATTTTGAAAAGATTTATCAACAAATAACATATTTATTGAATATACATCTAATGATTTTATTCTAATAAATCCACGCATTATGTTGTTTATGAAATATCCATATGTTATTCCAGAATGAAATAAACTAAATATAGTATCTTGTTCATCTGTATTGAACTCGTCTAACTTATATAACCAACCTAAAAACTTTGTATTTGTATAATCTCTTTCTGTGACTAATTTTATATTTACATTTATAGCCATGCGTTATTCTCCTAGCGCATAGTTAATTTTATAACTTCCTGCGTTATTCAGTGTTACGTCTAATGTTTCGTTATCAACAAAATCTGCAAGGTAATAATCCCCTGGTCTTACTTGTCTCCATTTACCTTTTTGGTTTACTGTTAATGCTAAGTTATCTATATTAACGTCACTATTGCTATATGTTTGAGATAGACTAAATGCAACGCCTAGTTTATTTGTTACTATTGTGTCATTTTTTGTTATTAGCTTGTGCCACTTCTCTGTTGTTATCGCCTTTACTGATACATCAGTCATTCCCTTTGTTGGAATTTCATCTGGTTGTATCTCTACCCAATCTGTTGTATATGTTAGATATTTTTCCCCGTCTACTGTAAACGCATATCTTATATCACTTTTTTGTGTCTTGTACGCTTCTGTTGGTGGCGTAAATTCGCTTGTCCATTTTGCATAAGGTACTACACTAAACTCATCTATTATTCCTTTTATATACGTTCCTGCTGTCCCACTTACTGATGTGCCAATACCACAAACTCTAAAATTTAGGTCTTTTGCACTATCTATAGTCTTTACTAGGTGTCCATCTTTATATAGATAAAACACTCCATCTTTTCGTACAAGTGCTATATGGTGCCAATTTCCATCCATCAATGGATCAAACTTATTTTCATCCTTATACGTACCATCTGTAGAAAAATGTGTGTTTGTAAGTTTTATTGTGCCATCATAACTTGAGAATAATGTAGGATTTGCTTGTGGTTGTGTAGCATCACATTTCTGCCAGAAGTCTACAGTAACATCTTCTTTGCCATAAACACAATCATTGTTGGTAAGATATATACAATTATTCGCAGAGAATTTTATTGCCTTACCACCAAATTTACTATCCTCTGTGAACTCTGCTGTGTGTTGTGAAGTAGTAGGATTCCAATATTCATCGTCATAATCACCATCAAAATGAAATAACATATTCGGCTTGACACTATTATTAAAATTAGATTTCGCTTTTTGTGTTGGAACAATACTTACTATATCTTCAACCTGTTTTATACTGATTAGGTCTTTTGGTAATACTATTTGTGGTTTCATAGCCCCAAATATATATGGAGATGCTTGAACATTGTTCTCTGTAAATGTTGCAATCTTAAATTTTCCCAATTCTTTTAGTTTTTCTGTTCCTCTTACAGAGCTTTTATTAAATAAATTCTCTTTATCTGTGTCAGATAGAGTAGTCCAATTATCCGCGACTTTTTCTACTTTATCATTATACACATTGTTATTTTCTGTAATGTATAGTACACTTTTTGCTTTAGGTATTTCTATATCTGGTACTCCTGTGAATGGTCTTGCATAATCCCACAAAATCACATCCGATACTTTTCCATCAAATAATGGATATGATGCTGTCCCACCTACTTGTAAGCTACTGATAGCAAGAACGTAACTATAATAACTATTTTGATAGATCTCTCCATTAATATATATAGTTCCTCGCCTATTATAGCCATTAAAGTATATATATATGTGAATCCATGTTCCAGTATCAAGTAATAGTTGTTTTTCGCTTCCAAAAGCAAAATAGGATCTGACATATTGTGCAGAACCATCACAGAAATATAAAGAATCTGAACCATTTACTGCAACTGGTTCAGCCCACACTGTTCTATTTCTCATATATGCCCAATATGAAATTGCCCAACTATTTACTGGTGTTTTGAACTGAACATAAACAACACTTTTGCCATCTGTCTTGTCTAGGCATCTTTCTCCATATTTGCCAGTTCCTATCTGTGGATTGCCTAATGGATATGATATTGTATTTTCTGTGTTATAGTCCTTAAACTTACCGTCACTATCTACATATATTCTACTCTTATACATTTTAATATATCACATCCTCTATCATTGAATAATCCTCTGGATTTACATAATCAGATACACTAACATAGCCACTCCCTAGTGCTGTTTGCGCTGTGCTGTTTATCTTATGGTAAGTATTCGGTCTTACCACTGAATCAAATGTTACTTTATCGTATTTGAATTTACTTCCATCACCTACATCAAATGTATATACATTCATAACCATTCCAGATGTTCCTGGCTGTAACTGCAACACACTTATTGGTGGGAAACAAAAAGTTAATGTTTCTTTGAACTTTATTGTTACTTTTGTACCTGTTGGTGCATTTAGCTTAGTAACTTGTTTCCATCCTGCTACTGAGCCACTTCCACCACCTGATAGATTTTCCCACTTATCTTGGTTAAAGTCTGAAATTGATGTAAATGCTTCTTTTGCTTTCCACAAATTACCATTATAGGTTATTACTGCACCTTTGATATATGGTGTATTTGCGTGCCATTCTTCAATCGTTGTTGGTTTTACTATTGCATCCCACTCTGTTTCATTAAATGTTGTTGCTGTGTTCTGCTTTGCTCTATATACAATACCATCTTTTATCACAACTTCATTTAGTGAATATGATATTCCTGAATAATAGTCTTTTATAAACGCGCTACCATTTACATAGCCCCATTGTGCTTGAAATGTTGGAGATTTTGATATATCTGATACTGTTCTATATAAACTTCCTTGATAAAACACTAAGTCATTGGCTTTATAGTCTTTATTACTTGACCAATCTTCTATTCTTGTTTGTTGTGGCTGTGGTGTTGATGAGCCAGAGCCACTTGTTCCACTTGTTATTGATTCCCAATTTTCATCTTTAAACTCTACTTCGTCCTCGTGGTCTTTCTTGCATCTATAAATGTTTCCATCATGAACAACAACTGTATCCTTTTCATACTTTTTATACTTTTGCCAATTTTCTATCTTTGTCATATCGCCTATTAACATCCAGTTATCATTTTTGTACCTTGCCTGTATGTCACTAATGATTATATAAGATCCACCGCTATCAAAACCAAAATTATTATATCCTGCATATCTTCCCTCTTGCTTTATAATAAATTTTTTGACTTTATCATAAATTTTTAACGGTTTTGCTGGTGGATATGCGCCATCATATACTTCGGTTTCGACATTATCTATACCAACCTTTATTACTCTAAAATGTTGGTAGTGTGTCCAGTCTGGACGTGCAATACCTACCACAAAATTCAATGTGTAAACCGTACCACCACCAACATATAGGTCAATTACATCATCCCCCAAATTTGATTGATGCCCAGTGGTATTTACAACACCAATTCCATCTGGATGTTCTGACCGAAACCTATTGCATATATCAATACCGCCAGCAGCTCCATTTACTGACTTATGTGTTTCTATACACTTATATAGTTTTCCTTCACTGACTACTGTTACGCCTTTTTTGTAGTTTGCTCCTTCTTTCCACTCAGCTATGCTTGCATATTGTGGATCTACATGATTAAATTCAGAACTAAAAACTGCCTCTGTATCAAAATCTTCTTTTACTTGATAACTAACATCATATATAGTTATTAACGAATCTTTTTCATATATTGTATTTTTTGCCCACGGTCTTATTGCTTGTGAGTAATTTAGTATATCCCACTGTGACTGGTCAAATACTGAATTAGCAGCTACCAGTCCTCTTGCTCTATATAGTTTACCATTATATCTTACAATGTCATTTTGGCTATATGCTCGACCATCAAAATCATTGATTACAACAAGTGGGAACAGGTTTGGTGTTCCACCTATGTCAACGTGCTCTGACGTTGCAGTAAAATTGTGCATTACATAATAAAAGGTATTCGCTGTTGCTAGTTTTACTATTTCACCGACTTCATAATTATTGCCTACAGTATATGTGCCTACTTTTATTGTTCCATTCTGTGTTAGTTTTTCCCATTTACTTATACTGAATGTTGCTTCTTTTACATTTTCTTTTGCTCTATATAGGTCATTTTGATACCAAACAACATCACCACTGTAATATTGCGTATCTGCCACCCAATTATTAAGGCTCCCCATCTTTCTCCAATAGTCTGATGTTAAGTCCTTGCCTTTTACATTATCAATACTGTAGTAGAATCCACCGTCTGTGTGCCTTACTACACTTCCTACTGGATAATATGAATCCTTCTTCCATTGTGGAATACTTGCATACATTACGTGGTATTTATCTTCTTGTACTGCCGCACCAGAATTATGTGCTACAGATGATTTTACAAGCAGATCTTTAATAGCTATGGGCTGTTCTTCTGAATAATCTGTATTCTGTTTCCATTCTCCAAAATCGCCATTAACAAGTTTTTCCCACTTTGTTATGTCAAATGTAGTATCTTTACTGTCTGATTTCGCTCTATAAATGTCTTTATTCTTTGTAACAATGTCATTAACAGAATACTGCTTGTTCTGCTCCCAATCCTTGATATTTGCAACTGGCGTTACTTTCTTCCATAGTGTAATATCGTCTATAGGCTTATTCGCTTCTATGTCTTTAATGGCAAAATAGATATTTCCATCATCTGTTCTTACAACGGAATCTTTTTTATATGGTTTAGTCTTATCATGCTTATTTATACTAGCATCTACTTCGATAAATTTTGTGAAATCAATATCAGTTCCAGATGTGTGTTCTTTTGCTCTTAATAGTATTCCATTATACATTACAAGCTGATTTTCTGTATACTTTGTATTTGCTCCCCAATCATATACAGTAGCACTTGCTCCACCGCCCAGTGTCTCCCACTTGCTTGTATCTGTTACAGATTCTCCGTTGGTATCTTCTTTTGCCCTATAGATAGAACCACTGTGAAATACCATTTCTCCTGCTTTATATGGTTTTGATTCATATTCAGTTATTTGATTATTGCTTATTTTCTTCCATGAACCTGCTTTGACTGCTTTTTCAAATGTATTATAATCCTGTTCCTTGTCATTCAGTAGCTTTTTATATATAGAACCATCTTTCTCAACAACACTACCTATCGGATATACTATTGCAGATGTGTCATATGCCGCAATAGATGCATTGATTGGTTTTGTGTTGCTCCCTAAATCAGAAGTCCCTATATTTTCAACTGATACAAGTGTATTATGAACTACTGCTGTGTCTCCATTCACATAAGGCTCATTCCTGTTTACATCCCAAAGCTTAATTACGTCCGTTAATTTATCCCAGTCTGAAAGGTCAAATGCTCGTTTAGAGTTTCTTTTTGCTTTATATAGGTTTCTGGCGTACTTAACCACATCACCTGTATAATACTGCCTATCAGGAACAAAATCTGCTCCTACATCATTTATCCTTTCCCAATTTATGTCATCAAAGGTATCACCCGATGTATGTGCTTTCTTGCATTTATATGCCACAAAGTCAACAAGTACAGAGTCTCCAACATTATAAAATGTTTTCTTTTTCCAATTTCTTATACTAGCAAATACTTCTTGCCAGTTATCTTTATTATCTTCAAATGTTGTTGCATCATGTGGTCTTGTGCATCTATATATTACGTCTCCGTAATACACAACGTCACCACGCTTGTAATATGCTCCACTAAGCCATGTTGCAATAAGTCCATCTTTTGATGTCCCTGTTGCAATATCTAACACTTGGAATTTAGCTGTCCCAGATGTAAAAATAGAACCAGTAACATTGTTACTAGGTTCTACTGTATCTGTTTGTCCTGCTACTGTGCAATAAGCATATTGAGATGATCTTAAATTAGGATACCTTACAATATCTCCCACAGTATAGTCTGTATTCTTTTTCCAAAGTGTCCAATGGCTCTTATCCTGTACGTGAGATATTCCTACTAGCTTATCGTCTGCATCATCTATAAAGCGGTTAAAACTTTCTTCTGCAAAATACCATTCAGAATTTATTCTGAGCAAATCCAGCTTTCTTGTTCTATCTGCCATTAAATCACCCCTTACGCTATATTATAACACATTATTATTAAAAAATCAAGATTTGACATACAAATCATACTTTATAACATTTCCACTTCTTATTCTAAAATAATCTGTTGTGTTGTTGCCAAAACTATTAAAATTATTTCTGAATATAAATTCTTCTTCCATTACTATCTTATGGTATATTGGATGTAGGATTGGTGGATGCGTGCTGTTGTCTATATCCACTCCGTCAAGTCTATATGCAACATAGCCAGAAATATCATACATTTGCCCATCTTGTCCCTTAACAAGGTTGGTAGTACCACCCTTCTTTCCAATAAGCACTAGCGCACCATCATCAAATAGCATCGTCTGTTGTTTTGATACTGTTGTATCAGGTATGAATATATTAGTCTCTCTAACAATACTGTCCATATAATCTTGAACATCTTCAACACGTTCTACAATACCAACAATTCTTGGGACATTTATGATTATATCTTTCTCATACTTATCATATGAATATAGTCCTTTTGCACTATCATAAGTAAGTATTTCTATATGTGCTTGATTTGAGTCCATGATTCTGTTTCTCATCTTAGAACAAAATTCTTCCCACTTAGAGAAAAACTCCCCATTATTTGTGAGGTCATAGCTCATTTCAAACTCTCTGCCGTTACACGATACTCTGACAATTCCTACAGTAGAATTTGGTATATCTACTGGGTTATCAAGATGTGACTTAATTCCAATATCTGAGAACTTGTTTCTATTGTTAAACTTAAATCTCAACCCACAAGTAAATACTGTACCAGCAGGGAAGTTGTATTTGAATACTGACTTATTGCCTTTATTTGCACTAAACTGTAGATTGCCCATGATAGATGGTGATTCACTACGTCTAGCTGTCAGAATATTCGTTGTCTTATCTTTATCAAAGTCTTGTGCCTTTTCTGTTGTTGCACTTGTAACTTCCAGTGATTCTTTTGATGTCATTCCTGCACGGGCTACTGGTCTATTCTTATTAACGTCTCTCTTAGTATCAAAGAAATAGCAATATGATGTAGCAAAATGCTTTCTTGGTACTGTGTCATACACACCACGAATAACATCTTTCAGCACAAAATTACCATTAGGAAGTTGATCTATACTTCCATAAGACATTATCTCACCGTCTGCAACAAACAGATTCATTCCACTTCGATTATTGATTGATTGTGGATTATCCTTAATGTCTGCCATCTTTTTCTTTAGTAGTTCATCTGTCTGATTGCCAATAGCTTTTATCTCTATCGAGTTATCTATTCCATAATTTTCATCTGTACCTGCAATCATTCTTCCGACCATAGACCAATTCGATGTTGTTTCATTCTTGTTATATGTACCATTCTCATATCGCCAAATAGACCAAGAATATGCTACATCATTTGGTCTAGCCGCCCAAGCATCAATATATGTATCTAGTGACATTGTTGTTTCATATGGCATTTCCATAAACAAGAACTGCTTGATTTCTTCTGGCAACTTTTCTGGTTCAGTCCAATCAGGAATACTTGCATATCTGTAGTCCGTAAGTTCAAACCCAAATACATCTTCTACTGCCGTAATACTGATCTGACCATCTGTCAAAGAGCCATAGTCTACGTCTGTTACTCGGTAAACTTGCTTGTCAATTCCATATGGTTCCCATGATACCATTATAGGATCTCCAATAGTTACATCATGTCCATATCTATTACACTTAAAGTTGATTGAAGATAGTGGATATGCGGCTGTAAGTAACTGTGTCTTAGCCATATATCTAGCATTTTCAACTGTTGTAAAATATGAGCCGTCTACAGTGCTTTCTTTATTTCTCTTTGTTATTAGTGTATTAGCAAGGTCATTAACTGAAAGTGTTCCTTCGTCATATTTATTCTCTGCATCTGTAAATGTAAGAGATATAGAGGATGTTGTTTCCGACCAATCAAGTCTTGAAAACTCCATGCCTACACAGTTTGATGGATCAAACACTTTTATCTCATTTACGTCATAGTCATTTCTTAGTAACTTAAATGTTAGCTTTCCTGTCTTAGGATCATCATACTTAACTCCACTGATATGAACCATTATATTATTAATGTAGTCTCCTGCTTTTGATACATTATTTATTAAACACGATATTCCTAATTTTTCTTTCTGGCACGTAAGCCCTAGTTTAATCAGACTCTCCTCATCAATAACATCTTCGTCTGTGTTATAGTCACATCCCCAATAGTTATTTACAAGAATTTCGTAGATAACCTCTGCTGGGTTTGCGTCTTGTCCTATCTTTATTTCAAGTCCGCGATTCGGATATTTCTTTGATAGCCTGTCAGGATAGTTGGCTACTTCAAACCACATTTCTGGTATAGTCGCTTGCTTTCCTATATACGCCCCTCTGCTTTTATCTTTATCAGAAATAACACAAGTTAGATACATTGGATATTGTGGTGTTAAGCCTTTTAGATCTGCTGGTATTTTATCTGATTTTGTCATTTGCTCAATCATCCACTGATCTTTCGGTTGGTGTCTATTGCCAAAATAATACCTTACTTCACCAACAAATCCACCGCCCTCGTCAACTCCACCAAACATTCCTTCATCATTGATAAAGGCAGTAATACCATCTGTATTATCATTTTCCCATGCTATACTGTTATTGTTGTCCCAAACGCCTTTCTCTGTTGATGCTTCTACTTTGCTATCGTACACATTCATCCATAGACGTTTTACACCAATGTTATCACCTGTCCAACAAATAATATGTTGCCAACCAAGATAATATTTAAATCCCTTCTGTATGGTGGTTCTGCCAAAGTGCTTATTAAACAGCCACATTAGCAGCGTTAGAATTGCATTATATACGGCACTCATCATCATCTTATTTTTCCACTTCTGGTCAATTTCCTTTGCTGGCTTACCATCAGAGGTGATAACTTTATTTGGTGTTGCCAAGATTAAAATAATTTCAATGAGTAGGGGAATCAGTATATCCTTTACATTTAACTTGCTGTGCATCCCATATTCTTCTGTATATGGGTCTGCTCTAAATGCACCATAGTAAGATACAATAGGATTCTTTATCAACACTCTGCCTAATGCTACGGGTATTGGACTTCCTATGCTGCTTGTATTATCTGATGTATATTTTGATGCTTTTTGTGTGGCTGTACTTCCACTCTTTTTACCTCTATTAAATAACATCAATAGTAATGTACTAATACCCCAGCCCACAAATGGATTCAATCCATGAGACTTTTCTCCTGCGGATACAACTTGATACTGTTCCAAAATATATCACCCCCTAAACTCCCATTGTATGAATCCTGCCATGAGTATCACGTTCTATCACAGCATCATCAATCCAATATCCAGGTCTATTATCTACTGGATGTTTAAACGCATCATATGGTTGTATATATGGTATGCCACTAAAGTTATCTGTATTTTTAAACTTCCTATGGCAAGCACTAAACAAACAATCACATCCTGGATACACCATAAATTCACTCATTCTATCGCTTGGATTGATTGGATATTTTATAGTAATAAATTCACCCTTATGCTCTTTAATCGCTCTAATGGCATGTCCCATGACAACGTATCCGTTTGTAAAGTATCCATCTTCTTTTGTTGCAAGTTCATGAGACTGTATCTTTAGATGTTGAATACCACCAAATCCACCAACAGTCCAACAACGCAACCCATAATCATCTTTATTCAAGTTGCATTTAGCATCATATATTCTATTCTGACAAAAATAAGAGAGTTTACCTACTGGTATCTCTCTATTTAATACATTTTCAATCGTTATAGTCAGTGTTGCTTCACTGTTGTTAAAAGATACTTGACTTACTATGCCTCTGAGTATTCTAATGTATTCTCCTTCGTGCATACGAAATATTTCAACTCTTACAGAATCTTGCTCTGGTGGTGCTCCTTGGTAGAGGAGAGCTACATTATTTGTGCGGTTTACTGTTATTGAACAATTTTCCATAGTACCATTACTATTTCCAAGCTTTAGGCTGTCACTTCTTTTTATATAGTCTGGTATAAAGTTATGCCAAACATTATCTATACTTACCTGCTGATATCTGTAACTACTTGTATAAGCAAATTCTTCTCCATTATATTTAAATAAATATAGCTCTATCGGCGCAGCATCTTCTACTGATACTTCATGTGCTTCATACACTACCTGCACCTTCTTTCTTCTCTTTCATCTTCCGTGCTTCTGCTCTCTTCTTTTTCTTTTCTTCCTCGGTCAATATCTCTGGATCATTCACTTCTCGCACAGAGAACTGAACTTCTGCAACAATATTTGATTCGTAGTTTAACTGTATTGCATCATCATTGAATCTAACACAATTAAAATAGGAGCACATCAATATGTCCTCTTTCTTCGCATTAAACCCTACGGCACTATCAAAAATTAACTTACCATAAGTTATATCGTCCTTTAATTTTTCATACGTATATGATTCAATCTTTAATATGTATGACTTAAAGTCTTTTGTAAAGATTACAAGATATTTCTTTCTTGTGTTGGATAAATAAAACTTATACATTTTGTTGTATGTTGTGTATATTGCATTATCAGACGCTTCTACATCTCTGTCTATTTGAAAATCATTTACCCATGTTGGCATATAAAAACTCTTATACATCCCGCACATACGTCTAAAAAACTTCTTAAAGTTTGCTATCTGCTCATGACACATAAGATAGATGTCATAGGTATGTATATCATAGCTGTTACAGTTGATAAGGTCATATGTAAATATTCCTGTTGCATTATCTAATCTAGCAACACCTTTATCAACAGTCAAGCCAACTGATGAATCATCTATCCATTGTGGATTATTAAAAAACACTTCTTTTCCATTGAATGTCTGTGGTAGTTTAAATGTATTATAGTGCTTGATATTCTCTTGATATTCAAACTCATCTTTGTAAGGAAGTTGTGTCTTTACTGATTCATTAAGATCCTCAAAAGATAATCCAACTTCTGTACCATTACTATATATGTATTGAAGTCCTGCATTTGGCTGTACGGAACATTTCTTTAGACCAAAAATCCATGTATTTTCTTTGAGTAGCGGTCTTGGTATCTTTTTGATGAGCATTATCTTTTCGTCATCATATCTTTTTACTTGTTTAACAATATTTATTCCTGTCTGGTTTACATCATCTCTCACAAATATTTCTATATACTCGCAGTCAAGAAGATTATAAATGTATTTTGTATCTATGTATAATGCCTTGCCATTCTTGATAAAATCCTCTTTTAGATATACTGGTTGATGCCACATTGGTATGTAATAAACGTCTGTGTGTCTCATTCGCAATATCCCTCTTAGATATTGTGCCTGATATGTGTCCATAGCCGAATAATCATAAGTGAGATAATGTCTAGGAACCTGTCTTGTCTTTATCCTTTGCTCGTCTCCATTATACATTTTTATTATATCTGTTTTGTATTCAAACTTTTCAGTGATTTTTGTATTAGACATTAACTCACCTCCTTAATAAGCCCAGTTCGGTGACAAGTCGAGAAATTCTGGAAGCAGCTCATTTTCTTCCTCGTCTCTCTTTAGTGTTAAGAATTTATATACTCCCCAAATTAACCACGGTTCATATACAGGTCTGTTGTTTAAGAACTCATCTTGACGCAATATTGGACATAGCCACGGGAATAGCGTTATTGACAGTAGTGGCAACAGTATGTGGAACTGTAGTGCCTTGCCTTTGAATATCTGCTTATTATGTTTTGCGTCAACCGCTCTTATACTATGTCCGTATAATTTATTTATTTCTGGTGAATATTCTTCATTTCTCGGCAGTCTCCATACTTGACCTACATTATATATTTCAGAAATAACAAGATTCTTTTTAACTGTGTAGGTCTTAAATCTTGTAGGTGCATAAGGTATAATGCTTCTTCTGACTTGATAATTATGCTTATCATCAATACTATATTTATCTCTTTTTTCTGCAACAACAATGTTCATTATTGGAGATTCGCCATAGTTCTTCTTTTTTAGTTTTGCAGGAATTAAAAATGTTCCTTTTAATGCTCTTGCATCTATTATTATAATAAACTGATGGCTCTTATGCACCTTAAAATCTATGTGCATATCTGCTATACTTTTTACATTAGGTACATTATAGACCACTGTCCCATGTTCATCATATATCTTAAACTCATGCCTACTTGCGTGGTATATGTACTTATATCCATTGATTAGTGTCCACACTCTTTGTCCGTCTGGTTTACCATATTTTAGATTTAATAAAAACCATACTTTTAGTGGTATCTGATCTCCATGTAATGTCCTTATTCCATGATCTAGCACATCACAGTCTTGAACAAATATTCCATTAAAGTATGGTTTTGCGAACCAAATCAATTCATCTGTTGATGGCATGAGTGACTGAGTAATGTCTAGTATACACGCCTTTGTACCCATAGATTACACCCCATAGGTTCTTGTTGTATCTGTTGTTATATCTCCTGCAAAGCTATCGGAATCATCCTCATTCTGTCGAATACTAATCGCATCATATCCAAATCTTCCACGTCTCATTGAGTGCGAGAATATCTGACATAGATCCCCCGACCTTGGATAACTCATTTCATACACGCCTGTTGACTGCATATTTAAGCTACAAGCAAAGTATACACCTGCTACTTGTCCTGCCCCAGCATAGTTATTAAGTATATCTGGATCTACTCTTACTGCCACATATATTGGCATATTTAGTGTTAAGCAGTTCAGTGTATTTATATCTCTTCCCCAATCAAGATTTCCATTTGACTGCAAGTCCTTATAATGTGGAATCTCACCATTTCCACCGCCTAGCACCCTTACTGGAAGTGACATTGGTTTCCCAGTTACATTATCTGTTCCACTACTTGCCCACCTTACTTCTCCACGCTCTTTGTATGGTGCTTCATCAATATCTATTCTTAGGAATGTGTTTGAAATCTGTCCACTACTCAATACTGGCAATATACTACCATCTGCTATGGCATGGAATGACGCATAATCCTTTCTTGGATGACCGTCCTTATCAAGAGGTAGTGGATTAGCCGAGTAATCACGTTCAATCCTAAAAATATTTCCTGCCTCTTTCATTAGGTTCGGTACAGATGATCCACTGAAAAACATTCCACCTTCCCAAGAATCATATTTATATAGATTACCAAACACTAGATGAACGCATCTATAATCATGTCCAACTCTCACATCACCGCCAATATTTTCTGCAACTACCGAAAATACAAGTGTGTCATTTGGCTTTAACACATTATTGCAATATAGCTTATACTTATTCTTGTTTACTATCTCTGGTGTGTCAGATTTAACAAGTGTCTGCTCCGTATCCTCTCTAGGGATGACTGGAATCCACACTGCCTGTACTTCTTTATTTCTGAATTTTGTAGGTACTTGAAACTGATTATACCATCTCTGTTTCTTTGAATACCCCTCTCCTACTGTTGCACCTATCCCATAAAAGTTCTTGTGCTTATGCTCGTCCTCAATGGTGCTATCATCTATTGCATCCATATCTGCATCATCATTTAGCCCAAAAATATCTGTACCATTTGCACTTCTTAGATATATAAAATATGTATTAGTTCTATCCATAAATACGAACTTCTTGCCGTCCACTGAATCTCTCTTATATATGTTCGTATCATCCTTCAAATCCTCTACTACGGAATACCCTCTTGATTTTATATATTCTACCATCTTGGCAAGAACTTCATTTGGATTTTTCAGATTCTCATAAACTACATATGCCAATTTATTACCCCCTAACCCCGACAATGCTTGTAATCTTAACATCGCCGGTATCTGCTATTTTAAGCGTCCGATCTGTTTCTATAGTTACATTATACACTAAATTAGCGTCTCCTGTCAAGTTTACTGACAGATTAGCTAAGAACGCATTTTCTAATTCTTCTGATGTTATTATGTGTTTTGTATTCTTATTTGTTGTGACAATAATTTTATCATATGACAATATTTTATCACTCAACATAATCAAATCCATGTCTATTAATGACAATATTTCCTGCTTTTTATAATACTCAAACATTACTATTACTTGATTTTTGTTGAAAAACTTTCCCATTAAAATATACTTAGATACATTATTATTATCTCTCTCAACAATCACATCAAAATTATGCTTCCCAACACCAGATATTAAACTAACACAATCATTTTCCAGTATTGCGGATAATGTGTTTGTATCAAATGGTTGTCTTGTGACATAATATATTAATGGGAATCTTGTTGTTGTGTTGTCTAATGATGATAACAATTTATTATCATTTCTATGTCTATTATAATCATCTTCTGCTGAAAAATCTGATGTTGCATCCATCTTTGGTATACCACCTATAGAATAATACTTCTTACTTACTGGTGGATCATTTACTTTATATGTGCTGTTTGCACTATAAAAATCATCCTGTAACACAAACGATGTATCTAACCTATTCTTCAAATACCTTCGTACACATCTTATAACCCCCCGCTTATATGGAACATTATACCATGTTAAATAATTCGTCTGTGTTTTTGCCATGTAGAAAAAATGAAATCTCTTATCATCTCTCCAATTCTTATCCATAGCCAACACCCTATTTGTTGCAACTAAAATATCATTACTGTCCAGATTTAATATATATTTATGTTGGTATATAAACGTTGATGATTCAGTATAGAACTCCCTCTTTGGATTATTATAGAATATAGAAATAAATCCTTTATTCTTAACTATCAAAATAGAATCGCTACGACGCAATTCTCTGCTAAATATGAAGAATCTATATACAGCTATCATACCATTAAATATCTCTGGTTTATAGTTTGCACCAAACTCAAAACACTTTTCTAACTCTTTTTCATCCGCAACTATTTGTGGTACTGCATCTGATATACTAGCCCCATATTTCTGCTCTTGATACGTTTTTGTCTTATCATACTCAAATAATATATCATACCACAAATCATACTGCCTATCTCTATGTGAGTTGCATATTTCTATGTAAAGGTATGAGTTGGTTTTCTTGTCATACAGAACAACATATTCCTCTATTATTCGATTTAAGACATCAACTATATTTGTGTCATTTCCTATTGCGTCTCCTGTCCTAGCATACTGAGACCTATCTGCCGCCACCATATCTATATATGGTTTCTTTTTCGTACATGCTACAAACGTGGTTGAATCTTTTGGTGATGTATCGTCTGACTCTATATATAGTCTATCATCGTCTGGGTCATATGGAAATTTAGTCCCACCATTTTTTGTTTTGTCAACCTTCCACTGTTGCGTTTCCTCCACAACTGTTAGTCCAAACTCAATCATGGCATCTTTTATTATTTTCAGTAACTTCTTTTTAACATCAAGTTCGTTGGAGAAGTCCATTATATTTTGTAGGTCACTGCTTGTGTATTCTATTTTCATACTAGAATCTCCCCCAATCTTATGAGTGTTCTATATAGAATCTTATTCCGCTTTTCGTCCATTTTCTTCTTTTCATATTCCTCAACTGTATCAAGTGGTTTCCATTCTTCATTTACAACTTCAAGGTGTACTTTATAGTGATAAAGTCTCTCATCCCACACGCAAGGTAGATTCAAATACATTCCATCATTAAATTCTATTAATCCAAGTGGCATTAAGTAATCATAATGTATATATACGTTTGGAACACTACCAAGAAAATAATGAGCCTTATCAACACCATTGGCAACAATAGATATATCATCCATCTGTATATTATACTCTCTAGCTTCTTTCTTTATTGTGTTATACTTCTTTTTAGTATTAATAAAAAATCTTTTCTTTTGGCTCATTGGATTTTTAGTTATCATAAAATCTGGTGTAAAATTACTTGGCTTTGCTAATCTTGTTGCATATGTTGGTGATGGTGCTCTACATTCAGGATAACCCACTGTCTCTGCCCCCTGTGATAGTGTATATATGCTTCTCCATTTTGAATCCTCACACAACACTTTGAAATTACTCCACCTAGCATTATAAAACTGTGTTGGGTTCACAATATCTGAGTTTGACATAGCTATATTTTTAACATTTAGATCATACACGTTACCATCTGTATAGGTTATACCTCCTTCTGATTGATATACATATATATCATTAGCAAGTCCCGTTGCTCCTCCTGCCACATATAATGAATACCTTGTGTTGGTTTCTCTGTGTGACTGTTCAAATCTACCAAATGATATTGCTGAGAATATTTCTTTCTCTCCTGTGTCTGTTTTATCTAAGTGCATTACTATACTTGCTGATGTGTTATCACGCCTAACTATAAACTCTATTGGGCATTTTACATCATTTCTACTTTTGTATTGCTCCTTGTTTTCTTCTGATATTACAAACCAAGGACAACCAGTTCCATGAAAAACTGGTGGCGGTATCATCTGTACCTCATGACCTCCTGGTGGACACCACTGACGAATTTTTAATAAGTTACAAAACTGTTTAACACCGTCATTTGCTGTCACCCATTCATCATATCCTGTCGCTCCAAAATATTCGCATGAAAATAGGTTCTCACTAAATCCAAGAGAAACACTTACTGTTATAAACTCACCGCTATTCTTGAATAAGTTCCAATGAGTTCCATCATTACAATATTTAGACTCCCATCTCCATGATCCATGTATATCACCAGTTTTATATGATTGCTTATTTTGCTTTCCGTCTAGTGGATATTTACCATGAGTTCCAAAATATTTTGCATAAATGGTATCATTCATATTGCTTCCGACAAAATAATGATTGAATGTTATATAATAAGAATTTTTCTTTATTCCAAATAATTTCTCTATTACTTTTCTCTTTATTTTATCATATATGAACTGTAAATATCTCTTTGTGTAGTTTTCAGTTTCTACATAATAATGTTCAAAATACTTCTGCGATAATGGCTCATCTTCATTAGTTTTATATAGCCACCCATATTCTCGCTCTATCTGATCTCCTGTATATGTTCCCTCTACATGGCACTTAAACTTTATTATATTTATGTGCTTATAAATATATTCTGCAATATCAAATATCAACATCTCATAATCATTTTGTCTTAACTCATTTATATGTGAAGTAAAATCATTCAATGTATTTGGTACTGTAGTAACTACACAACACTTTATATTATTTTCTGAACACAGAACATCAAGTTCTTTTAGCTTATCTCTTTTTGGCTCCGACGTATTACACACAAGGTAATCTATATCTTTATGTGCTTTTACATAATCAATCACTTTATCTAGTGTATTTAGTTCTGTAGCCCCATTTGAATAGTCTCCAACAACGTCTATTTCTGCATTTGGGAATATATCTTTTATTTCATCCTTTACAGAATAATACTTTGTGACCGCCCACCTATTATCTAATTCTGTCATTATTCTATTATATTCTGGATTTCTATATAGAATATTTTCTGACATCAACCACTTATCCCCAACTATTGCCACTTTAATGGCTTCTTTTCTTTGTGTTGGTGGTTCTAGTGGCACTTCATATGTACTACCATAAAAAGAGTGGAAGCGGTCATCTACCTGCTCCCACTTCTGTAATTTATTCCCATGATCTTCTGAGGAATCAAACTTAAAGGTATCACCAATCACATAGGAGTTGGCGATATTAAAAAAGTATTTGTCAAATTCTGCAAAACTTGTCATTTTATTTATTGCATACATTTACATTATCTCCTCTCCTATGTAATATGCCAATCCATAATTATTTAGATAACCATATCCATCATCTGTTTTTATTGGTGAATCTATATGATGAGCACCTGTAAACTGTATTTTTTCACTACACCACTTTTGATTTAGTGTCCACGGATTCTTTCTCTTGCCCAATGAAAAACAACCATGATACTCATTTACTGTCTCTCTAGGTGTTAATACTGCCAAACTACTCATATTAAACATACTACAAAAGTTTATATCATTAGTCATTCCAATCTTACTGAATGTTCCAAAGGAATCATCTTTTGGATCATCTTTACCTTCATCCTTTAATCCTACTGGGTTTCTCCTAACATAGAATATAGTAGGTAGTAACTCAGTGCTTGTGTTTGCTGTATTTATATCCGCATTACATTTTCCTGCACTTTTTGATATAGTCTGTGTTATAAACTTATTTTCATTATAGTTTGGAACTTCTTGTGTAAATTGATATGATTCTAGATCTGGATTCCAAAACACACCAACACCATCTTCTGTTGTGTGTTTAGTTATTGATGTAAATAATGGCTCTGCACTAAAATTACAATTCATTGGAGATGATACATTCCCACCAAATTTTGTGTGTACGAGTGTGCCAGTCTTTCTCTTACTTGCATCATATCTAGGCAGGTGGTCATAGAAATTCGTCACAAACCATGTGCTTGTACCATGAACATCTACCATCTTCTTTGTTGCCATATTTAACATCTTTGTAGTCTTTTTATCCGAATCATCAACAATAACTTTTATTGCCCCCATTAGATAGTTATTATTTTCGTCTCCAAAAGAATCTATTGCCATTACATTAGTATTTATACTTACTCCATCTATATCATCACTATCTGGCGCAATTTCAAGATTTACTATATTGTGTGTAAAATCTCCATGCCATAGCTTATGAATCTCTTTAAGCAACTCATCTGATGGATGCTTTTTATCTTTCATCTTATCATATAAGTCTTTAATTTGCTTTTTCATTTGTTCTACGTCTTCTTTTATTGCATCCTCTAGTTGCTCATTTAGTGGTTTTGGTGGTGGTGCATATATATCTGGCTGTGTGTGATATGCTTCATCCATTTTCTGCTGCTTTGCTTTTTCCATGTAGTCTTTAGTTTTTTGTGTTATTGACTTCTTAAACTCGTCCATTATCTTATTAAGTGCATTTTTAAATTCTGAATCATCTTGTATAGGCTCATTAGCTTTTGCAAGTTCATACATCTTTATCAGATTCACTAACTTTTCTGCATCTTCTATTGCTTTATCGTATTCCTTAACTCTAACATTTCCAACACCTAAGTTAGTATATAATGGCGTAACATCATCATATTCATCTAATCCGTATCCACTTCCATGAAAATTAGCCTTTTGTGCAAGTATAGCAAATCCACCTTTTATTAGCTTATCTTCTTGCTCAAAAAATCCAAAAGTATAGTGGGTTGAAGTCTTTGGATACTCATTTGTTGTTAATATAAAAGAAAACAACCCACTATTATAATAACAGTCTAGGCATAGCACATTTTCATTTTTTGGAACATACAGAGAAAATGTCACCCTAACTGGAAATTTACCAGTAATTCTTCTCGGAACTTTCTTAAACTTTCTTATCTTTGATATACTTTTAGATATTTCATCCCTATAATATTCATCCGCAAATTCTTTATAATATAATCTAGTTTCTTTTATTATACTATATGCTTTACCATTTGCTTCTTCTACTTTAGCCCTTGCTTTTGCTGTCTCAACATCATCCAACTCATTAACCTTCATATCTATATGTTGATGTGAGTATATCATGTAGTCTTGTGCTTCCTCTCTTTTATGTGGGCTATTAGTAAAATATGCGGAAGCACTTAATTCAGAATCAATATTGACCTTGACATACATTTCCTTTTCTGGATATTCAATTTTAAGAATACTACCAGAATCGATTATCTTCCTATCTGGTAGCATATCTTTTATAAACTGCTTTGCTTTTTCCTGCCAAGAATCAACATTCATATATCTTTTGTGCATATTATACTATCAACTCCTTAAATGTTAATTCTGGATTTGCTTTACTGAATTTATCTATCTGCTCTTTCTTACAGTAGAACGGATAATGTTTCATATTTCCACTCATGTCTACTACGTGGAAAACTGTGTCTGAATATATATTAAACCTTATCTTATTATCCTTTTTAGGTTCTGGGAAGTGGTCTACATACAATAACTTTACTCTCTTACATAGATGTATTTGAACATCCCAATATTCTATATTGTGAACATCTAAATATACAGAATCTCTTACTCCCTTAAAATATATATTCTTGAATGTACTTTCATATATGTGAATCCATGATTTTTTATCATCAACAATATTCTTCTCATAGAAATAAAAATCTGTCAAGTCATTTGGATCTTTTCTTTCGAGATTCGCTGTTCTCATTTTCCCGCCAAAGAAATCACTGCAAAAATCTTCTTTTAGTTTATTGGTCTCGCCAGTTCTCTGTAGAATCATCCACCATGTCTTGTCCTGATTTTCAAATATATCCTCAAACCTACCATTAAGTTGATAATTTACAAGACTACCTAGCCAATTACTTGATATAATCTTTTCTTCTTGACTATATCTTTCTTTCTCTCCATTTGATTCTCCTAATAATGGTTGATCTGGAACTACAAACTCTTTTCCTTCTGCATCCAGTTCAGTTTGAACTAATCCATCAATATTATACATCTGACCTATATTTGGTTTATGATCTAAATCAAACTTTGGTCTTTCTACTGTATAATAAAAATCTGGATTTATCTTATAGTCAATTTCATCATTTTCTCTCGGAACTGTTGCTCCATCTATACTCAAGCCACCACAAAACTTCATCACAGAGTCTACTATCTTCTTCTTATCAGTTAGCTTTTCTTTTTCGTCATATACAGGTAATTCTTTTCTTACTGGCACTTCTGCAAAGAACTGAACAATTCCTTGATGTCTGTCTAAGTCTTCATGTAACTTAAATGTATTCTTATAACTATCATTATTCTCTGCATATATAGTGATTACATAATTTCCTTTATCTTGATATATGTGTCTCATTCGTGTTCTATATCTTCTCTTATTTACCCCATCACTATAATGTCTGTATTCAGTTAGATTCTCCCACCCAGTGTAATACTGATACTCTGAGCCATCTCCCCAATCTACTAGTAATGTTCTTCCATCTGCATAGAATTGAAGTTCTGTTATCGTTGGATAATCAATAAACTCTATCTTATAATCTTTGGTATCGTCCCCAGTGTTGGAAATTCTTGTGATAATTTTCCGTGTTATTCCAACTGGTTTTTCTATGTGAATATATAATTCCATTAGTTTTCTTCTCTGTTCAGTATTTTCATTATCTTTTGTGATATTATTTTCTGCCCCTAAATCAAAATCTCTTATATGTTCTACTTCACCAGTTTTTAATAACAGTTTAGTATTTATTTTATTTTCATTTCCCTCATAGTGATTTTCTCTATCATGATATGATTTATATGCTTGCTCGTTAGAAACCTGTGTGTTATAAACAGCACTATTTATTCCTGCCGCATTTTCTCCACCCCAATATATTCTTCCAACATACCAAGGATAATGCCACAGTCTCTCATCCCATCCATTAGGTACTAATACATATCTACTGTCTTTAGTCTCTAATTCTCCGCTCTCTTTATCAAAATCTGGAACTATGTAACAATTATCTATAACGCCATGTATGTTGTGCTCGTCCTCACCTTCTTTTGGCTTTATAGATACCTCTACTGGATTCTTTAATAGGTGTCTATCCTTCAAATTATACTTTGGCTTATTTGGTCTATACACCTCATCAAGATGTTGTTTTGGCTTATGTATGTGACTTGAATTACTATCTATATATGAGTGTTGATTTACTGGAACTCCCCATTGATATATAGGTGCTCCGCATACATCAAAATATTTATACTCTGAATATGTCTGCTGCATACTAAACACATCTCGCCATTTACCATCATAACACAGCACTCTAAAATTAGACATATGTGATCCACCAAAATCTGTTGGATATGCTAAATTACTACTCGATAAGCATGGATTCTTCATGTCTAGCAAATATCTTAATCCGTTTACGTGTAAATCTGGGGAAAAATAAACCCATACGTCTGGCACTAATGCTTGATTACCTCCTGCCACATACAGTGGTGGTATGGTTGAATATGTATCATATTTAAAGCATCCAAATACAAGTGTCTGCCAACAATCAGTATATATTCTACTCTTATCCATTATTCTGAACACTATAGTTGCACACTTATTAGACTTTGAAAAATAATACTTTATCTTATTGTCTTTATCAATACCATACTGTGATTTATTTCTGTTTGATATGGTTAGCCAAGGGCATCCTGTTCCTGGATATTCTGGTATATCAAGTCTTTGATAAGGCGTTCCACCTCTAAAATCCCAAAATGGTAATAGGTTCATATGATTAGTTCCATCGTCTGCCTCTGCTTCACAGGTTATATTTCCTTGTTCTGTCATCCACAAATCTCTATCATAGGACATATGCAGTCCTACTGCAATCATTTCACCCGCATCATTAAACGCTTGTATACCATCTTTGCCGCGAATAGATCTATTTCCAACACCTTCAACCTTGTTTATTTCTTCACTCATCACATCATGTTTTGTGCGGAAAAATTCTTCATAACTCCCACCAGTGATGTTTCTATATTGAAATGATGTGTAATATACAGGTCTAAATGTTTTTAACATGATGTTCATGATTATGTCTATCTTTTTCATGAATCTGCTGAATGATTCTTTTCTTGGTCTATCTAGTACAGACTGTTCTTCCTCTTTTTCATTTCTATCCTTAAAGTGTTTCGGAACATCTTTCTCTCTCCAATAGATTGTAAAATTTGAAAAGAATATGGAGTCATTCTTTCTCTCATACTCTTCTTGTACCCCCACAACCTCTTCCATCGGGTCATTTAGTATTTCGTCCCTAAAATAGAAAAACTGATGCTTAGACTCTCTAACATCATCTTTATACTTGTTCTTTCCATCATGACTGAAATAGAATAGTCTTAATTCTATCTTCTTTTCTTTGCACCAATCTACAAGTGCGTCATAACTATCAATGTTTCCATCTGCAAGCATTGTTTCAGTAATCCCACCAAAAAACGCAACATCTGGCAGGTCTGTTTGTTTCTTTAATGCTTTTAGTAAATTGGTTGCTGTAGCCTTATCTTCTATATTTACAACACTTATATGACTTCCATCTAGCATTTTTTCAAACATAGGAACTAAACTATCCATATGTATTGATTTATTGTCATCAAATACTACATTATCAAAGAAATCAGATGAGTTTATCATCCATATTTTCTTATCCCTATACCCCGTGTATTTATATTCCCCAAGCGGTATTTTTAAGGTTGAACCAAAAAATGAATCTGATCTATCATCAATGAGTTGCCATGAGACAGTAGATTCATTATATTTTTGAGCAAACACCAAAAACTTGTCCAACATTTCCTTTAGGGATATTGCTTCCCCTGTCTCATACATCATATAGTCATTACTCCTCTATCTTTATAGCAAAATATGTATTTGCCCCTCTATCCATCTGTGTGTCAAACACTATAAACTTGCTTCCATCATACTGTAAGATTCTTTCTGCATCAATATCTCTTGCGCCAGAAATCCAATAGCATCCTCTAAGTAGTCCATTTAAGTCTACAGGATCATTTGTCTGTAGCATTATTGGAATGAGCAAGAAGTTATCCTGATTGATGCTATCAGTTTCCTTGTAGTTAGGAATCAGCTTTGTGTTGTGTGAAGCATACGGGAATACTGTCCCTGTTGATGAGGGACTTGGATTTGGCTTTGTTGCATTAAACGCTCTCCAATTCCCGTCTGCTCTGCGTAGCCATCCACTGCCACCATTAGGGAATACAAACGATCCTAATCCTTGTGCTGTCCACTCTTTAGTTCCTGCTACTGTATTACCACAAACATACATTGGATATGGATACTGCCTCTCTGATGCAATAGGGTTGAGGAATCCTAGATACATTGATTCATATACGATTGACATTCTACATACAACAACGATTCTGTATGTATCTACAAATATCCAATAGAAAAATCTTTCATTCTTAGTTATTGTGAAAGCAGGTTCATTTGCCTTGTACTGTGGTGCAAAATTTTCTTTCTCATCATCATACTTGCCCTCAGACTTTAGATATTGCTGTAGGCATCCTGGCTGTTCAAAGAACCCTAGCTTATCATCGTATCCAACCGCCGAATCAATTATAATCTTATTCTCTAAGTTGTGATAACTAATCATTATATAAATCTTATCTTGCCCACTACCTGTTCCACAATAAATATAAGTATCCTCTGATAGCTTATATGGTGTCCATCCAACTGCCACCAATGCCTTTCTTATCTCATCAAATAGTATGCCTATACTATAGGTATTTCCTGTTACATACAATTATCAATCACTCCTTTACAATTCCATTAAGAAACTTACTCAGATCTAGTTGACTAAAATCTAGATCTTTCATCCCGTCCATTACAGTAGCTCTAATTTCAATTTCCTGCATATTGCTAATATTCATTAAAAGCTGTGATAGCTTATAAGCTACATCAATATTATGATCTTTTGCGTCACCATAAACATTCTTTGATGCAACTCTCTTTAACTGCTCGTTAAAATACTCCTCAATTCCACGCACAATCTCTTTTTCTATCTTCATATTTCCACCTCAAAAAAAAATAAACCTACCAATATCACTAATTATTATAGCATATTAGTAGGTTTTTGTCAATTTAGTTACTAAAGCTCATCTGTGCAAATGCACGTCCTGTTCCTCTCACTGTATCTAGTATATATCTTTCTCCCTTAGTTTTCATGAAGTGCTCCATAGCCTGTTCTTTATTATCAACAACTGCTATACTCATGTTGTTTGTAGTGGACACGCTTGTTCCAACCTTTTCAGCAAATGAGGTCATTCCTCTTGCTGTTTCTTGTTGTGCGTCTCCTACTGTACCACCATCTGCGAATCTTGGTAGATGTGCTCTAATCTTTGAAAGATTTCCATTATTTACTGCATTGAGGAAGTTTGTTCCCATCTGTCTAACTGCGCTAGCCTTTACAACAAATTCACCATTACTTAACATAGCAGGTATGCTGTCAGATGTTCCAGTTCCAATGCCTGAAATCAATCCACCATCTGCGTGCTTTCCTAAACTTGGCTTTGCACCTCTATTACCGCCACCAATTCCAAAACCTGTTATTGGTAGTCCCCCTAGCATCGATCCACCGCCGAATCCCATACCTCCTAGGCTGTTGGTTATAGTGTTTATTGCTTGCACTAGCCCTTGTCCTGCCATCTCAAGATTTTGTCCTATGGTCTGAGTTACTTGAGCAATCTGATTTCCTGCGTCATCTCCGACTGCACTATTTGTGATGCTTTGTGCCATATCTTGTGTTGCCTTTGTTGCAGAATCCGTTCCTGCGCCAAAGTTTCCTAGATATAGTGTTGCATTTTGTAGCTGTGTGCCAAATCCAGTTAGGCTGTTTAGCGCATTACCTTTATAATCGACTTTATCCAAAGGCGAGTTTTTAACTTGAAATGCACCTTTTTTCTCCCACGGATGTAGATTTGGTTGACTAATGTCTATTCCCTGCATTGGTGAAATCGTTGTCATAACAAGAGGATTATTCTGTAACTTATGTCTACCCTGCCAAATTTGTGAGGATGTGGATTCTCCACGTAATGCCATTGTTGAAGCATACTGATCTTGTGGATTGCCATTTTCATCGGTGCCATACTTTCTTGCACTTCTTGTTGGGAATAAAGTCTCCATTAGATTTGTGGTAAGCCTATCTGCAAAGAACTTCTGCATTGTTTTTAAGAAGTCAACAATCATGTTTTTAAGTGCATCACCAAGACTATTAGCGGAATTTATACCGTCAGTTAAGAACTTATTAAGACCATCTGCAAACGCTTGTTTTGCTTCTTTTCTTAAATCCCTTAGAAGTTCTGGTTGATGACTTTCCTCCTCTGCAAGCAGCTTTGCTGATTTTATGTCTTGACCGCGCATAACAAGTTTCTGCTTTTGTAGTCTTAATCCTTCTTGTTCACTTTTTAGAACAGCAATTTTATTTCTATATTCATTCTTCTCATTTGCGTCTTTTGCAAGTCTCTCTAGTTCGATATATTTAGCAAGACTGTTGTTTACATTCGTAAGTTGTTCGTCATACTGACCAAGTGACTTGTTTACAGCTTCAAGCCATGTTCCATATACCTGTGCTTTTTGCTCATTTTCTCTTGCTTTAATTTCTCTATGTGCAAATGTTTTCTGATAACTTGTCATATCAGTGGTGTCAACCCACTTGTCATAATTTCCATGATATGTGGTAATTTGATTTATGTACTGATTAAATATTTCTCCAAGTGTATCAAACGCTTTTAATATTTTTTCTCTTAAATCTTGCGCTTTATCTACTTGCCCTATAGCTTCAAAGTCTCTAACCTTAGACCACATCTTATCCATTACAAAGGATGGAGACAGTGGGTTATTTACATCATCGTAAAAATACTTCATGTATTTCTGCATAAATGTAGATAGATCCATTGATCCTGGGTTTCTCTGGAATGTTTCAAATCCAGCATATTCACCCCATGTTTTAGCAGCTTTTAAGTTATAGTCCAATCTTCTTTCGAGTAATCCAGATTCAGCCTGATTTAGTTCTGCTAAGAAATTAGTTTTTAATGCCACAAGTAGCTTATCTCTATCTGCACCTTCTGGCATCTCTGTTAATATCTTTTTAGCTACTTTTTTATATTTTTCTCTTATCTGTAGCGTCTTTGCAGCAAGTGCGGCTTTATAATCTTCTCCATATATATCTAATATGTTTGATTGTGAATCTGCTGTTATTTGAAGTATATCTTCGTTAAATTTTTCTAGCTGTTTGTTTGTTTCAGATTCTATCTGTGTATTGCTTGCGTGTGTCTGATAAGAGCCACCTGGAACAAGACTACCACTTTGCCATCTGGCACCCATCATCTTATTATACCAATCTTCACCAGTGCTATTTGCTGTTATCTGCTGACCGCCGACACCACCCTTACCAAAGGATACGTCCCAGTGATCTCCTTCCCATCCAGCACCTACGCCGAACTGTCTAAGCAATTCTTCAAGAACTGCCTTATTCATTAGTTTGGAGACATCCATTTTCCATCCTTGGTAGTGTCCCCAATTTCCACCGCTACTATGCTTGTCGCTACCAGTAAAGCTAGTTGGCTCTAGTCTTTCATGTGTTTGTTCATAATACATCTTAGCCAGCAAGTTGACAGCCATTCTTACATTTTCTTGTACTCTGTCTAGGCTCTCCCCAGATTCATTGAAATCATCAAAGTTCAAATACCTTGTATCAAAACCATGAAAGTTATGCTCTTTGTCTGGTGTATATCCCATCAACTCGCCACTACTAGAAACCAATGTTTTTTCTACACCTTCCATTTGTGAAGATGCGTTATTCATGGCTTCTGCCGCGCTCTGCTGTGCTGATGCAGCTCTGTTTTGAGCATTTGCACTTGCTAAAATGTCATTGATCGCTGGTAAGAATCTTTGTCTGCCTATTCCTTCTCCTTCTTTGTCTGCGGGTCTTTCTACAAACTTAGTGAAAGCATATGTCATAGCTTCTGCTGTCTGACCATTTTCGTTATAGTAAGCAAGTGCTTCTTCAAAATATGCTTTCTGTGTATCATTAAGCTCTTTTACTAAATATGCAAGCTGTGTAAGGATGTGATATGGATCACTGTTATTTTGCGCCGCAAATTCAAACAAACCTTCACGCCGTTCTTTCCTCCACTGTGCAATTCCTGTTGCAAGACCAGCAGGTGAGCCATCTGCATAATGATCCATATGTTCATTTTGTGGATTATCTAATGATTCGCCCTTTAGAGCAGCTATGATTCCTCTTGCAATAGCATCACTATATCCCTGAGAAGTAAGGAATCTATATGCTATTTCTTCATTTGTCATTCCTTGTGTATTTTCCGCATTAAGACCTATTGCTGGCGGTTGTCCTGGAACTGCAACACTTTTCTTTGATGACGTTGGCATACCATAACCGAATACAGCATTTATCATATCATCTCTTGATTGCTCATTTCTTGCTATTGCCTCTGATACACCACGGATTCCATCTACTGCATTTCCAAGTTTCTTTTCATTTTCTCGTATTGCTCGTTCTACATCATGAAGTGCTTTTACTTTTTCATATTCATTATTAAACTGAGAGCCTTGTATTGTCTTTAATTCTTCTTGCGCTTCTTGTAGCCTTAGTTCAGCTTCTTGCTTTTCAATTTCTGCCTTTTGTGTGTAATAGTCTTTAATTGACATGAATCCTTCGTCAAAGGCTATTTTGTTTTTATCTAGAATATCTTTTAAATCATCAAGTGATTCTTTCAGTGCATCTTTTAAGCCTTGAATATGCTCCCTCATAGCCGCCTGTGATGCCTTTATTGCTTCTTGCCGTGCTTTCTTATTTGCCTTTTCATCACTCTCTGGATTAGGATTACCTTTTACATCATTTAGTCCAACCTTTTTAGCCGAGCCTGTTTGACGCTCCATAGTCTTTTTAAGGTCTTTTATTCCTTGTTCTAATGATTCTGTTAATGTACCTTTCTTACTTAGTTCCCCGTATCTTTCAGTTAAGTATTTCTGAAAACTATACCCGTCGGCTGACCATGTTTTTTCTGAAAGGTTATGATTCCATTCTACTGAATTTTTAAAGTCTTTTGCAGAATTTAGCGCCCAATTATTCACACGCCCAAGAGATTCTTTTACCCCAGTATCATCTATGCCGAAAAATTTCTTAACCCCGCTTGGTAAAGCATCAACTGCTGAAAGTAGTGCCTTTGCAATACCTGCTCCAAGCATAACAAAGGAAGAATAAAGTATTTTTACTTTCGCACCAATTAGTTGGAGTAACCTAATAACAGCCATTATTGGGGCTTCCATAATGGTAAATGCTTCAACAATTACGTCTCCAACCCATGTTGCGGCTCTTGCAAGTTCAAAGAATATTTGAATAGCATCCTTGACAAGTTCAATAATTGCATCTATCGGATCTTCTGTTCCAGTGAGTTGTTCCAAAAATGCAATAAATCCATCTGCCAATTCTGCAATCATTTCTATTATTTCAGGCAGTGCTTCTTTTAGTTTCTCTATTGCCTCTGTTGGAATAAATTTTGCTTCTCCAACTTCACTATCTACATCAAGTCCACCTTGAACAATGTTCTTTTGTGCATCTAGTCCATAATCTTTTCCTTTTTGTTTCCACTTATTATCGACAATATCGAACTCGTTGCCCATCTCGTCTACCCATTTACCAGTAGCATTGGTAATGGTGTTAAATAGTCCCATAAACATTGGGGCTACATTTTCAACAATATCTGAGCTTACTTTTAACAATCTATCTTGCATACGTTCAAATGCACCGACAGGTGTATTTGAATATTCTTCTAACATTTCTTTGTAGCTTTCAAACTTCTGCATTAGATAGTCAAATCTTGCATCTACATCGTCACCGAATTTTTTCAAATCATCATTTGTAATATGTAGTGCATTTGCTACCTGTGATGAACGAGATGTTATACTATTCTGTGCTATATCTCTTGTTTCTTGAAGAACCTGATTTGGTGCTAACTGTAGTGTCTTTGCCGTCGCAGCTATGCCTTTATTTACTCTATATGCTTGGTCAAGGCTCATGCCCTTACTCATTAGCATTGGTAGAGTACCCTGCAAAGATTCAATTATTTCTGAAAAATCAAATACTGATTTTTCTGCATCAAGCATAGCCTTATTCATTAGTTTTTGGGATAGTGTTATGGAAGTTGCACCAGAAGCTTCACCATAGGCATCTTTAAATCCTTTTCCGCCAACATATCCCTGTGACTGTATCGCCGCAGCCATACCATATGTAGCCTTAGACTTCTTTACATATAGTTCTATTCCTGGTTTTAACGCTTCATATATAAGCGACACAAGTTGCATTAGTGCATGTCCAAGAGAAGATGTAATGCTTAATAGTGATGAAAACGCCGCAAATACACCAGTAAGAACAGCAATCCCAGGAAGAATCCTAGCAGCAAATGTTCCAATAGCTCCGCTTGCTCCACCAGTGCCAGCATTTTTAGCAAGTTCTCCTAGTTGATATGCCGCAACTTCTAGTGCTGAACCAAAGCCCTTACTTGCGCGACCGATTGAGTAGATAGCATTGGAAGATGCTTTTGCATACCAAGGTGCCTCGTCAATATGATTATCTTTTCTTAGCAGGTCATCAACTTCGTATTCTCTTCCACCAGTATGTCTTTGTAGTCTACTCCTAGACCTGCGATTAGTTCCATCAGACAATCCAGTTTCTACCCTATTTGCTCTTGCATTTATATTTATATTACTGTTTCTCTTAATATCCGCAATCGCGTCTCTTATCTTTCCTAGAGTGCTTAATACGCCTTTATCTTCTAATGTTGTTGTAATCTTCTTATTTCCAGTTATTGAATCTAGGATCTTGCCAAGAGATACTGCTTTTGAGGTTGTATCTTCAAACCCGCTTGGTTTAATGTTTACAGAATTACTCCCAGATAGTCCTTTTAATGCACTGCCTACTCTTGAGATTGCGCTCTCTGCACCCCTTGCACTAGACGCATCAATATTTATTGACTTTCCCCTAATATTGTCTAGTTGCTTTCTAATGGATGCTATTTTTGACGTTACTTCTTTATCATCAAAATTAGTCTTTATCTTTGCAGTAAGTCCATCAAGTTGCTTTCTTAAACTGCTTAGTTCTTTATCTACTGATGCACTATCTACTCCTAATTTAATATTTCCTTGAAGTGACTTTGTTGCGCCCTCTATTGCTTTGTTTAATTCTTTTATCTCTGCAATAGCTTTATCAGCTTTTGCTTTAAACTCAACTTCTTGTACTACTTTTGCCAAACTATTCATCTCCTCCTAAATAAAAAAAAGCCCTACTTTTGCAGGGCTTTATTTTCTCATATCCTCAAGAAGTTTCGGTATCTTCTTACTTCCACCAAACGCACCAGATATTCCGACCATTACGCCCTCGATAAAGTCGGCGTTTTGTCTCATATCATATTTTATGCACTTCTCATAAAACATGGAAATCTCATCTTTTGAGTAGGTATGTATTATTTTTTCTTTATCATGACCATGAGCAACAAGTGTATTTATTGCATCATATATGGTTACTTCTACTTCTCCTTTTTTGATCTCTTCTTCTTTGGAGTCAGGTTTGCGTTTAGCTTGCTCCAACAATTCACGAAAAAACCCTTGTTTATCTTGTAAACCTCGGTAAGTAGATCAACACCCTCAAGGCAATCGACACTCTCTACTTCTTCCTCTGTCATATTAGTTGATTTAAGAATGATGTATCTAATAATGTCAACACTATCATCACCAATAAGTCCAAGAAGGTCTATAATACCTGTCATGCGAACTCCATTGATTTCTTCCTGTGATGCTCCCTCTTTTCGATACATAATCTTATTGAGTGAAATATCAAATATCTCTGGATTACCTAGCACCTTTGCAACAAGATCACTAATCTTAGCCGCAATTCGGATGGTGTCAAGAAGCGCAATGCGCTTTACTGTAACCATCTTACCCCCTACACTCATCTCTTTTTCTGAGAGAAGTAGATCCATCTCTTTATTTTCCATGTTTATTTCCTCCTGATAATCGTTATATTTAATTATATCACATTTATCTTTATTTGTCAAATACCGCTACCACCAGCAGGTATAAAAAACTGCCATACCGTTCTTTAGTTCAGCAATAGCTTCATCTACAAGTTCACTATCTTCTGGGTTTTCTTTGGCTATTTCTCTAAGATCTTTTTCTGTAAGGAATGTTATAGAACAATTAAAATCGTCATAATTGCCTCCTTTTTCCACGAACAATCTTTGCACAAAATCATTCAGTTTATGATTTTTTCTCCAATAAGCCAATTCGTAAGATCTAAAGTTTTTGTCTTTCTTGATATTAGACAACTTTGCTCTCGCGTCTGTTGAATACATCCACGCATCAAGCCCCATTTTTATGCCTCCGTATTAAGATTCATTATCCATTTCGTGTTGCCAGCTCTGTAAACTTTTTTAGCACCAAGTCTGCCCATAATAAAATCTTCTTTATTGTTTGCGTTTTCTGTTACTGCCTCTGCATATAAATCTCCATATAATTCTTTCAACAAATGCAACTGACAAGAAGTTCTTTTTAGTTCCCTGTTATTATAAAACCAGTAATAGTTTTCTGAAACACCACAATTAGAAAATCCTAACTTTTTATATACATCACCACTAAAGAAGTCATTATCAGAATAACTTTTTATGCTTTCTGGTTGATGGTCATTGATAAAATGTTTCAATAGTTTTTCAGCCCCACCAACAATAAAATATTTATCGCTAACTACATATCTATGCAACTCATATTGATTACCACCACTTTTTGCGAACCTTGGAGTCCCAAAAGACATCAAAGAGATCAACTCATTATTATAATATAAACCATAATTTATCTTGCATAGTCTATACCACCCCTGCAAGTGATGTTTTTCAATAAACATTTTTGCAACTTGTAAGTCCACTAATCTAACTGAACAGTTTCTTGCAAAAACCCTTTCTTTTTGTATCAACAACGATCTTATATATGTTTTTATTTTTTCTTGTTTTTCTGACTTCCAGTCCACGTCAAAAATATTCAAAAGTTTAATTCCCATTGATAGTGCAACAGAAAATTTATCATAATGATACGTTTTATTCACATTCTTAAATGCTCCGTTTATTGTGGCATGAAATGGGCTTCCATTATACTCAATTCCAATTTTTAGCTGTGGGATATAAATATCAATTTCTTTTCCGTTCAAAATTTTTGCCTTTTCAATGTTTTTATCACCAATAATAGAACAGATAAATTCCTTTATTTCTTTTTCTTCTTTTGACCCACAAACATGAACAACACTATGTCCACAAGATGTTGTATGTCCTCTCCTCAGATTATTAGCAGTTACTACAACTTCTTTTCCACAAGAACATTTGCATTTCCACATCGAGTGTAGATTTTTTCTTCCTACAAATTCAACAACTGTAAGCTCCCCATATGTATGCCCAGTTAAATCATTAAACCACTCCGTTTTTGTTCTTTCTTTGTTTATACACCCACACGATGTAACCGCACCAGAAGTAAGGTTATATCCCTGAACAATAGTTTTATTCCCACAAGAACATATGCAATTCCAATAATCTTTTCTGTTTTTATCAAAATGGCTAAATGAAACAACACTAAGTCTACCAAACGGTTTTTTCCCCAACAGCCTTGTTGTATTTCCATGTTCTTCTTTCCGCAAACATCCACAAGACTTTATTCTTCCAGAATTTAGTCTATCTGCTCTTACTTCACACTCATTTCCACAATCACATTTACAGTGCCATTTTTTATTTTCGTCATTAAACCACAACGGAACAAGTCTTTCAAATCTTTTCCCTGTCAAGTCAACAAAATTCCACGGACGTTTATTCCCACTCATATGGTTCTCCACTCCAACATTTTGATACCTCTACATCACATCTTAGTGCTGCGTCTATTCCTACACCACCAGCAAGAAACTCTTTTTTCAAAATAGGTATTGCTTCTTGTAAATGTTCTTTTGGAACGCTCATTCCACATTCGTCATGTATTGTCAGAAGTATATATACTCCAAGCTCTTTTAATCTTTCATTCCTCGCAATATTTAGCATAGCCCTCTTTGTAATATATGCCGCTGTTGATTGAACAGGGTAATTATAGCATAATCTTTCTGCCTGTGCAATAAATCCACCATTTTGTTTTATCAGTATTCCTTTGCGTTCTGCTTCACTGATAATTTCTTTTTTCTCGTCTTGTCCCCAAGCATTTTTCATCTTATTCCAGTATAGATTCCTATAGTAATCAAACTGCCTATCTGTAAGAATCTTATCTTTTTGTGTTATTTCATACTCAGGAAGATTTAAGTCTGGAAGTCTGCGCCGTCCACCATAGAAGTTTTCAACGTATCCATGCTTTCTCCCAAATTCTACAACATTTTTTAGATATCTAGCAAGATCTGGAAAAGCAACCATAATAGAATCTTTTATTTCCTGTGCCTTTTCCTTTGATACGTTTAAATCCTCTGCAATAGCCTTTACTCCCTTACCATAGCAAATTCCAAGACAAATTGCCTTTGCATGCTTCCTGCGCTCTTTACCCTCTTTGTTTGTTGTCCCGTCTGCATTAAACTCTAAGCAGTCCTCATACTTTTTGTTAAATGCAATAGACGCAACATGGCTATAAATGTCTCTGCCAAAATTAAACGATTCTAACATCTTTTTTTCATCTGCCAGTGATGCTACTGCCATCATCTCTTGTTGACTGAAATCTAAAAACACAAACACTCTATCCTCACCTGCGACAAACATATTTCTTATGTCCTTATTTTTCGCAGGGATCTGCTGGGCGTTGGGATTACTGCTTGAAAAGCGCATCGTATCGGTTCCGCACTGATTGAAATTCGGATGAATCTTTCCACGGTGTTCAAGTGCATCTTCTGTGAGTTTATCAATGAAAGAACTTATGAGTTTATCATATTTCTTTACTTCTTCTAGTGCTGAAAAAATTTCCCTTACTCTTGTTCCTTCATATTTTTTCTGCCCCATTACTGCATTTATGACATGTTTTCCTGTCCCTCTTGGTTCTTTTTCAAATATTACACCAGTTTTCATAATATCATAAATCAGTATTTGAAGTTGCTTTGGGCTATTGAAATTTACTGGATATTCAATATCTCCCATGACTTCCATGCGGGCGCGTATTTCTGATTCTAGCGGTTCTATTGATTTAGCAAATTTATGCTGTGCGTCAACCAACAATTTAGTGTATTTTTCTTTTAGCTTATTTGCTGTACTAAAATCGAAATTAATCCCGCGAACCTTCATGTCACATACTAATTTCTGTATTGGCATCTCTACTTCCCAGAACAACTTTGAAATACGCTCAAGTTTATAGTCACTACACTCTTTTGTTCCTACAGTGAGATATGGTCTAAAGAACTCTCCTAAGTCTAGGCTCATGTCAGCATCTTTAGCCGCATATGGAAAACCAACTTCAGGTGGTATATAGTTAAATGGTATGCCATCGAACAATTCAGCGAATTTATCTGCTTTTTTACCACCACTACAATACTTACCATATAGATATTTTAACCCATGCTGTTCGTTCTCATTAAGGAGATGAGATGCAATTAGTGTATCAAATGTAGCCCACAGCCATATACCAAACTGCACCTTAATCAATACTGTATCAAAGTATGCGTTGTGCATATATATGTCTGCTCCACTATCTGCAAGTATCTGTAGACCCTCTTTTACTTTTTCTTTACTGATCTGTTTATCCAATAGCATATCTGTTATTGGGCTTGTATGTCCTATTGGAATATACATGGCTTTCTGAGACGGGCTTTTCATAGACAGACCAACAATATCACACAATATGTTATCCAGAGAAGTAGTCTCAGTATCAATAGCAAATACACCGTCTTTTGCAGCTTGTCTACAATAGTCCAACCACCAATCCTCATCTGTAATAAGAAGAAAGTTATTTTTTTCTTCTCCAAGGTTTTTTTCAACGAGCCTACTGATTGATGCAATCTTTTCTATAAGTGTTCCTTTTTTGAGTTTTATCTTTGGTTTGTGTGTTTCTTGTGTTTTCTTTAATATGTTATGTATATTCTCAGTTGTCCGACATGGTAACTTGAACAATGCCATCTGATTTACACCTTTTCTTATACCTACAATATTGACAAACTTTTCTATCTACGTCTGGTTTCTCTGGAATAGTATTTTCGTCCGCGAACTTATTCGCTCTATATATCAAATCCCTAATATCATTCTTTTCTTCTTGTGTTGGTGTAAAGACCATAGCTTTCTTTGTAAGTAGATCTCTATCCTCAAACAAAAACATAACATCAGGAATCTGCATTAAGTAACTATAGCACGTTGCTTGAAGTTTATACTCATCTGGTATTTCATCTTTGATTTTCATAAACTTCATGCTCATCATAGTTTTTATCTCTAATATAAAATATTTTCCATTATTATTTTTGATTATGCCGTCACACATATATGATACTCTATTTTTATCATCATATAGATGTAATTCATGGTCTGTCTTTTCACCAATGCGAAGATCTAGTCCTTTTTCTTTAACATATTCTTCAACATCTACGAACTCCCACGACGGCATATGTGTGATATACTCTTGAAGTGTCTCATGCCTATATGTTCCTATTTCTGTTATTCCCCTGAGATTGTAACTTCTCTTTTCATCCTCAACAGGTGTTGATAACAATTTATATACAATCTGCCTAATACACTTGAGGGAAGAAGGTGTTATATTTGCTGATGGAGGTCTTTCTTCCCCAAACTTCTCTATATAATTAGTAAGAGAAAACAAAAACTCTTTAGCATCATCTTTCTTTGCAGATGCAAGCAACTCATATAATGACTTTCTCCCCATGATTTATCAAATAGCTCCCTCTACAACATATGGAACAATTTGATATTTTGATGTTATTCCACCAAAAAGTTCCTTTTCCTTTCGATTAAGTTCACTAATTCGCACATACGCATCTGCCTCTGTCTCAAACACTTCTGGTTTATTACCAATAGTAACATATTCAACACCATTATCTGTGTCAGAAATAATAGCATACATATTTTTCTGCACATAAACTTTCTTTGTCGATATATCAAATATATTCGATGTCTTTTTCTTTCTTGCCAAATTTATCACTCCATTACTGAAATAATGTACCTTCCTAGGTCATCTTCAATACAAATAAAATCATCTTCAATATATAGCCTTATATCATTCTCCATGTTTTTCAGAGTACCTAGAACATAGTCCGTCTTTACAACTGCCACACGGTTTTCCATATTCACTTCTACATCAATACGCTCCTCAGATGTCCCCTGTGTATTCCTAACAACAAGACTTCTGTCCTCAACGCAAAACTTCACTGTTGGTTCTTCAAATGGATTTCTAAATACAGACTGTCTCTTTATTACATTCAACATATCTTTTTTTGACAGTATTATAGGCTGATTTTCTGAAAAATCCATCTCTATAAATGGTTTAACCACGTCAATAGGAAAATCATCCCATACCTTGTTGTTAAACTGTATTTCAAAGTTATCACAGTGCGCCCTATATTTTCCCATGAGTATATCATTATCTAGTTTTGACAGAGACTCCACAATAAATGGTTTGATTGCACCCGTGGGAAGATTAGGTATTTTTGTCACAGCCAAAATCATACTATTTGTAGTTACAAGTAAGCCATTATAGTTATAATACAACTTGAAATCTTCATGGCTGTCTCCATCATAAACAGCAACCTTATTTCTCTTTATCGCAAGCTCAAAATCACTAGGCTTATATACAACCTCATTAGACAAATCATCCATAGATAGCGGCAGAACAATATCTGATCCATCCGCTTCTAACTGTATCGGTATTTTGTATTTTCCATTCCCTTTAAACTCAATATATTTACCCATGTTCTTTATTTCTACAGTGTCTTTTGTTGTTAGTTTAAGTAGTTTAAGTAGAATAGATAAAGAAATTACCGAATTATCAATGTCATTTTCACAATCGACCTTTGCCACAACTGTTGTAAATCCGTCAGTAGAACCAAGTTTCATTATTCCTTCTTTTGCATATAACTCAACTAACCCAGTAATAGGTTTTATAGGATTATAGGTTATCAGCGAATGTATCATTGTCACCGTGTTCAATAGCTCTTTTGTATTCACGCTGTTTCCTCTCATAATCAAACACTATGTCACCACTATCAAACAACTCTTCTAGCGTTTTATATGGTGTCATATTTTCTAAAAACCAGTATGTCCAGCAATCATTATAGACACCAGTTGGTTTATGTATACCTGGCGCCCATCTTCTATTCTTTGGTTTTTTCACACTATCCCTCTGTGACGATACTTTTGAAGAACTTTCCCATAATTCGTCTATCTTCATGTTTTCAAACAATCACCTCCACTCAATGCTTCTTTTATACCACCTAAAACATATGTAGCACAAGGAATAGCAATACCATTTCCAATGGCTTTATATCTTGCTGAACTCCCTCCGTGAGCAGTATACCCAACTGGAAGTCCCTGTAGTTTTTCACATTCTGACAGTGACAACTTCCTAAGTATTCCAGAACGGCTTGAACTATTATATGTATGGATAACAGGTATTTGATTTCCACCCGTACCCATTCTTGCGTTTAAGGTCTGTATACAGTCCTCTCCAACATATCTAAGGGCTTCATTTGCATGAGTCATATCATAGATTGTATTTTTAATGTATCCATTAGTTCCATCGACAGAAGTATCTGATTTTCTCTCACTCTCCGAAGTATTCCAAGACACGCTTTTGGACTTAAATAATACTTCTGCAAACCTTCCTTGCCCCCCCCCGTTGTTTGGTCTAAAATCTGCGACAAGGAAGATTCTCTTTCTTCTCTGGGGAACTCCCCAACCTCTTGCATCAGTGAGCCTCCACGAAATGTCACAGTTTTTGCTTCTAACCAATCCTGCGTTTGCCCATCTTCCAGATCTAGGTATTGGAATATTGGTTTCTGAGATTTCTTCAAGCACAGTTCTAAAATCATTCCCTTTATTGGTTCCAAATGCGTTTTTGACATTTTCCCAAACAATGAACTTTGGGTATTCTCCATTAGTCGCTTCCCTCATCTCTCTTATAATGCGTATAGCTTCATGAAACAAGCTACTTTCTTTTCCATGTAAACCAACCCTATTTCCTGCAACACTCAAATTTTGACAAGGACTAGAGAATGTAATAATATCAACCGTCTCAATCTCTTTTCCATTAATATGCCTAATATCTCCTAACTGTTTAACATATGGAAAATGAGCATTGCTTACTTTCATTGGAAACGCTTCAATTTCACTACTCCACAGCGGCTTTATTCCAAGTCTCTCTGCCACAAGCATCCAAGAACCAATGCCGTCAAATAGGCTTCCTAGTGTCATTTTTCTTCCTCCTTGCACATAGCAAGTATAACATATTTATGGATTTTTGTCAAACAAAAAGGCAGGTTTTATCCTGCCTAATTTTATCAAAATCCGTGGTTCACCGACCGTGCGCGTGGTGTAACAACTTCCTGCGGTGTTTCCTTCTTACCAGAGGGATATTCACCAGTCTCAAGATATTGATTCATTTGCTCCGCTGTCCAATTCTTGATATAAGAATCAGCGCGACCAAAAATATCGTCATTCTGTACGTTAAACTTCGCACGCAGACTTGCAACACTCTCCGATGTATCCAGTGCATTCCCTTCAAAGTCCTTTCGTGCTTCAAACAGATTCCACTGTGTCTGCGCTGGTGTTGCACCATTCACACGTTCAATCTCAATATAGTTATCAATTCCATACCGTGTCATAAACCCCATTAGATTTGTGCGATAATAATTTGTTGACCGAGAGAACAATTCATAATTATCTTCCCTCTCTCCCTTATAGTTATAAAGGCTGATAACAGGTGCATAGAAAGAATCATTCACTCGTGTAACCATCTGCGGGAATGGATCAGATGCAAACTTCTTTGCAGCTTCACATAGCGGGCATCCATCACCAAGGCAACTAACCTCCACTGGATATGTTTTTCCATTCTTACGAGTCATTCGTACTGTATGGGTGCTATAAATCTCAATGTCCTCTGGTTTATCAACAAGCATCCGAACAATAGTGTGTGCCTTATTCTCCTTTAGCTGTACCTTATTCAAAAACTTTCGTGTAGTATTCTCAGCATGTGTATTATCATTCTTTGTTCGCTTATCAAGTCTCGCGTTCATTTCTTCAAAACTAATTCTCGCCATAATCAAATTCCTCTTTCTTCTTTACAATAATTCATAAAATCATCAAATGTTTCTAAATAACCATAGTCATTTATATCTTTTCCTTTTTCCTTTATGACTAATTTAGATATAAATTTATTTCTATCCAATTTTCTGCACAGCTTATTGCTCGCCATTTCTCCTGCTGAATCATTATCCAGACATAATATTATCCTCCTGTAGTCCAGCTCCCTTAACATATTTATCTGATAATCACTGCCTGTACCTAACAAGGCAACAGCAGGTTTACCCCATTTAACCAACATAAGTGCATTTAGTATGCTTTCACACACATATAGTTCAACAGATTTAGAAAAATTCTTTAACACTTGATATATCCCATATAAAGGCTTATCAACACCATCTGGTATATAAAATCTTTTTCCTCTAACACTTCTCTTAACAATAAACAAGGATCTTCCTTTTGTGTCGTGTACTGGAAAGGTTATGCAGTCAGTCAACTTATCATATCCAACATCATAGTCAACAATCTGTTGATATTCCAGATACCGTTCTTTCATATATGGATGTATAAAGGAATATTTTGCTAGCTCATCTTCACTAACATATTCTTGTTTCTTTTCTGTACTTTCTTGCTTGATTGGTGTAAAGAAACAAGCACGATTGTCAACGTCAGATGTAAACCTATCTATTAACCACCTAGCACCAAATGCACCACCGTCATTTAAGCCAAAACAATGAGAAATGAATTTTTCTATTGTGACCTTTTCATGACAACTGAAACAATGACAATATCCAATAGGTATAACCCTATTTATTTTCTTTATTTCTCTTGTTGTCATTCCCATAGACGGCTTCTTCTCTATGCCGCCACCATGATACGGGCAAGTAAGCATTATGCTTCCAGTATTTGCAGTCTTATAATTTATATCATGGAGAAGATTACTGCCTGACATCCTAAGTTCTGTTTGTAATAATCTTAATATATCAGGAATATTAGCCAAAATTGGCACATCATCAACTATTATCATTGCTATCCTCTAATATATCATATTTAACACTGACCCGTGTTTTCAATATATCAATCAGCGTATCTTTTATGTAATCATTCCATGAATTTAAGTTGCACTTTTCTTCTGGAATGACAAGAGTTATTTCTTTTGGTAGATGCTCTGTAACACTCTTCCAATCAAGACTTGCTTTAACTTCCATATAATCACCTCCTGCTAAAAGATGATTATATCACAAAAAGCTGAAAAAGTCAATCTATCACAGCAAGTAAGATTCCAATTATTGCAAAAACAACAACTGTCCCAAATATCATTTTAGAACAACTCCTTCATTGTTTCCTTGATCTTATCTGTAACCATAACATTCAATAACTTAAAATTAACATTTGGATTCTTATACTTCTTAACGAAGTTATACGTTTCTTCTTTTACAAACTCACGCCACACAACGCCAATAAGTCTAGGAATCATTTTACTGTTCCACTCACCAGCATCATTCACAATCTTCTCATACTCTTTTCGGATAAACTGCTCTGTGCAAAAGTTATCAACTATATCCTTTTCAACACTCTTACCATCAATAGGTTTATTTGCTTTCTTTGTCTGCTTAAACTCCCCGCGAACTATCTTAGCCCATGTAGTTCGACCATATTTATTTGTGTAGTCATATCGCTTTACACAAATACCCTCGCCAAGATTTCCTTCTGTTTGTAGAAATGTGCATTTATCAACATATTCTCTTACTTGTTCCTCTGTCGGATTTTCAGGTTTTGCAATCAGCGGAATATACTCAATTCCAAATTCTTCGAGCATCGGAACATATTCTTCATAAGCAAGATATGAGCCATCCTCTCGCATAACATCAAAAACATACAGCTTTCTCCAAGCATCCTCTTCGTATGTGCGAATATGGTGCTTTACAAGCCATTCACCATACAGATAAACATTTGTGTGTTTCTCAAAAAACTTCTTGAATTTTTCTTGGGATAATACATAAGCATATGATCCTGCATTATCATTTTCTATAGTAAGTTGTCTGTTTCTGCTTCCTCCACATACAACACCATCTTTATCAAACAGCACCATGTTACTTCCATCCAACTTCGTAAACAGATACACAGTTCCATTAAGTATTCCTTCAACCTCTGACGTTCCAAGTCTTTCGACATGCTGATACTTCTGATAAATCATAAATATACTCCTATCTAATTATTTTATACGCAGACCACGCTATTGCTCCAAACAATGCGTGATTAACAATAGTAAACTCTGTTCCAATAAGTAGATTGCTTAATGCAAAAACTGTGCCGAATATGAAGAAATAAATCATTAAAGACACTAGAACTACTGATATTTCATAAGCAATTTTATTCAAAAGTTCCACATCTTTCTTGCTTTAATAAGACTGTCAATATCTGTAAAATAGTTATTAAGAGATTGGCTTTCAATAAAGCCGAGAACTTCTTTAAGATCTGATATTCGTCTGTAATCATCTTCAAATAGCGCCTCTGCTTTTAATCTGTTTATTTCACTTGAGACAGTCTTTGCCAGTTTCTTTCTCATTTTTCTATATCTATTTGCAACATTTATCTGCAAATGGCATTTACACGGCTTTTCATTCTTTCGCAATTTATATGCTGTCATTCTATGTAATTTGCCACAAAACAAGCACTTACATATGCACCTGTGTCGCGTTCTTCTACTTTCATTGGTATAAAACATATCTTCTAATACGATATACCCATTTATAATTTTCCCCTTTAGCTTACTTATTCGCGGTTTATTTTTAGGTTTTTCCCCTACAAAAATCATATAATCACCAACTTAAAACATATGCTTCAATTCACTTTTTAGTTCTTCCAACTCTTCCTTTGACGTATCGTCACTCTCAATATCTTCAAGGCTAGGAATAAACGTATAACTCATTCTATCAATATCAAAACTATACGTATATGTTTTCCCAGCAATATTCCCACGATTCTTTGATATATAGAATTTCAGTGCATTTTCTGACTTATTGATTGACACCATCTTTGTTGCCGCCCTGCTTACATCATAGCTATCGGCAATAGACTCTGAATCATCAAGCGCCTCATCTTCTGAACGCTTTTCTGAACTTCGTCTACGCGACTGTGCAACAACAACAACAGGAATCTTAAAGTCATTAGACAGTCTCAATAACTGCCTAGCAGCCATACCCATCTTTGCACTGATTGACAACTTCCTTGTGTCACCATCTGGTTCAATATATACAAGACCATCAATAAACAATATATCAAGTCTCTTTGATTTAATAAACTGTCTACATTTTGAAATGGTTATATTACCATCAAAATCTTCACTGTCTGCAACAAATACGTGTTCCTCTGATAGGTTCAGTTCATCAAAATACTTTTCATACCCATTGATTAGTAGCCCCTTTTGCATGGCAGAATTAGAAAAATGTGTTCTCGAACTATCCCACCTAAAACCAATGGACTGCGTGCTCATCTCTGGGGAAATAAACCCAACTCTATTCCCCAGCTTTGATGCGTGTTCCGCACACATAGTAAGAGCGACACTCTTTCCCACGTTCGATTTAGCGAAGAACACAAACAATTCTTCACCACGTTGAAACCCAAGTAGATCTTCATTCAATTCCTTAAATGGTATCTCAATAAAGCTACTTTCAGGATCTCTCTGTCTACGTTTCCATTCCTCTAGCCTTGACCTGTCATGAATGATGTCAGTACATGAAAAATCCTCTTGTGGTTGTAGCTTATCAATCTGCGATAACAGATATTTGCTTGCTTCATTTGCATTTTTCTCATAGAGTTTTGATGCTTTATTTATAACATCCACCGCTCTGTTAAACAATACTTGCTCTCGAAGATCATCAACTATAGATTTATCTGTCTGTGTTACAATAAAAAATTCAAAGTTAGGAAATTTCTCTATAAACTTCTCTTTATCTGGGACACTACCATATTTTTTATAGAAGTCACTTAGGTATTGGAACTCTTTCTTTACCCTAGGAAGATATTCCTCTGTAATCAGATTATCTTCAACTATATTAAAGCTCTTGTCGGAGAGGATTTTATTGATTAGCTGATATTCTCCTACGCTCAATGTTTATTCTCTCCTTTCATACGTTGCAACTCCTTTTCTTCTTCCATCGCCCTTGAGTTCAATTACTATATCCGTACAAGCCCTATCTGCAATTCTGCTGTTTATTTTATATAGTTCATCTGGATGCAGATTTGAACTATATAGCGTAGACAACGATTTTGCATATCTTGTGTTGATTATATTGGTAAGTACAGATATGTCATACTCTGAAGTTCTTACTGCTCCAATATCATCTAATATACACAACTCTCTTTTCATCAATGCCGAAATATGCTCATTTGCAGTTTCTCTATCTTCAAAGTTCTTTGCTGTCAATAGGAACGTCGGAATAAATTCAAACCAACACCTATCGGAAAATTCATTTCCTACACATATAGTAGCCATATAGGATTTCATTAACTTTGTCAGCCACTCAGTCTTTCCATTCCCATAATTATAGCTCCAAAGATATAATGTTCTTCCATTCTTTACAAAGTTTTCTATATCATCTTTTATCTCTGCCAAAGTTGTAAAAGCATCTATATCTTCAACTGATGGAAATAACTTCTTAGCCACTTCATATCTTTCTGGCAAATTACTTGTTTTCAGTAGGTAATAAAATTCTGGCTGAATCGTACATGACGGATCACATCCAAGTTTTTTCTCCCTTGGACACCCGCCCTTAAACACACAATTCTCTGTGTATCTATATTCCAATAACATTACCTCCTCTCATATAGATTCTACCACAATACAAAAAGAAGGTCAAGTGTTTTCTTGACCTAATTCATAGTAATCTTTCATTTTCTTTGATCGCCGTATTGCCAACTGTAACTTTGAAATCAATTCCTCTTTCACAACACCATATTCCATTGACTTTACCATATCTATAATACTTTTATATGGTGCTCTAATTACTATGGTGTCAGAAGCACAATCAGCAAACACGCTCGTTTCAATCACTATATTCTCCATACTCCTTATAAATATCTTCAAAAAACACTGGATACATTCCATGCACAAGTTCAAGCAGATCATACATAACCACACGAATATCTCTTTGTGCATGACTATCCAGCCGTAGAGTTAGAATATGTCGGAGTTCTCTAAAATTAACGTGCATAAATATAGTAGTTGCTAGGCTCTGTGGAAGTACACTCCTTGCAACCTCTGCCGACACCTTATCTTCTTGAATCATCTTCATGTAGGCTGTTTCTGCCATCAACATACTTGTATGCCATGTAGCGTATGCGTGATTATTAAGTCCTTCTGGGACGATTACCTTGATTTCACCAGACTTATTATAGTTACAGTATCTTGTAGATTCTATGCAAAATGTGGCAAGCCTATGTCTTGTTAGTTGTGCCATTGTCGCTCTGTCGATAACTAACTTTATAGTCACGCCTGCAAACTCAATCGGTGTTAAGTGTCTATTTTTAATAAGGAATCTAACTATTTTCTCTGCGCTACCCACTGAAATCTTATCTCCACTCTGATAGCAATTCCTTGCAGCTTGTTCAACTGTATTTAAGGCTTCGTCATACGAAATAGGATTTATTAGTTCAACACTTTTCTTAACTTTAAGCACTTTCAATCTCCTTTAGTCTACCTACTGCTATGTTGTAGTATTTTGGGTCAATTTCACACCCAACAAAATCTCTATTTAGTTTCTTACACGCAATGGCTGTTGTTCCAATTCCAAATGCAAAATCACACACAACTTCTCCTTGTTTTGACGAATTTTCAATAAGAATTTCCATCAATTCCACTGGTTTACTTGTATCATGAAGGTTATTTCCATGTTCATCCTTTAATTTTACGTTCGGAACATCAAGAACATCGGCGGTTCCACAGTTATTTATTTTTACCGCTTTTCCTTTTCTGAAAAATAGTATATACTCGAAACTATTCATGTAGTACAGTCCAGCAACCTTGTTTCCCTTATTCCATATAAGAGATTTTATGAAATGGAAACCACAATTTTGTGCAACCGTTAAAAACTCGTACAAATTTGTATGGTTACACATAATATAGCAATGTCCACCATCTTTTAGTACCCTAAAACATTCTGGAAACCACTCTTCACATTTAACATTATTGTGTCTAAAAACAGTCCCGTCCATACCACGCTTAGTTGCGAGAAATCCATGATTTTATGCAATTACCTCTTGCAGTAATCTTATATGGAGGGTCACATACAATTAAATCTACAGACTCATCTTTTATCTGTTTAAAGAAGTCCACGCAATCTGCATTTTCAATAATCATTTTTTATACCAACAACCACATCATACAGAACGTATATAAAAAACACAGATGTAAACAGATACACTATATCAAATATAATCATGCTCAATCACCGAAAACCTCTGAACAACATCTAGCCAACCACCATTTTTTCCTTCTTCATAAGCCTCTGTAAATGCTTTATCAAAGTTATTCTTGTTCTTTATGTCAGAATATTCAAACATCATCTGCTTAATATCCTTATAGATATTTGGTCGCTTTCCACTTACATATTCGTCAACCATTTCACTGATTCTATTGTATAAGTTTCCTACCTGTACTTTCAATTTCACCATTCTCCTTAATCAAAAACAATCAATCAATTTTCTCTTTCGCAAGTCCTCTCCTACGAATGATCTTAATTGCCAAATCTACTGGGCTATTTTCTCCATACTGTAGCCTATGAGGGCTTCCAGACGCTCTAAGCCTTGTACCATTCTTCAACTCAACTGTAGTACCTGTAATAACATACCACTTCTCTTTTGTATTGACAATAACCCCCATCGCTGTCACCACATCAATGTTAGTGTTATCCACAAGCATATTAAATCCATACAGAGAGCCACATTTATAAATATCTGTGTTTCCCATATATGTATAGATTCCATCTTCCTCACCAACGAAGATAAGTCCAGTATCCTTTGCTGAACACACACCGACAAGCATCATCATTGCAAATACAAATGATACAATCGTTTTCATTTTAAAGTCCTTTCTTGAACAGTCGAATATTTTCTTTTCCAATAGGATCAATCACAGCATAGTCACCACTCGTTTCATTTGCTGTGTATGAACTCCTGCCGTGTGTAAAATAGTATGTCTTACCACCAATATATCCTGCAAAGAACGCTGGCTTCCAGACGCCGCCAATCCTCACTTCAACCTTTGTGTCAACAGGGATGCGTTCCCAATCAACACCAGACGCATCAAAGCATGGAGGAATCAACTTTGAAACATTATCAATAGATTCATATAGTGCTGGATAATCCCACACCTTATCAATCTTAACCTCACGGAGAGGGATTATCTCTGTCTTTAGATACAGATAGCCACCAAATGCTATGCCGATCTGCCCAGTTGTGAGCCTAACTATTGATCTATCTGGTACATTTTCACTTGTAATCGGCTTTCCTTCATTGTCATACCCATAAATAAAAAAGTTCTTCATTCTATCACTCCTCACTCAATACTACAATTCCAATAAACATCATGTTTAAAATATCTTGCAACAGTCTAATTTCTGTCACCTCTCCAAATATAGCGGAAAGAAGAATTAATGATCCAAGAATCTTAAAAATGGTTTTCATTTTCCCGTGCTCCCAATTCCACCAACTCTTGTTCCAGTAGGGTTATCATCATCTGTTGTAAAATACTTCATAAAAATACCCTGTGCAATCTTTGCCATCGGAGGAATTACTTGTGTTTTATTCCCAATGTTTGTAATGGCAATATGGATATGCCCCTCATTATCTGTATTATTATAGTACGAAGAATCAATAATTCCTGTCCCGTTACTCAAAACAAGCTGTTGCTTAAACCCCATCGAGCTACGAACGTACATCATAAGGACTTCATCTTCTGGAAAACAAGCCTTGATCCCTGTCTCAAAATACACAGTCTCCTGCGGTTTTATGTATGTGTCATAGTTTCTTGTGATATGAAAGTCATATCCACAACTACCAGTATCATTTCTTGTTGGTATCTTTGCTACATCTTCATACCCTGTTACTACTTCAAATTTACGCATTTTTACCCCCATATATTTTTATCTCACCAGAACCTTGTGTATCTACTGAGTGCAAAATTCCCATGTCTGCAAGGATGCTACTTAAAAGACTTGTTACAGTTTCATCTTGTGTATAAATAGTTCCTTTCCCTTCATCTATGAGGTCTTGAATGGCTTTCCTTGCTTTATTCTTGCTAGTCAAAGCTATACTAGCAAGTTCCGTAGATGTGATTCCCACTCTGTAACCCCCTAAAGAAAGCATGGATATGGTCAACAAGCACGCCCATATTCTGAAAATCAACATATTTATGAAATACTGGATTTGCATAATCAATTTTTCCGTTCTTTTTGCATTTAAAGAACATAAGCTCACAGTAGTTGTCAAGCTTTGCTAAACTACAATGGTATACAGTTCCACGAAACTCAATACCCTGATAGAGAGCACCAGTAAGACCAATACCACTACTAGATGGAAGGAAAGTATATTCCCTATTCTCTTCCTCTTTGCGTCTGCGATCTTCCCGATCTTTTGATTCAAACTCAATCCATGCAGGATCTTTTGTATAATCATATGCCATTTCAATAACCACCTTTCATTGACTATTATATAGCATGTTTTAATTTTTGTCAAGAAAAAAGTGCAAGAATTTCTTGCACCTTAAAAATCTTTTCCTCTGTATAAAATTCTTTGATTTGAACTGCCCCTAAACTCAAGGTTTAAGTCTCTTAGTTCGTCAACATATCTTCCATCTACCAAGACATCTATATACTTTAGTATTTCATCCTTTCCGTTGACTTTTAGTTCTTCTAGTGTATATCCCGTGTAACACCACTTCTCCTTATTATCTATGCTTTTAGCCAATTTTAGTATAGTAGAATAGTTTTCATCTGCTAATGGCTCTCCTCCAAGAAATGAAACTCTTTCAATGTATGGTCTTGATACAAGGTAAAAAAACTTATTTTCTATTTCACTTGTCCAAATCTTTCCTTCTTGGAAGTTCCATGTTGTCTGATTAAAGCAATTTTTACAATGAAAATGGCATCCTTGCACAAACAGTGCAACACCAATTCCACGCCCGTTGCTTATATCCATATCTCTTAAACTAGCATATCTCATGATTATCTAAGTGAACATACCTTTCTTTTATTTCTTGTGTACGTCCTTGATTAAAGAAATTGGTGCTCAAATATCCACAAACCCTGCGTGTTATATTCATCTTCTCATGGTTTGTGTTGCCACAATTAGGACATCTCCAATCTAGCTTTCCATTATTATCGTAAATCTCAAACTCTCCTTCATACATACACTCATGACAGTAGTCGGATTTTGTGTTTATTTCTGCATATTGAGACGTTTCATAAATATACTTTATGAACTGTAACAGTGCTTCTACATTATTCATCATGTTTGCACTCTCACAGTATGAGATGTTTCCTCCACCACTCAGTAATTGAAACTTAGACTCAATAGCCAGCTTATCAAACGGATTTATCTCTTCCCCAACAAATACATGATATGAGTTTGTGATGTAATTTCTATCAGTTATTCCTTCAATCTTTCCAAACCTACTTTGTAGACACTTAGCAAACTTATATGTGGTGGATTCTATTGGAGAACCATAAGGAGAATAATCAATATCTTCTTCTTCTTTCCATTTATTGCAAGCATCATTAAGTTTTTGCATAACAGTAAGACCGAACTCTTCTCCTTCTGCATTGTCCGTATGTGAATGTCCAGTCATATACTTTACACACTCATATAAACCAGCATATCCTAGACTTACGGTTGCATACCCGCCTTTAATAAGTCTATCTATTGTTTCACCCGTCTTTAATCTTGCAAGCGCACCATGTTGCCATAAAATAGGTGCAACATCTGATACTGTTCCAAAAAGTCTGGATAATCTTTCCTTATGCGCCTTGTGACAAAGCTCCATTCTTTCTTCAAGTATATCCCAAAACAGATCTTTATCACCACCAGAAGATAACGCCACATCTGGTAGGTTTAATGTAACGACTCCACAATTAAAGCGACCCCAATACTTCTTACCTTTTACCCAATTATTTGCATTTGCAATGTTTGTTTCTACTCTATCTTTGGTTAAAAAACTTCTGCACGTTTTTATCCTATGTCACCATAGGCACTGACTATATCATAACATAGTAACCCATGTTCTCATACGCTTCCAGCGGTGCTTATCCCCACCGTACCATCGAGTCAACCTCCCGATGCCGAGTTATTCCCTCGAAAATAGTCGATGAACTTTATTCAACAACAAATTCCCAATCAGTATAGTTATTTCTGCTACCACTCAGAAATGTTTTGATTCTATGTCTTTCAACACCTGTAATTCTTTGTGCTTCCCGCATAGAACTACAGTGGATTATTTCTCCTGTATATTTATTTTTCACAACAAGATTAACACTTTTCTTACTCAAGTAATACCCATTATCATAAGCGTGTTTTATATTTTTACTATGAGTGGAACGCTCTAGGTTTTCAAGTCTATTGTCTGATTTATTACCATTTATATGATTTACAACCTGTGGATTTCCTAAAAATGTTTCCCCCATAAGCCTATGAACACGTTTCCTATACCTTTTCCCACGAATATGTAGTACACAGTGCTCATATAAATCTGTTCCAATATAAGATGAAATTAGTCTCATTGTTTCCTTATTTAATATTTTTCCGCTTTTACTGATTGCATATTTATCGAATCTCTTTATGGTAGTAAATTCTTCGTTGTTGAATCTTAGCACAGACTCAAGTTTATTATTACTCATAATTAACTCCTATCTGTTAGCATGGCTCATGCCACACACCCAGCAAGCAACTGGTTCATATAAGTTTTACATGGGCTACATTTACACTTACCCATACAACTCCAAACATCACCTTTGTTCTTTTTCATAACTTTAGCAGAGATGTAGTCTGGAACAAGTCTCTTTGCAGTGCATTTTGCTGCAAGTTTTGTTAAATACCAATATGGAGCATCTTCTGTTGTATTATCTTCATCAAGAACATAAAGGAGCTTTGGAAAAGCAATAGAAAACCTCTGCCCAACGCTGTTTTTCATACCATCAATGCGCTGTTTGAAAAACTCCTCAATTAACATGGCAAGCTCTTCTTTATATTCTTGTTCTTCTTGTGTATACATATATATGCTTAAAAATGGCGATTGCGGATGCCATCAATCCGTAGACTATATCTTCACCATATCACCATGTTGGTGACTTAGGTGCGGTGCGCTTCGGGTAATGAACTTTCACCACTACCCTACTCTACTCATTTACTCCCTAATAAATTATTAGGTACACTTTCGATAGTCGTTGCACTTTTCTGCTTTCACAGACTTAGCACAGGATTAGTTCCCTTCCCCTGTTAGCATGATACCGAGTTGTCATTTCCTACAACGCCTAAACGTGTATCATACACCCTAGATTTCTAAGTTCACACCGTTCAAATATAGTGTTTCCACCATACCGAGCCAATCTTAACCATTAACATTGGTCATACTATTTAGTTGATAATTAAATGTCTGAACACTATCACTTACTTCCTTCTTTATATCAATATCTGCAAACTTATTTGCCTGTTCCTCCGATAAGCCATTTTCTATGTACTTTTTATAATATAGTTTTCTGCTATCTCTTACAAATGGCGATAAATGTCCCAAACAAACAGAAGCACCACCGTAACTCATAGAAGTAACTGCAAGTATTATTTGTGTTGCTATGGTAGTCGCAGTTAAAAGTCTGTGTGGTTTATCAATTCTAACACCGTTTATTACTGTACCATTTTGTAACATATCATCAAGATTTATTAACTCGCAATTATGTATTCTCTGGCAACTATAGTCCATATCGTGTATATGGATGACACCATCGTTATGTGCTTGAATAACATCTGGTGAGAATATATATCGCTCTGCAATATCCTTGCTGACAACTCCTGCTATATAATCCCTTTTAGTGCTAACAAGAAGTGAGTTTTTATTTGAGTTCTCTTCTTTCCAATATTCACTTTTATCCCCGATCAAGTCCTTTAGTTCTTCATCCACAGTGTTCTTTGATCTTTGAAACTCTCTGATACTCCTATATCCTTCATAGGACTTTGCTGTTAGCTTTTGCTTATGCGAGATTAGCTTTGAGAATACAAGCGTCTCTATCTCTTGTATAGTTACAAGTTCCTTGTCTGATTCTATCAGCTCATTTTCAATTTCATCTGCTATATTATTTGCGATCTTTTCTGAATAAACATTTCCTGCTCTCATGGCTTTTAGTATAGCAACACTGATTTTATTCTTATCAAAAGCAACTATTCGTCCGTCACGTTTTTCTACTTTCATTTAATTCCTCCCTCAAAATGCCATGTCATATCTTATGTTTTCTTCTTTTTCTTTTCTTACAGTTGCATACTTCTTTAGATTTTCTTCATATGCTATGCTCCTATATCCGTAAGTTATGCTTCTTACAACCTGTTCTATTCTTGCTTCTTCTGGAAACTTCTCAAGAACATTTAGTTGCATATTCCATGATATTTTTGAAGGAAACAGGTGTTTCTCTCTGCACATATCTAAAAACACATTTAACTGTAAGAGTAGCTTTTTGTCCTTGCCAAATCGTTCAGCAGCCATTTCCCTAAGACCAACCTTCTTTGGTTTTTCAGTCTTTGACTTCTGAATACGCATTGGCTTTGGTTTAACTAAACTCAAGTCACCAAACAGAGCCATTTAATCACTCCTTAGACATAAAAAGGGCTTATAGCCCTTATTGATTTTGATGTTATATGTAGCCCAACCACGCTACATACCGTATGAACCTACCCGCGCTTCCTTTCATATATGTTGTGTAGCAAACTGTTCATTCCTCAACATCATGTATATATTTTACCACAAATCTATCTCGCAGTCAATAGCCTCATGTAATCACTTTTGTAAAGACTCTGCTGTGTCCAAAATCTGTTCATCAACCTTGCTGTTGCAATAGTCATATAACTTATCAACATATTCTTTCTTTTCATCATCACTCATGTTTTCTGTATTTGCTTCTACAGACATTTCATAAGTAAAAAATGAATCTCCTAGTTTTTCTGACCGTCTGCTTGCAACTGTGACTTTTGTAATTCGTTCCATCATTTATTTTTCTCCCTAAAAGATACTGAATATGTTCTTGAAACATCGACACAACCAGAAAATTCTTCTGCTGAAATTTCCCCACTAGCCAGAGAATCTTCTAGTTTTTCTTCATCAATTACTGTTTTTAGTAACCACTTTGCACCTATCTTCTTGGCAATCTCTGTTGCCTTTTCTTGATTTAGTCTCTGCGTGACACGCTCTTTTACTAATGCAACATATCTTTCTCCATCTGAACTTCCTTCTCCTGCCGACTTAATATCAGCTTTCAGATCATTCAACTCTTTTGTGAGTTCAGTAATATGCTTATTTAGTTCAGCGGCTCTATCAATCTTGTTCATTATTTATCCTCTGTGTATAGATGCAGTCTCATAGCCCACTTAATTGGAACAAATTTTGTCTTAAACCACAACTTAATACGTTTTGTATTCAACTTATCAACACTGCACGGAAACTCAATTTTCTTACTACTTTCATTACAGTGAAAGTACAAATCATCCATTGGTTCTTTAAACACATATGCATTATTATATCGAGCAACACCATTTTCCATGAAAACAGAAGGGCATCGTATATTTTGCTTAACCCCATCAAATGATTCCTTCCATTCCCAATCTTCTACTGTAAGATTTGTAAGTGGTTTATAGTCAATAAGATCACAAATAATGTCCTTAACGTATGCTATAGACATTCCAGAATGTCCCTGTTTCTCAAGAACTTTAATGACTTCTAAAATATTTTCATTTATTCGTCTTTGTAGCTCTTTTTCACTATCACCATCACAACTATTCTCAATAATTTCTAGTTCTCTCTTAGCAAATTCGTAAGCTGACATAATTACCCCTTTACATAAACAGTTGTTGTATACCTTCCTTTTTGGATTGCCTCTGATTCTGAATCTACAAAAATATCAATAACATTTCCACCCATTCCTCCGCGATCTTCCACAACGAAATCTTTTCCGTTAATTTCTACAATCGTACCTAGTGGAAGAGAATTACACGCAACTGTTCTCCCCGCAACTGGATATGCACCGCTTGCTGTGTTGTTTCCAGTATGCGTATAATGAGTGATTTCAAACACAGCAGCTTCACCCTGCTCACTCTTTTCCTCTTCTCTCTTTACTTCCATATTTTGCTTTTCTTGTTGCTCAATATAGAGTAAATCATTGATTCTTTGTAGCTCAACTTTCATTTCTGTAAGTTCCTTTTCGTTATCATATAACATCTGTTGCTGTTTGTCAACAGTTTTTTCCAGTTCTTCCTTCTGATTTTCTATTCCAATCACTATAAACATACTTATACTCAAAAGTATTACCAATATAGCATACTTAACATATTTATTTACCCGTGTCATTCACATTCCCCTTTTCTATATTTCCTTCGCCTGTTAGCATATATCTAATAACATCTTTATTTCTTACGTCATATTTAGCATCAACAATAGAATCGGACATAACACCCTTTTTCATAACAAGTTTATGGATGTATTCATCTATTGTGTCTTTTGCCATAAGTGTAATTATATTAATTGAAGATGTTGTACCTATTCTATGTGCTCTATCTTCTGCTTGTTCTTTTGCCGCCCTAGTATATGGCTCATCCATGAATATAACTGTTGTCGCTTTTGTAAGCGTCAATCCAGTACCCATAGCAGCTACAGTTCCTATCAGTATATGACAACTATCATCTTCCATGAATTTCTTTTTCTGTCTTTCCCTATCCTTCACCTTGCCAGTTATTACAGCCATTTTGTATTCTTGTAGTTCTCGCTCAAGAATATCTGTTACTATTGTCCAAGATGAAAATATTAGACAGCTATCTCCATTATCAACAATCTCTTTTACAATCTCTTTTAATCTATCAATCTTTGCAGATTCATGTATCGTTGATGAAAGTATTGAAGTATCTGCTGTTGCCTGTCTTAGCCTTATCATCTGTCCTAGTGGATCTGGTGACAGACTAATCTCGTCAATATTCTCCATAATCATCTTTAATACATCATCATAGATTTTTCTTTGCTTTTTCCCAAGTTCTACATATTCATCAATATATATCTTTGGGGGAAGATTTAATACATCAGACTTTTTCTTTCGCAAGCTAACTGAATCAAGTTTTTGTTGTAACTCACTAAGATTTTTATAAGAAACTACCTCATATCCCCCAAAGCCCCCATAATTTGCATAGCGGTGAGAAAATCCATATAAATTTGATTTTTCTTTATCAACCAGTTTCAACGGAACATACAAATCAAGAGGACTATTCATCAACGGTGTACCAGTAAGTCCATAAAAATATTTTACATACTTAGATAGTAATAACAATGCTTTTCCTTGTTGGCTTGAGCTACTTTTGCAACACTGAATTTCATCGAATATAATCATCTCGATTACATTCTTCTTCATTAGATCTTTTAGCTTATCTCTTATCTCCTTATTTCTAAGAGATTCTACATTGGTAACAAGGAAAAATTCATTAAAGTCATTTAGGTCATCTAGCTTATCTTTTGTGCTACCAGATACCCATGTCCCTTTTTTATTTTTTCTGCTCCCAATCACTTTGACACTAGAAGTTGTGTGTTGTTCAACCTCATTCTTCCACGTATATTTCATGCCGTTTATGCCAGAAATAACTAAACAGTGTTTAACCTGACCAAGTTCTTTTCTCTTGAGTGCCACAGCAATAGTAGTCAACCCTTTACCCATACCCATGTCATATAGCAATAAGTATTTATCAAAAGACAACAACTCATCTATTCCTTCTTTTTGATATGGATATGGTTTTGTTTTTAATTCTTTGGCAAGAGTATGTTTTACAATAACTTTCTCCCCAAATTTTTTATTATTTACTGGCTCACCAACAACATCAAAAGATTCCAGCCGTAGTTTCTCCTGGAGTTTTGACAATACATCAAATGGCATCTCCCAACTCTTGTCTTTTGGATTATATACACGCTCTGGAAAACTTCTGATAACATCTACAATGATCGCTTTATACGGAAATGAAACAAATATACTCTGTTCACATGATAGCTTTTTTGGCTCTCCATATCTTACAGAAATCATTCATCTTCATCCTCTATCTCATATGATTCTAAATGGACAGAATCCTTATCTACTTCTACAATTTCGTCTGAAAATTCTAGCCCATGAAGTAACTCATTCTTGTGCCGTTTCCAAAACTTCTTTGCTTCTTTCTTCGATTCAAACAATCCAGTGATTCCCTCTCTAAGAGGAAACCACTGTAAATAAATATCGTCAGCATAGCAAAGAATCCTATCATTATTTGCATTTACACCGTCTGCAACAATGTTAAATGTTGTCATAAAACTTCTCCCACTTTGTATTACCACTCCTATATACTTTGCAAGCACCCAACTTCAACATAACATAATCTTCTTTATTTGGTGCATCTTTGTCATATGCTTCTTGCAACAATTCTGGAAAGTCTCTTTTAAGATTTTTAAGTCTACAAGCCTCTCGTTTTATTTCTTTCCCGCCGATATACCAATAGTATCGCGGAGTACACTGACCACTGTTTGTAAAACCAAGTCTCTCATAAATATTTCCAACGAAATAGTCATTCATGCTATAGCTAAGAATATAGGTTGGTTTATAGTCTTTTTCAAATGCTTTCAACAATTTATTTGCACCACCAACAACAGTATAACCATCTTTAACACAATATCTGTGCAATTCATATTGCCCCTCTTTAGTTTTATTCATTCGTAGTTTTCCAAATGACATTACCGCAAGCAATTCATCGTTATGAAATAATCCATAATTTATCTTCATTGTTGCTTTATTTGCACCTTGTATATGATACTTGTCAACAAAATCACAAGCAACCTCATCATCAATAATTGAAACAACACACTTTCTTGCAAAAATCTTATTTTGTGCGGCAATAAGCGACTTAATATACATTTTTATTTTCTCTTTATTATTTTCCCAGTCTACATCAAATATTGTAATAAGATGTATACCTGATTTCTTTGATTCCAAAAACTTATCTCTATGATAATATTTATCTTTATCAGAGTAGATACTTCCGTAGGTTGAGTGGAAAGCAGATCCACAATATTCAATTCCAATATTCTTTTCTGCTATCAAAATATCAATTTCCTTCCCGTGCAAAATCTTTCTGTCATGCTTTATGGTATCTACGCCAATATCAGCCACAAAATCTCCTATTTCATTTTCTGCCTTTGACCCGTTGTGTGAAACACTATTGCACCCACAAGAACTAATAAACCCATTTTTTACTTTATATGGATCATAGATTCTCTCATTTCCGCAATCACATTTAAACTTCCACATAGCCCTTCCATTAATATATCCTGCATACTCAACCGCAACCAACATATTAAATCTACGATCTTTTATATCAATAAGATTTTCTCTTGCTAGTTCTCTTCGCAAGCATCCACAAGACCTTGTTACACCGTCAACTAAATATGCACGGCTTACAATCTTTGTGTTTCCACAGTCGCACTGGCAGAACCAATATGGCATACCGTCTTTTACGTGATGAATATAAATAGGTTTAAGCCTATCAAATTTATCTTTTGATAAATCCTTATATTTCCCAGTGTTTAATTCTTTTGCATTTTTTGATGCAATTTCCTTATGTAGGCAACCGCAAGACTGAGTGTTTTTTGTTCTAAGATTACCTGCACTAACAACAACTTCATTCCCACACTCACACTTGCACCTATATTTATTACCTTCAAGTCTTTCAATAGGCATTAACCTACCACAGGGTACACCAACAAGAGATTTGACTAGCTTTTCTTGTGGCTTGTAGCACTTTCCACAAGATACAATCCTCTTATTCGTTAGATGGCTATATCTAATTACTTTTTCTGTGCCACAATCACATCGACAAAGATAGTAAAACTGGTATCTCGAATCTTGATGGTCAAAGGCAATTATTTTCAGTCTTTCAAACCTTTCTCCAATATGAATATTTGGATCTGTCTTTTTTCTCATTTTTATCTCCTCCTTGTATTATAATAACACAAGTTGGAAATGTTGTCAACAAAAAAAAATAAGACCCATTTCTGAGTCCTATTTTTGTTGTATTCATTAATAATGTGGATCGTAAACTCCTTCGACCTTCTGCTTGCCAGATGCTCTTGAAATCATCGTAAGTTTGTAATATGGATACTTTGGATGATTCTCGTAGTCTGTTAGGAAGTTGACTGTTAGTCCGAATGAACCAAAGTCCGTTCCAATAAGTCCACTGAGATCGCCGTCTGGTGTAATCTTGACGTGCCATGCCTCAAGATTGTAAAGTCCACCTATGTTTGGATCGCCCACGAATAGTAGTTCGCCCTCAATGTCTCCTGCATTTCCACCAGAAACAGTTGGGAACGCAGCCTTTGGAACAGTGGCAGAAACCTTTACGATGTCACCAGTCTTAATGCGACTACCATCACGAATCTTGATAATACCAGCTCTGCTTTCCTGTGCATCCGTGAGGTAATCCTTACCGTCTTCATATATGCCGATTGATGCTGTTAGGACTGCTTCATTCATGTTTGCGTTTGCTGTGAATGTTTCACCAACACCAACAGTTGCTTTGATCGTTGCGCCGCTTGCAAGTGTAAATGTCTTTGTTAGTGTGCTTGCTGTTGTGACATTGAATGTCTGTGGAGCACCAACAAGTCCTTCCCTCACTTCTAGTGTTAGACCATCAAGATCACCACTTGCAGTTGGAGCAGTCTTTACTGTGATAAATACACGAACATCATCTGTTCCAGAAAATGCGCCAGTTGATAATTCAAGAATACCGCCACCGTTATCCTTTAGTGTGTCATCTGGGTTCGTTGTTGTCTGAATACTCATATCAGATGTAACTGTTTTTGCCTTAAATGATGCAGGGATTGTGTTTGCAGGTTTAACTTTAATGTTACTTACATCAAAGTATCTGTTTCCATCTGCGTCCGCAAGTTGAATGATTCCTGGAACACTTATTACTGTGTAAGGTTCATCAACAAGTGTCTTTGCCTGTTGCACTTGAACATTCTCTACACCGAAAAGACCGAGAGCAAGATTATATGGGTTATACTCATTAAGTGTTAGCTTTGCGCTAGGCTTAATTGCAGTAATAACAGAAGCCATTAGCTCGCGCTTCTTGTTCATTGAGCTGTTCTTCTCTACCTTATCAACGTCATTGGAGATTGTAAACTCCTCTACATTTCCAAGGTGGTGAAAGCCATTCGTATCGTCATTTCTCTTAAAGTAGAGAACGCCAGCCCCTACCATGAGATCTTCGGATACGCTAAATGCCTGATTTGACAAAAGCTATTCCTCCTTTATTTATACCATTCTATATTTATAACTAACCGATGCTGACTTACATTCATGTTTTCGTTCTCATCACCATCGCTCAAAATTCCTTGTAATGTTAGTTTAGACCCTATTCCTCTTTTTTGTAGATCTAGGTTAAACTTCCATAATAATTCACAAAATTCATTTTCAACATCATACATTTGCTTATAATTATTATCATTCATATCATATGCTGATGTTGCTTGATTTGTAACATATATATCAACCCATAGCTCTACTATCGCGCCGTGTACTGATGCTTGTTTTCCAGCATCTTCTTCTGAACCAAATATTATCCATATCGCAGGAAATTCACCTGTGTTCCCTTTTCCGACACGAATTTTAAGATTATCTCTATCTGTCATTCTATCAAATGGTCTTTTCCCATTTTTATATTTATATGACTTTAGAAAATCTCTTAATCGTACTGCTATGTTATACCACTGTAAATCCTTTATCATAATTTAATTCCTTGAAATAGGCATTATTGCAGGAAATGTTCTCTTTTTTAGCTTTTTGCCATTGGTAAATGTGTCTGCACTCAGTTGCTTTAATAAATCATCAAGTAACTCCTTGAATAATTTATATTTAAGTGCAAAACTATCATTATCAGCGCTCTTTCCAAGAGAAAACTGTGCCTTTCCCCAAGCCGCTGTCATATATGCCCAGAACATCCCTAATTGACTTACAAGAAAAGGTGTAGGTGTAGCAATTTGTTCTGGTTCAACACCATAACTCATAGCTATTGATTCTACATATGATGATGAGTCTCTAATTATCCTTGGAGTTACATATGTTTTTAATAGCGCGTCATCTAACATTTTTGTGTTAAAATAAACTCTATAATTTTCCATCTAGTAACCTCCTGACTCCATCTTCAAATATATCATTCACCTTATCTATTGACTGGCTATAAGCATTTCCAAGAAAATCTTCGCCTCTCATACCCCTGATACTTCTCAGTACCCATTCTGTTGGTTCTAATGGTGGTTTAAATCTTTTTCGATTAGTCCAAGGATTTATTACGCCTTTTTTAGAAAACCAGTGTAGTGCTTTTGCTCTCCTAGGAAATATTCTGCTATGTCTTATACCATATAATCCAGTTCCTTCAAGAACCCATTTCCCATGTGGAGCAAGTTTTGTGTCAATATATACTCTGCCTATTCGCCCCTCTCTTGCTCTTGGCAAGACCATATATCTAATAGCACGTTCAAGATTTCCAGTTCTACTTGTAAAATCATGATTGCTTCGTGCTTTATCGCGAATATATTCACAAGAATCATGTAGACAGGACTTTAAGTACCTGTCTACATCGTCTTGTGTTAGAGTTATATCAGCCCGAACGCCTCCGCTATATACCACATCAATATGTGGTAATTTAGTTGGCACGCCCATTCTTAGTCAATCTTTGCGATAAGAATTGAGCCAGCACCACCATCAACGTCTGCGCCGAATGAAGGAAGACAAATCTGTGATACAATAACTTCGCGGTTTACTGGATGGTCAATGAGACGTGTGTAAACTGCAACGCCCGTATCTGTAATTCTTGTATTCCCAGAAGTCTTTGCGTCTGTAAGAAGATCAATTTCCTCTGGTGTGGTACCAAATACCATGTTTCCTAGCTTGCCGCCAACAGGAAGGAGTGTGCAAACGCCCTCTGGATAGAATGGCTTACCAGCACCGCCAACTTCATCTGCATATGCAGCATCATTGATAAGAACTTGTAGACCAGTTGCATTAAGAATCAGATCCTTAACCTGTGGTGATGTTACAAGCTGATTTCCAATATTTGTTGCTGTTGGATAGAGAATAGCAATAGTTGATTCGCTCTTCTTAATGAGATTGAATGTCTTTGTATTCATTACAACATATCCCATTGGAACATGGAACTCTGTACGGAAGTAATCAACCCAATCAATGAGATCCTGAATAGGCTTGCTGTGTACTGGATCAGTCCATGCAACACTTGCCTTAACATTCTGCTTTCTGCTGAGATTGTAGTTATAGTCTAGCTTTACACCGTTGCCGTCAATCTTAACGTGACCCGTGGAAATAAGCTCCATAGCCATTCTCTCACGAGTTGCGCGAGAGCCGCGAAGAAGATTACCTGCATCATCAAAGATGCGTGTTACATAGCCACGAAGAATCTGGTCATTGCTGATTGCAAGAATCTGCTGACGAGTTTCCTCATCGACCTTCATTCTCTCACGGAAGAAAGGCATCTTCTGCTTTGTAACTTCGATTGAGAGACGATCTCTGTAAGTTGCCTGTGTGTCAAAAGCACTAGCCTTTAGACGAACAGGAAGTCCAGCGCGACCGCCGACCTTGCTAAGTTCTAGCCCCTGAATCTTTGTTGCAGGGAAAAGCATTTCTCCCATATATGCTGTCTGATCTGCCTTTGAGTTATCCCAATATGCTAGAATATTAGCAGGTGTTATATAATCAAAAAAATTCATACTATTAAAATTCCTCCTTTATGTTAATTAGTCCTTGCGACCAAATACAATGTGTGGTAGCTTTGCCTTAACTGCACCACCAGGTTCGCCCTGTGGTAGATTATCCACATTAATGTATCCGTGAATAATAAGTGCGCCAGTAGCTTCGCCCTGTGTTACATCTACGCTATGATAAAGGATTCCGTCAATATCACTAGAAACTGCCATAGCGCCACCACCAGCAAGAGGAGCTGATGCAGCGACCGCCGCAACTGTATCTTCATCTACACCAGAAACAAGTTCTGCAACTACATATGTGTTTGCCTCTGTGTCATTGTTGATAAGCTCAACTAGCTTTCCATATGTTGTCTTAACTGTGCCGTCTGCCTTGCAAGCGAGATTAACCTTGATTGCCTTTGTAACACCACCAGTAACCTCAACAGAAGCATTTGATACTGCATGACCAGTTGGAACATAAAATTCTACTGTATGTGCAACTGCGCCATCCTGCTTTGCTGTTAGTTTAACACTTGCATTAACTGTTAGTGCCGCCCGTGTTACTGTTGGTACAACTTCCTTTGCAACCTGCTGTGGGTTGACAAGCAAGCTACCGCTTGAACCATAAAGATACGTGCCATAGGGGATAATATAACGCCCCTTGTCTGTTGGCTGTAGCCCCGCAACTGTGTCCTTGTTTACTGTGACAGGGCGTGCAATATACCCTTCGCCAACAAGAAGTAGTTCCTTATCGAAACCATCAAACTTCTTTGTCTTAATTTGTATTGCCATATTTTATATGACCTCCTTTGTTTATGTTTTATTCCACAATGTCTTACCACACCTATATACAAGAAATCCATTATAGTTATAGGATGTCGGTTCGACTTGCCCCATTTCTTTGTACCCAAAGTTTTGTAACCATAACCCATTATCCCAATCATTATCGGTTGTGGTAATCGTTGACCTTGGTACAACTCTATTCTCATTGTTTGTAACAATGTCAAATATTCTGCTAAAAATTTCTTTTTTATTATTTAAATAATCAATATCAAAAATAGTTATCAGCCTTATTCCAAGAGACTTTGCTAAAAGGAACTTGTCTCTGTGGTAATATTTATCTTTATTTGAAAAAGTTCCATTCTCTGTGGCGTGACACCAACTACCATTATACTCAATTCCGATTCTTAATTCTGGTATGTATATATCTATTTCTTTTCCATTTAAGACTCTTGACTTTTTAATATCAATACCAAGCAAAATTCCTTGAAGATATTCAAATAATTCAACCTCTGGTTTTGATGTTTTATTAAGCATCCTCAAACATCCGCAACTCGTTGTGTGTCCAGATTTTAAGTGGTCTATTGCAACAACAGTTTCATTGCCACAGTCACATTTACATTTCCAAAATGTTTTAGTATCAACATGATCTTCAGATAAAACTAATAATCTATTAAATCTCATTCCAGTTAAATCAACAAAATTACTTCTTCTTTTATTTTTTAGACAACCACAAGATTTAACAGTTCCAGAAACAAGTCTATCTTGCACAACATCAATCGTTCCACCGCAATCACATTTACAGTGCCAGTATGATCTTCCTTTACGGCGTTTATCTTTCTTATACCCAAGAAATGAATCAACAATAAGATTTCCAAACCGTTTTCCAACCATATTGGCAGTATTTGCTTCTCTTGCCCTTTCTACTGTTATACATCCGCAAGATTTGACATGACCGTTTCTAAGATGTGCTGTTTTAACAAACACTTCATTACCACAATCACACTCGCATCTCCAATACTTTGCACCATCTTTAGAATATGCAAACTCAATCACAGTGAGGTTATTGAACTTTTGTCCTGTTAAATCTATCAATTTCATGTGCATACATCCTTTCAAATATTTCTATTTTACTATATATGCACTACTTTGTCAATCAACCAAACATATCTCCTAATGACTTTGTTTCTCCATTTCCACTCTGACCCTTCTTATCTGCGATCATAGCCTTAACGAAGTCATCTACGCCACTATCATCTTTCTTTCCCCCATTTGCGCCAGAACCACTTCCAGCACCACCACGGGTCTCTTTCTGTACGAACTCTGGATTAGCCTTTGCCCAATCTGCAATACCATCTACAACAGAAATTTCATTTCCTGCGGCATCCTTCATTGTAAGTGTTGAACCATCCTTATCAACGTCAACCTTCCCAAAGAATAGGTCAATCATCTGCTCTGGCTTGATTATCCGATTTGATACAAGGGCTTTCTGTATGGCATCACGCTTTACTGCATTAATTCGCTGTGTCTTTTCACTCTCAAGCTGATCTGAAAGTTCCCTCACAGTTGTATTTGCCTTTTCAAGCTCTCTTTGAGCCTTTGTGAAATCACGCTTTAGGATTTTAATTTCTTCTGGTGTTGTTCCACCACCAGCTTCCTTTACGAGCTTGTCCTTGACATCATCAAGCATCTTGTCAAAATCCTCTGTTTCAAGATTGAGATCAAATGCCTTTGAAACAATGTCAAACTTTTCTGATGTTTCCTTTAGCTTTGCTTGTTCATCTTCAAGCGTCTTTACCTTCTTATTCGCCGTGTTGAGTAGCTTAGTAATCGCATTAAATTCCTTTGTAATGGTTGCTACCTTTTCCTTGTTCTCTTCTCCCTCAAGACCAAGTGCTTTAATAAGTTCTTCCAGTGTCATGTTCTTCCTCCATTTTGTCCTAATATAATTCTAATTTATATTATACTGTATTTCTATACAAATGTCAACAACTATGTGTCATTACATACCAGTTGGTTGAACAACGCTTACCTGTCCTGGTTCTAGTGGCTGTTTTCCTGTTGGACTCTTTTCCACACTTTCAACAAGTTTATCCACAATATTTGCATCAACATCTTTAAGCGTTGCTCTTACAACTTGCTTACGCATTTCTTCATTATACTCTTCAGAGATATTCATTGTTAGTGCTGATGTTGCATTAGCAAGTGTTGTAGCGGCATCAATAATACCATATTGATTATTATACACAACAGAAAATTCTTTCATATCTTCATTCATATATTTTGAAAATACATACATTATAGACTTTTCTGCTTCTTGTAAACCTTGTCCTAATTCGCTAATAGTTTGAAATAGCTGTTGATTATCCCACTCACGAGCGGTTCCACTAACATTATACTGATTTACGCCAGTAGTCATTTGTAGTGTTGCCATCCTATAAATTTCCTTTATGCAGAAATTTATCTCATTCATGATAATATCGCTAGAATCTGATGGTGGAGTTATAAACTCTGGCTTTGCCGCGCTTTTTCCTCCACGATACATTATCATGTCGGCAGTACCATATCTTAATGGTTCATCTCCATTTTCATAATCATCTTCATCTGCGATTGGATATGTGAGTAATGAAAATGCTTGTGCTCTATTTCTTTCTCTAAGCTCTGAGCACGCATTATATAGGGCATGATTCGTTCTTGCTATAGCATACAGATCCGACTGTGGTATTAAATTATTACTGTCATTGATAGCCCCATATAAAGGTATTATTGGAATGATTCCAACAGGATTCTGGAAGGACTGTGTTTCGCCATCAACAACTTTCTTACATACCGTATTTGTCCACGTCCATGTCTCTGGTTTATTTACCGCATTTCCGTCTTTATCAAGAACATAATTATCTATAGTATATGAAATACTGACAAGTCTGCCAAGTTTATCAGTATACCAGTTTGTTACTTGTGCAGGACTTACAAGATAGAGATAAGGATATAGTCGCTGATCCACAACGTCTTTTTCTGTAAGTAATCTATCTTCTTCTACTTGTTCCATGTCTACAACAATAAACTCAACACCATGTAGTTTTGCCCTAATTGCCGCCTTTTTCATAAATCTTGTAAGTGTTGTCTTTTTTCCATCAACATCTTTTTCAAACAAAGATGCAGTTGAAGATAATCCACTTCGCATTGGCTCTGTCTTAAATATAGGATTAACATGAGCATCTACAACTGGTTTTACATAGTTAATAAAATAGCTCATATTCTTTCTTCGCACATATTTTTCTGTTCTTTCACTAGGATGTGGAATAAGATATTCTCCTGTCTCAAATCCACCAGATGCCCTATATGCGTTATCGAGAAGTTCATATTTTCCTATTAGTTGTCCATTGTAACTAGCAAGCATAGAAAGTTGTTTTATTAGTTCACTTTGTTGTTCTTCTACTTCTAAAAACGTATGAACTGAACCGCCAGCTTCTAATACTGTTCTTTTTTCTCCTATTTGTGACAAATTATTCCTCCTCTCTTATTAGAATCCTACAATTCTTGTTGCATCACTTATTTTTGACTTTGGTTGCATATACATCACACCATACCTAAGTGCATCACAATTATGTATAATAATATCTGACGTAGTGACTGCAAAACAATGAGTATCTTCTACCTCCATATTATATACATCTTCGTTTTCATGTTTATCTATATGAACAAGTTTTGTATGTGATACTGATGTTTTAATCAAATCTTCTGTTGTAATGTCTTTTGCCTCTACCCAACCACGATTTACTGTCAAAATCCTATGATCTGGTGTAACATTCAATATGTCTCTTGTATCAAATACAAGAGAAATTACTTCTGTATCTTTTCTTGTCATATGAACATCAAAGAATCTTCTCGTGCAACAATATCCATTTTCATCACATGTGATAAGTTCTCCTGTTTTTCCAACGAGATCTTCTATTGGTATATAACCTTCTGTTGTATTTATCAATGTATCACCAGTTATGCAGGCGTGATCGTCAACCTTACGAGGAAGATCGACTCCCCTAAGTTGCGCTTTCTCATCCCAAACGTATGTCTGTAGCTCTCTTATGAGATTTTCACACTGTTCCTCTATCAATATTTTTCCTTGTCCCATGTCAGACGCAACTGTCCTTATTCCTGGGAGAACATCATTTATAGCATTTTTTGTTTTCATGTGAAATCTTCGTGCCTGTAGTTTAAAACTACTTGCAGAAGGGTCAACAACTACAACAATCTGTCTGTATGTTCTCTGTGTTAATTCTGTTTCTTCGTTTATAAAATCTCTTAGATCATTTACATATTCTATATCTGTTTTTTGTGCTTCTTGGTTTCCGTCCTCTTCTTTTACTGCGGCTCGTCCATCAAAATAATATTCTTTGCATACATATATAGTATTATCTATGGTCTTACCGAGCAGTAAAAATGCTGTCGGGTTTGCTGTGCCTATATCACAACACACACACCAATCTATTATATCTTCATACGGAATATCCGATTGCTTTATGACATGTTCTTTTTTCTTAAACATATCATATATCAATCCGTCTGCAACCACCCATTTGCCTTCAATGTATCGTTTTGCAAACACGCCACTAAAATTTTTCTTATATCTATCAAGAACATCTTGTGGTAATGATAAATTATCTTCCATATTAAAATGAACGTATAATCCATCTTTCTCTCTTAGTTTCTTTAATACATTCTTATAAAACCAATGATGTGGAGAAGATGGGTTACAATTTATAAACAACTTTGCTCCATCAATAGATAAACGAGATACTGCTTGATTGTAAAAAGACTCTGGCATTAGAACTGCTTCGTCTAGCAAAAGACCTGCAAGTGTCATACCTTGAATGAGATCTTGTGATGATTCGTCCTTACCACCAAAGATAAAGAAGTAATTTACTACCTCACACTTAATTATTTCTATGTAGTTCTCTGATCTGTGTTCAATAACATCATAATCTAATGCCATAAGCATCTGTTTCAATGTCATAAGCACGTTTCTTCTGAACGATCCTACTGATTTACCACACATCGCAGCATTTTGTTGATTAAACGTGTTCATCATAAACAAAACAAAGGATAACGCCATGCTTACTGTCTTTCCGCTGCGAATCGCGCCGTCAGCAATAAGCATAAACGAATCATTTACTGGCGATTTTTCTGTCCACCAACTTAGAACCTTTAATTGCTTGTTTGAAAAGGGTTTAAATTTAAATGCTGATAATTTCAGTTTCTTGTTATTAGCCATCTTCCTTTAATGCCTCATCAAGGTCACTATACACATTATCACCTGTCCATGTATCATCAATTCTTCCAGTAATGGCATCGAGTATTCTGCTATCTTCTTTTGCCTTATTATCCTTCTCTGCTTGCCACTCCATAAAGTCTTTTATTTTATCCCAACATGAAAGTTTATCTACAAGCTGTATAGTAACTCCATCTTTACCCTGTTTGATACTACTGACAAGAGACATATCCAAATCTTTACTGTTATTTAAGAATACTCTGCTTCTTTTATTTGTGATTGGTTCGCCAGTATCCATATTTAGAACTGGATTTCCTTCTTTATCAAGAACTGGCTTTTCTTCTTCCTCTACTCTTACATAATCTCCTATATTTGCATTTGCAGCTTTTAGAAGAAATTCTATGTACTGTGTTGGATCAATATCAAAACCAACTGACATTATCTTTCTTGCTCGCTTTATCGCCGCTCTAATATGTGGTCTTTGTAGTAGTTCACAAGCCTTAACTCTTGATGTTGTTATATTATCCATATTATATGCCTTGCGATAACTCTGAGCACCGTTGTATGATTCTAAATACAGAAGTAGGAATGTCTTTTCATTCTCAGTCATATCACTTCCAAATATTTCTTCAAAAATTTTATCATTTACAACTTCTTTTACGTCTTTTCCCATATGCAATCTCCTTTCTAAATATTATATTTAATTATAACACAATTAATTTGTAAAGTCAATAGAAAACACAAAAAGCCCACCATTTCTGGTGAGCCTTATGCGGAAAGGAGACAATTAAAATGAACTAGGACTTCATAAGACTTTCGCCTTACTCCGTCTGTGAGACTAGGCAGGTAAACGCGAATACCATTTTGCCTAGAGAACACACACGTCTGTCAAAGAACCACTTTATAAGATGTGGTAGAAATACTCCGTGTAAGTCATTTCTATAGCGGCTACATACCCAACGCGCTTTCCACATCCAGTAGCCATTGCAACAACACCATTATCTTGTTGCTCCCAATCTAGGTTGAAACCTTATCTTCTCTGTAGCAGGATTTTTGGATTTGCACCAAAGTCTTACAACTGGTTTTGTTGTATGTTCTTCTGTTAAACTAAATCCGCATGGTCGGGCATACAGGTAACGCTCCTGTGTCTTGGGTTTATAAGACCCCTGCACTCACTTTTGTGCTAATGCCCAATATTTCTTATGTAGCCCCACCCATCGCCCATAAGTTGAAGCCATTCTGACATTCTGCTTTGAGTTGTCAAGCATGCGCTTCCTCCTGCTGTTTGTACTTTTGGCTTTTATTATCTAGGCACAGCCTACTCGCACATCATTTTGTTATATATCAGTATTTTGTTTTGCTGTTTGTGCCTACTCACAAGACGCTTATGGACACCTGCTGTGTTAGATTTGATTTCAGTTCAAATTTATAAATGATTTGCTGTCTGCGTCTTTATGTATATATCTTACCACATCTTTTTACTGTTGTCAACCCTAATTTCAAAAATTTTATCAACAATTTCGTATCGTGGTAAATTAAGTTGCTTTACAAGAGCCTTATACGGATCTAGCTCACTTGACATCACCATATCCATAAGATTCTTGCTGAATCCACTGATAAGAATTACTCCATTTTCATTCTGCGTGAGAGGTACTGTGTTTGTCCTAGAATTTACGTTCCAGAAAACTAACTTTGGAAGTTTATATCCTTCCTTCTTGTACTTTTCCGCTATGGTTTCAAACAACGCTTTATTGCCCTTTTCATTGTAATATCCTTGCGCCATGTTGAACTCCATATCACTCACAATTAGTACAGTCTTTGGCATATCTTCTTGTGATACGCCATTCTTTACTGCGGTGTCAAGAATAAGATCAAAAACACTCTCAATATTCGTACTTGAAATATCATCATATTTTGCAAGATATTTGAGCTTATCATGAAGATTATCAAGATGTGATACATCAATCAACTTAGCCCATGAACTAAACGTGATGAACTTGTCTTTGAACGCTCCTTCATTATTCTCTGCACAATAAAGAGTGATTGCATCTGCAACTTCAAGTGCGGTAAGACCTGACTTATCAACTGGAACAGTCATAGATCCGCTACCATCACGAACAACAACAGTATCGCTAAACCCATTACACTTATCCTGTGCTTTCCATAGTTGCTCAAGTGTCTCGTCATAATCCTTATGCACGGCACACCATTCACCAAACTCTGCGTAAGCATGGACAATATCATGGAGAAACATAGCGTTTGCATTGATCTTTGTCTCACCCTTCTTGAGTGATTCAAGATACTTTTCTCTGCGCTCCCCATCATGACGCTCAAACGCATTACGATAGTTTACATTAGCCTTTGATGGAACTGCTGAGTAGTCAATTTCTCCCCACTCATTTTCAGACATCTTACGCTCAACAACATCAATATATGCACGTAGTTCTGATAAAATCTTTCGATATTCGCTCTTTAGCATACCAAGATAATTGCAGATCATCTTTGCTTTTGCACAAGTTTCTTTACTGCTTGCATTGATGCTAGGAAGCCATTTTGCCAGGAGTGATACAGATTTCTTATCATCCATATCTTGCATATCATTCACAAGTTGCTTGTCAATCTTATCTAAAATCATATTGCGAATAAAATCATTGTCTGTACGATAGGCAATATCTACGTAATCATCCCATCGACCATATTCCGCAATATCAACTTCCTTAATAAAGATATTGGCAAGATCAACATCATATGAGATAAGTTCAAGCACAAAGTCTCTAAATGATTTACGCTCGCCGATTCCTTCTCGAACATCCCTAAGATAAAGAAGCCACTTGAGCGTCAGCTTTTCATCCTCATTGAGTGCTTGCTTAAACAAGTCCTTATCAATAGTCTTTCTAAATGAAGGTACTTGAAAATTTAGATCAACTAACTTACTTCCAGATGTTTTAAATCCAACAGCACCATTCTCTGTTACTGACTTTTCGTCATTCTCAATCATTTTCATAAAATCCATGTTTTATTCCTCCTAGACACTAAATAGTCAAACTGCTGTAAATGCCTAAATACTCAAGACAGTATCTTGTTAGCTGATTTTAGGTCAGCACAGAATGATTGCTGTTACTGCCTTTTATTTCATATATTCTCTGGTAGGCAATTATATCCTACTACAAGTCCGCAAACTTGTCAGCCTATTAAATGTTTCAGAGAAAAATTATGGTGCTGACAGCGAGATTCGAACTCGCACCCACTTAACTAGAACGGTTTTTGAGACCGTCGTGTCTGCCAATTCCACCATGCCAGCATTATATCATATTCAAATTCCAAAGTCAAGTCTTTCTTTTGGAATTTCTTGTTCGTATTCTGTACGATAGATTACAACCTTTTCTGCATCATACTTATTATATAACCCAGTTGATAGCAAAATCGCATCCATCTCAGTGTGTACTTCACATAGGATCATATTTCCGTGTGTTTCTACATTACTGCATAAAGTTTCTAGCTTTTCTACAAGCTCTTTGTTTACTTCTTTATAGTAAGATTTAACGAGAATCATATTATCTTCTTCCTTATTAACAAATGGTACGCCTAGAGGAACTCGAATCCCCGACAAGTGCTTTAGAAGAACACTGCTCTTCCAACTGAGCTATAGGCGTATTATGGAGCTTCTAGCTAGGATTGAACTAGCGACCTACTGATTACAAATCAGTCGTTCTACCAACTGAACTATAGAAGCATGGTGGAGCTGACGGTATTGAAACCGTGTCCAGAGACTACTTTCATATAAACCTTATACACGCTTGTTGAAAAGGTTTTGGTAGATTAGGTCTACCAGCCCAATGACATAGTTGGTTTTATTAGACCACTAACAACATAACCAACTAGAAAAGTTATTAGTAGTTGCTTTTAAGCCGCTAGGCTGTAAACTTCGTTTTCGTCAGTTCTTTTGTTTGCTGTTTTACTGGTACGCCCCAGACGTGAGTTTATATGTAGTTTTCCTCTGTCGAAACCTTTCAGCCCCGTTACAGTTCTTATTATATCACTGTGAAACATCTTTGTCAAGCATTTTTTCTGCTTTTTCTTTTGATTCTTTTATTATAGAAATATCTCTCTCGCAATCTGCCTTTATAAATCTTAGATTGATTCCATTTTTCTTGCAAGTCTTAATAAATTTTCTATATTCTATTTCACTCACAAGATTACTTCTCCCATTTATTGCTTCAACAATATAATCATCTAAGTAAAATACATCAACATTCTTTATTGGTGATACATTCATATTTTGGCTATATGCAAAAGTATAAACAGCACACATCAAAGAAAGTTCAAGTGCGTTTATCTCTGTAATCTTAAAGAAAGGCTCTTGGTATGTAATTTCTCCATTCTTAACAACTGTATAAGAACAAACATTCTTGTAATTGCCTAAATATATCTTTAAGTAATCTTCTTCAAAAAATAATCTAATTTTCTTTCTCTTCTTTCTCTCTATTATTCTATATTCCTCAGACAGTCTATATACTATATCTCTTTTGGCAAGACGATCTGTCATTAAAGAAAGTTGTTCTCTAAAATCTTCAAGACTATATGTATCTTTATACAAATTGCAATCGTGACAAGAAGGATTCAAGTTACTTTCATCATCAGTACCACCTTTACGTACTGCTAAGATATGATCTACTCTTAGATTTTTTCTATCTTCTATGAGTTTTCCACAGTATGCACACCTCTTACCATACTTCATCCACACATTCTGTCTTGTTTTATCTTGTATTTTGCTTCGCATATTTAACCTCTTTACATTGCAGACAATTTCTCTTTTATTGATTATATCACAAGGTAAATGCTTCTGTCAACACATATTTTCCATTATCTGTCAAGTAGGTATAGTTATCCTTAAACCAACATACATATATTTTTATTTCATATTATTAAACTCCTAACATCGTTTACGTACTTTGTACTTCAACTCGTTAGGGCTACACAAACCTCGTTTGCTCCGCACTCTCTTCTCTATTTATTTTCTGTATTTTTTTTTCTCTGTGTAACTTAACTTTTTAGGTAAACCCTCAATGGGAATTTCACTAGATTTAGGCTATTAGAGGGCATAGTACACCACCTAGGAAACAAAAAAGACGCTAAAAATGGACGCACGAATACACCGCAAAATGCAGTGTAATTACGATCCATAATTAGTTCTTAGTTGTTTCTCTAGGTGTCCTAACATACATACATAATCAATGAGATTTCACTGAGTTTGAGTATATCGTCAGGGTTCTGTTTTTACAGAACTAGACTTACTGTTAAGCATTTAAGCAGTCCTCATGCCAGTAAGCCGACCACCCTACCGAAGTAGCCTGCTCCCAACCTAACCGATTATAGCCGTTACCGCAGCATATTATTTACATAATATGTCCTCTGTACGCCAGAGGAAGTCCCCATTTTAAGTGTCGCGGCTGGGATAGACCGCGTGTCCGTATGTCTTACCCTCCAGTTTAGATTTTATCTTACTATATCACTAGACCCATTAGCGAACATAGCCTTGCTAGGTAAGCCCCAATATTTAGTTTGTATATGCATTATATCACAGAAAAAACCGCTTGTCAACAGTTTTTTAAAATTTTTTTTATTAAATTAGTATTGACAAACTGATTTTATTTTGATATAATGAACAACAATAAGTGCTGTCCGCAAAGTATGATAGCACAGAAGGTAAATTTTGTCAATAGTAGGAGGAAATATGAAACAGAAATATAGGACGGCAATCTACAATATTGCACACAACATTCCAGACAGCCTAAAAGAAAATGAAGAATATGTGCATCTTATTGCAAGACATTTAATGAAAAGACTTTATGATTTAACGGATATTAGTTATATATTTGTTGTTATTAATGAATTAGCAAATGGAACAAAGCATAAAAAGGATAAAGAAGTTATAAGACACTTTTATACTGAGTTAAGTGTGATATAAAAATTTTCTGAAAATTATATTGACATTAGCCATAATTTGTGCTATACTCTAATATAGAATTATATGTGGTCTTGGAGGAAGATATGATACAAAAACACACAGGAAGTAAAAATGTTCAAGGAACGATTACTTTGAACAAGACAGCACTTTCTGATATTGGTGAGTTATACAGACTTATGCCCTCTGCTGCGCGAATTTGGTTCTTGCTTATCGCTTACGCAGACGATAATAATGCAATTATAACAGATACTTCGACAATATCAAAAATGCTTGGAATGGATATTAAGAGAGTAGAATGTGCGTTACACAAGCTAGTTGAGAATGGTTATATTACAATTATTCTTGTAAAACTAAGGCATGAAAATGATTTGATTGGCGTACAGCATGATGAAGAAATGTACGAAAACACTGAAAAAGAAGTTTGGCGTGTTGTGCGTGAGAAATATCTAGGAACAATTAAATTCTCTGAGAAGAAACTAAAGATACGAATAAATGAAAATATAGTACAGTGTAGCAATAATCAGAGAAACAATATACTTATTGGCTTAGACAAAGATGGAAAAGTGTTTTATGACACAAGGATTAGGGATAACGAAATTATTTGGGAACTTTAAGTGAGGGAAGACATGAAATTACAGAACACAAATATAAATATCAGGGTTACAAAGAAGATGCGCGAACAGTTAGTTGAGATCTCAAAAGAGCGTGGAGTAAGCTATTCTTCTGTGCTACGTAAAATGATTAAGGAATATATTGCAAGGAATGGGGAGATTGATCTCCTTGATGAGGACGAGTAATGTTTGAGCATGAGAGACTTCTATCTTCAAAACTAGAAGAAAATGTGTTTTCGTTTCGCGCAAAGAAAGACAAAATATTTTTAGTCACCTTATCAGACTTACACGTTGGAGCAGGGGATAGGAATTATATCAAGGAAATAATAAAGTTTATTTTATCTGTACCAAATATGTATGTAGTCCTTGGTGGAGACATGGTAAATAATACAACAAAAACTTCAAAGGGAACTACACTTGAGGAATATGCAAGTGGACAAGAACAAATAAATCTATTGGTGGAATATTTGAAGCCTCTTGCTGATGATAATAGAATTATTGCCGTTGTTGGTGGGGGAAATCATGAAAGACGGTCATATAATGACTGCTTTATCTCTCTACCACAGATGATTGCAACACTTCTTGGGATACCAGATCTATATGTTGGAGAATTTGGCATTGGATATATCAATGTAAACAAAAACTGCTATATGTACGGTGTTGTCCACCAACACAGAAAGACAAGAAACTATTATGAGCACATGAATATGGATATTCTAATCATGGAACATACGCATGAACTAGATATTCGTCAAAAGCTAGTAATGGAACACAATAAATATGCAAAAAAGACTTATCTAAAACTTATATATGAAGTAGACAATGGTTCTGCTCTTGCGTTGCCGTCCTATGCAAAATTTGCAGGATATAGACCACTGCCAGTTGGATGCTATATCGCTGAACTTAGTGGGAACAGCAGGAATATAACTATGTGGAAGGATGTTGATTTATATAATGCAATCAAGCAAGGCTATCGAACCAATTAAACAATTTAAGAGTATAAGAGAACTAAAAGATTGTGCTAAGTGGTGGCAAAAAAGACTGTTTTTGGAGAACTGGTTTATAAAGTATGAACTTGTGGATAAGCGACTTGCAAAAGAAAGTGGAGAACCTATTGATGGATATTGCCAATTTTCAGTAGAAAACAAGGAAGCAAAGATAGTTATTTCAAATATGCCAACAGAAGAAGGTATCGTTGAATTTTCAGCAGAACTCACACTTGTTCATGAGCTTTTACATATAAAAAGAGAGTATTTGCCAAGGTCATACAGTGAAGAAGACGTTGAATCTTTTGAAGATATTTTACTCCATCAAAGCCAAGAAGAAATGGCTAAGACACTTCTTCTAACAAAATATGGCATTGAAAAGGATTGGTTTTTAAGATGAGATTTGACAATGACAAGGAAATCAACCTAAAAAACAACAAGGAAAGAGATAGATTCTACAAGAAAATGTCTGAGGAACAGAAGCTATTCTTTCATTCTATTAAAGGAAACATCTTTACTTTTTGCGAAGCCGTTGCGGGAACAGGTAAAAGCCATGTTTCTGTCGCGGCTATGGTTGATATGCTTGCAAATGGAGAAATAGATAAAATCGTTTACATTCAAAAAGCATCTGAAAGATATTTAGAGCATGGATTTCTTCCTGGTGGCATTGAAGAAAAAACAGAAGCACTTTGGACACCATTTTATGACGCTATGCTAACATTAGGATACTTCCCAGAGACAGTAAGTAGGATGGTACAACAAGGCATTATTCAACTAACAACGGATTCAACCCTACGTGGCATAAATCTTGAGAACGCAGGAGTAATACTGGACGAATGTGAGTCGATGGATACAGAAACACTTAAATTGATTTTTACCAGGTGTCATGATTCATGTCACGTAGTAATGATTGGGGATATTAAACAAAAAGATAACAGAGGACGAAATGACTATTTCGTTGCCTATGGAGACTATTTAGCAAACAGTAAATTAGGAAACAAGTGCTATCTAACGAAGAACTATAGAGGAAAGTTTAGTCAGTTAGCAGAGGATTTTGGGGGTTAATCATGAATAAATACAGAGTAGCATTTAATGTAGACGGTAAGATTAATTATATAACCGTTGACGCGACGTATTATGTGAGACAAGAAGGATTTGTTGATTTTATAAGGATCAAAGAAGATGGAGACGATGAAGAAGTGTTTTCTATCAAGATCGACCACGTTATCAGTATTTTAAAATCTTAACCAAATTTTAATTTAGAGATGTATTGACATCTCTATTTTTATATGTTAATATGTAGACATAGAAAGAGAGGTAATAGAAATGGCAACCATGATTTTATCAGTGATTTTTGTTTTTGCATCAACATATCTTTTTAAGAACAAGAAGTACATTCTTGGACTGGTTAGTTTCCTTATCGGCGGGGCATTTGCTCTATTTACACAAAACCCACCATCTGTGGTGTTCCTTGCACTGCTTATTGCTTGGTTTACCACACCAGTAAAGCCGACCAAGGCAACAAAGAAAAGCCCAGTGGGGGGTTTCAGAAAGCCCACCATGAGTTATATGATGAGGTAAATATGAGGGATTATACAATAAAATCGTGCAGTAGTGATATATCCTTTTGTGCAGGAAACTGCTCAAACATGGACTGTGACAGAAACATGGATGGTGCGTTATTCAACAGAGCAAAGAGAGCAAAAGATTTTTACTATGCAGTATGCGATTTTAGCAAAGAATGTAGTAAATATAAGGAGAAGAAATGAATTTCCATTGGTTGACAGGTCACAAATATAAGCTAAAAAAGCTATTATATCGTGCAGTGATTGAAAACAGTTATGGGGCGAACTATTATAGAATAACAGCATTTGGCTACTATGTATGTAGCTGTGGAAAAGCAAAGATAGAGCCACTAAACATAACTGATATGTCAATGGACGAAAAGAGATTTGAAGACAAAGTGAACTATCTTCGCTCACTTGGATACGTAGACGATATGGAATTTTATGGGTGGTTAGCAAATGAAGCATCCGACGAACAAAAGACAGAGGATACTAATACAGAAGAGAAAGAATAGAATTTTATTTAATAGAATACGTGGATATAGGTATGTAGTACCTATATGGTATAAAAATGGTGTCCCAAAGCGGTACTATTTTCAGTCAAAATACTGGAAAAACCAAGCCAACAGATACATTCGGCGCAAGAAATTAAGTAAAATCAAGCAATATAAAAAAGAATACCCATATATATGGAAGATATGGTAATAAGGCAACAGAACAACAGGTTGCCTTATTGCTTTACAGCAAATATTGACATTTATCTTTAACCATGATATAATAGTAATATAATACTTATAGAAAGGTGGAGATAATTTATGCTAATGGAAGAAGATCTTTTAGCACTATCAACATTAGTGAGCAAGCTACAGATTGAGGGTTATGACGTAGCAACACTAAAGGAGATACTCAAGAAAGAGCGCAAGAAGCTCAATGAGAGACAGGCAGAGGACTTAAAGTTATACTTCCCAATCAAGTCTAACGTAGGTGTCCGTGTTTCAGAGATTGAGTATGGCTATCGCAATCTACGTCTCAATGTACTTATTGAACTTGAGCGTGAGACAGGTGTCTTTGACATCAACAGCAAGCCAGAGCTATTTGAGAGCATCATCCGCAACACACTAATGCAGTGTGCGAGAAACATCAAGGCAGAATACATTAAGGAAGTAGCAAAGCTAACTGCTGGCACTACACCTCCTGCAAGTTCTACCAAGACAGCGAGTGCATCTAATCCAATCGTACTAACAATAGGTTCTAACTCACTACAAGTTGAGACAGGTACTATTGACACAGCAGTAGCATGGCAGATCAAGAAGATTGAAGATCATAGCGGCGTAAGCCTAGATGGTACACATAGTGCAACAACGGCAACAGCAAGCGCACCAATCAAAGTAACACTTTGGGACGGCGTAAGCACAGGCACAGAAGTAACACTAGAAGCAGTAAGCGGCAACTGGGACGGCAGCTCAATCAGCGGGGCGAGTGTGGCAATCACTGGTGGCGTTTAACAAGTATTCATGGAGGGGGCAGGAATGTCCTCTCTTTTTAATATAGAAGGAGGAATAAGATGTATATAAAACAAACAGCAGAAATGCTAGGAGTAGAACTCAATGAATATTTTGAAGTATATGACGAAGCAAACACACTAAAGGGACAATACTGCTTTGATGAAATAGGTTTCCCAGACAGTCATATACTACTAAACATACTCAATGGAACATATACAATGAAGAAGAAAAAGTTCAAGCCTAAAAACGGGCAAGAATATTTCTTCTTCGCGCCAGACGGGAACTTTTCGGGGGGAATAAACAAAAAAGAATGGAATGATTCCCTCATAGATCTAGAACATTATTACACAGGTAATATATATAGATCAAAAGAAGAAGCAAAAAGATATAAAGATGAACTAATGAATAAACTAAGAGAAGAATACACAGGAGAAGAAAGAGACTAAAACAGTCTCTTTTTTTATTACAGATAAAAGTAAAATACAAAAATTCAAAAAATTATAGAAAGCCTACCAAAACAATTAGAATGTCATTAACAGTAAAAAGTTTTTCTCAAACTTGAAAAAATTATAGTGAGTGGATATTACTGCTAAGAACACAGCAAAATATTTAATGGTATTGACAGCAAAAGTCAGTTTTCAGATCTCAAAAAATTAGAGAGAGTGGATGGTTTAGACGTGTCAACACAGTAAAAAGTTTTTTTCTAAATACCAAAAAATTATAGAGAGTATATTAAAGGTATATACAGATAAAACTCTTTTTCAAATTTTCAAAAAATTATAGAGAGCCTAGAGATACCCCACAGCCGACCCAAACTTGAATCCTACCCCCTCCTCCTTCATGTATGGAGAGCGCACCGGCTGCGTTCATGATTGACGCAAGAGCTGCTGCGTTCGTGAATGAGAAAAGCTGCGGCTGATTCGTTTTGTCTGACAATTTATCTATGGGCGGGCAGGGAATTTTCAGACAATAAAAAAGAGAACGGATTTTCTCCGTCCTCTAATTGAGAATCAGACTTCTTCACCAATCCTTTTGAGAATGGTTATCACAGTCGCATCGGTGAAGTCTCGACGAAAAATCCGAACATATGAACTCTCAGCCGCCCGCTCGATATCGTCGAACATATCGCCGACAGAATAAATCTCGTCGTTAGCATAGGCGCGAAGCGACGTGCCGTCATCCGTCGTGCCGATCTGGTAGGTGTCCACGTAATCCAGCCCTACCACGCGCACGATAGCACCATCAAAAACAGCCGCCTTGATCTCTGCAAGTGTCATTATAAACCCATCCTAAAATAGCCATAAATTGCCCTAGAATCGTTCTAACGCCGCCGCCTATAGGAATGTATAGGCGGCAACGCTAAACCCGATCAAACGACAAGATAAGTAATGCGGTGGTGACTTGTCATCCCGTGGCTAGGATGATGCACCTTGAGACCAATCCCAAACCGCCCGCGATAAGCCTCGCGGTATCCCGTCCCCTTGCGTGACACGTAACCACGCGCAAGCGCGGAATGATGCACAGTCAGCCCGTTATCGCCTGCCATGTCATGTAGCATTGCGACAAGCACCTTGCGGCACTCGTCAACGTCCTCGCACGCCTCACGCATGATCTTAATGTACTCGTTGAGACGTTCCGTCGGATACGATGTCCCATGCGGGCGGTATCCGCATGAGATAACCAACCCATAGGGCGCACCGTCGATCTGGTCGAAACTGTAATAGTCACAGTTCCAACCATACACGCCCGCGCTATAGGCATAAGGCGTGACCTTGCAAAGTCGCTCCACCTCCTGCATCGCGCAATACGGCAAAGAGATGAGATGTGCCGCGCTTTCGCGGATTGATTTCTGTGTGACCTGTACTTTCATTTCAATCTTCCTCCTTGTGTTTCATGTGAAACATTAAAACTAGATTAGAAACGGCTGCGTTAACTGTTGGAATACCGCATGTCGCGGCAAAATGCCAACACGCGCTGGATGTGTTGGAACAGGTGATGATCGCGGAACTCACGCTCTCCTGTCTTGCGCCCGCCTTGATCGCGCACATAGATATACTCTACGATTGCGCCCGTCTCGTTGCAACGGGCAAACGTCGCGCCGTCTACTGGTGATACGTCGTAGACGTAGGCACGCGTGCCGTCGGCGCGGGCAAAGTCAACGTCGATGTATTCCGCGCCGAAATTATCGACATAGTGACGTGCTGTCATGTGGAGACCGCACGCCTCGAAAGAGACTTTCGTCATCGATGCCGTGGGACGCCCGAAAGCGTCGTTACCCATCATTCCCATGGTAATTCCTCCTTCCCCTCATAGAGGGGACTAGTGTTGATCGGGCTTATCGCCCCTTGCGATATACGTATTATATCACAGCTTAACAGTATAATGCAATAGGCAATTTGAGATTTTTTGAAAACCTGTAAAGCCTTCTGGTACGTCCCGATATATCCGTAATGACACGTTTTCGATTTTTCCTATATAATGGTAGGTTTTTGTTCAATTTTTGCACTCAAAAACGCTGGATCCCTTATGGCTGTAGGGCTGCTGGCTTTAGCGATAGCGGATAAAAAAGAAGGGGAAAATTACAGTAAAAAGGGAAGAAAAATCGTAGAAAAACCCCTTGCAATCTCCATACGTCCCATGCTATAATAGGCGTAGCCGATCAACAGAGACAGCCCGACACGGGCAGGAGGTACACCATGTATGATTTTCTGATTATCAATGGCGGTATGATGATTGCCAAGGTCAATGGCATGTGGCTACACAACGGCGCGGCGGTTGACCCCCGCGCAATCATCCGTGACCTTGCGTCAAGGCAGGACGAGGTAGGGATTATCGCCTACAGAGCCGACGGTATCGCCGATGCCTACGACTACGTAGGAGGTCGGCACTATACTGATAGGAGGTGATTAGCATGACGTATCACATCCACGTTAATAGCCGCGACGCGGCGTGGCACATCGCCGATAATCTCACGCCTTGTGACTACCTGCTGGTAGACACGGCGGCGGGATATCCCGTCTACGAGACAACAGACGGGGGCGGCGCATGGATTAGTGACCTAGGGACGCGCTTAGAGGTCACACACGCGGCAACAGGTGACAGCCACATCGTGTGGATTGACCGCACGACACGGCGTGACTACATCCGCGACGATGATTATTGATCTCAACTACAGCCCCTCTTCGGAGGGGTTTTCTTTTGCGCTGCTATTGAGAATGATTCTCTTTCTTGTTGTAACCGATCTGGTTACAGCGATAGCGGAAAAATAGAAAAACTGAAATTTTTCTGAAATAAAGAAAAATCAGAAAATTCCCTGATAGTCTGAATCTCAAAAATTTTCAGAATAATCTATATATAGTAGAATAGTCATACAATAAGAATAGTCCGAAAACTCAGTTACCTAAATAGTCTGAAAATGTGAATCGTCTGATAATAAGAATCGTCACGCAATTCCAATTATCTGATTATTCAGTTATCTGAAAATTCTGTTATCTGAATCGTCTGAAAATTCCATTAGTTAGTAGAGCGAATAGTCTGAATACTCTCTGTATATATAATTGTTATATAATTGTTAGTGGGGTCTTGATGGGGTCTGTAGCCGCCCTATATAATTGTTTACCTATTCTAGTGGGGTTTATATAATTGTTACGTAAAATCAGTGGGGAATGGTTTTGTAACCAAGCTAAGTTTACATTTAACCACTAAAAGCACTCTACCATAAATGAAAATCGATAAAACCCCCCCTATAGGGATACAACCCCTAAAAATTAGGTGCTCATCCATAAATGCCATTTATGGTAATTCTGCCTTTTCCAAGAATTAAACTCATTATAGTTTACATTAAACCGCCTTAAACAGGTAGTTATCCACTGTTTTCTGTTGATAACCTGTTGATAACTACTGTTTCTGCAAAAATTTGCCTAGGTTTTGCCAAAGAAATTTGCCAAGTGACGCTATTTTTTGCTAATTCACCAATGACAATAAAACTTGTCATTTCTACTGTCTACTATATGCTATTATCTCTACTATATCTTATTTATCTATATTCTATTACTAATCTTTTTTCTTTCTTTGTTTTCTCCCCCGATGGGTTCTTCTCTTTCTGTATCTACTGGTTCTTTTCTCTCTTTTATTTTTCCCCCGACTTTTTCCCTATTTCTTTTCTCTATGTCTAATCTTTTCTTCCTTCTCTTTTCTCCCATGAACGGGTTCTTTTCTCTCTCTCTTTTATCTTTTCCCGCCGTGAAAGTGTTATTCTCTCTTCCTCTTTTCTCCCCCGAAACCTATTTTCTTTCTTCCCCTCCTATGTGCTATTATCTTTTCTCTTCCCTCTATGTTTTATTTCCTCCTATGACTTTCCCCTGCTGTGATCTCTGCTATCTTTCCTTATATGGCTGTCTCTTTCTCTCCTATCTTCCCCCGACGGGTTCTTTGTTCATTGTAGCTTTTCCGCTGTGATCTCTCTTTCCCCCGATCTGCCTTTTCACCGCCCTAGGGGTTCTGTTACACTCTGTTAGGCTCTATGTGTCCAATTCTATGGTTAATGTCATACCGTGATACCTACGTCCTATTTTTCTTGCCAATTCATTTTTTGAATACGCCCTTCCTAGGAAAATCTTTCTTATGCCTGTTTTGAATCCGCCCTCCTTTTTGAAATCGCCCCTTCCCTTGAATCCGCCGCATATATTAAATGAATCACCCCCCTACACCTTTTAGAATAGCCCCTCTATGCCCTTAAAATACCCCTAGAATCGCTTTTAATGCCCTGCCTATACCTAGTATACCCCTTGCGTTTTTAGACGCTTAAAAGGGCTATCTTTTGATAGCCACTCGTTGTTAAACTTTGCACCTTGTCAATACCGTTTGCTTTGTTCCATTGTACTCTCTGAACTCCTTTACCGTCCCTTTTAGCGTGATCTCTGTTTCTGCATCCAGTTCTTCAAGTGCTTCCCTAGGTGTCGTTTTCCATACATAACAGATTCCGTTAGCATCCGCGAACTGATAGAAAACGCTCGTCCCGTATTGTGTAGCAAAAGCTGTTTTTCTTTTCAGTGTTACGCTAACTTCTACCTTGTCACCGATGTTTATGTTAGCGAATTTATCTGTGTAGGAAATGCTGTTTGCTAGGTGTTTTGCGTATGCGCTAGGAATAAACGCTATATATCCTAACTCCTTATCGCTTGCATATCCGTCCTTCAAGATTGATGTGACATTGTTCCAAAATGCATTATCCTCATCGTTCTTGCTAATCCACCAAGCAATCATGTCCTCAACGATCTCTTTGTTGTTCTCGTACTTGCTTGCCTCCTTCCAATAGATTCTTGCACACTCTGTTTTTGTGGAATCCTTCTTGTACTCCGCAGCATCCGATGTGGAGATGTAGCCCTTCTCCTTAATCACGCTGTGTGCTATCGTCAAGAAATTCTTAACGTCGTAGTAGTTCTTTCCAAGCATCGGGATGAAGTCTTGATAGTCATATCTTGATACTTCATCAACTTCATCCATCCACTTCATCATCTTGTTAAGGTCTGTTTCCACATTGTTCAGATAATCCTTGACACAAGCCATCCCGATCTGCACAATCTCTCCCGTGGAGATGTTTTTTAGTATTAAGAACTTCTTTCTGTTTCTTTCCTTCCCACAATGGTCACAGTGGGACGTGTGCTCCCAGTACTCTTTTGGGACTTCATCAACCCCGCCGCCGTTGATTGTCACATGGTTTAACTTGATCTGCTTTACTGCCAAGACTTCATAACCACCAACAAGCGGCTTGTCTCCTTCAACAGTGAAGGTAACAATCGGGAACTTCCCTTCATACAGGCTTTTGGAAACAACATTGATAACAATGTTATCGCCGTACTTCTCTGCCTTTTTGGTAAAGGCTTCAAACATTTCTACAGGAAGTGTATAGGTGCTCATAATCTTTTCTCCTTGAATAGTTTTCCCTATCGACAAGTATAATATAACACATGATTTATTGCGTGTCAATACTTTTTATAAAAAAAAACACCGCCCTGTTACAGGCGGTATCTTTATCACTCCATGAATCGTGCTACGTGCTTAAAATCCTCCTCGTCAAGATTCGTCATACTTCTCTTTTTCCCTGTCATGAGATTTATTATGTGGAAGTCTCCATCATTGTTCACAGCGTCCCACAAACAGACATATCTTTTGTGTTCCTCCTTTATATTCTCAATAAGGATGCCCTTCTCTTGCGTAAATGTAACATCTCCAATAGAGAAGATATGTGCCTTTGCAGCCTTCTCAACGATCTCCTCTTTCGTGAAGGAGAGTGCCGCGCGGACGTAGCATCCTTTGTACTCCCCGTAAGGTGCAAAGTCGATCTCAATAGCCTTGCTTGCGTCCAGCAGCTCTGCGACTTTGTTCATGTTGATGTTCATAATATTTTCTCCTTTTCTTCTAGGTGATCTCTTAACTGTTTACATTATACTTCATTACTGGTTATGTGTCAATAGGTTTTTGAAAAAAAATAGGGAAGTTTTTATGCTTCCCTATCGTCTCTGTTACTTAATGCCGTAGTAGTTCATCTCACACTCGTTAATCCAGTTAATGAACGTGTCCTTGTCTAGGTTTTCCCTTCTCACAGTAACGCCGTTGCGTTCCATGTAATAGCTCCCCTGCTCTTTGTCTGCATCGTACACTGAACGGTATTCGCTTCCATCCTTGCGAATCTTTACCTTCTCATAGTAGATGCTATTCCCTTCCTTGCGAACACTAATCTGTAATGACGCGGTGTCAATGACAATCCCGCTTGCAGCGTTCGCAAGTGCCGATACCTTCCAATAGGGAAAGCTCTGATCTCCCAGCATAAAATCATCCGCCGTGTCCTCCCTGTTAAACTTGATGCTAACGCGGTTGATAACCACGCTAACACCATAGGCGCAACGGATTGCATCTTCAATCTTCTTCATGGTAGTTCCTCCTTGACTCTAGGGCTTAATGTTTAACTCTATAAGTATAATATCATAGTGAATTGGTTAAGTCAATTCGACAAGTATAATACATCCAACAAAAAAAATAGAGAAGTTTTTTAGACTTCTCTATTCTATCTTAAATCCTCCTTCCATCTTCCATATACATATCATCACAGTTTATCAGTATCTCTCTGATATACTCGTCGCTTTCCATCTCTTCTATATACTTATATCCCTCTTCTTCCAGCGTGTCCCTAACGCTCTTATACCATTCCTCGACGGCGTTCTGTAGCTTCTCCCACTCATCATCATAATATTCTTGACTGTCATAGCATGTATCTGCATCAATGTCAATATCAACCGTGTATGATGTGTGCCATACGTATTTTGGGAAAATATTGATAATCGTGTTTTCTGTATCCTTGACAAGGTGCGCGAATGGCATCTTGTCGATCTCATGTCCTTCAATCCGTCCCGTAAAGCGCAATCCGTCTCCTTGCCTGTAACAAAGAGAATATTCAAGGTCAAAAGACATCCCCGCAAGTTCCTTGAGTCTTTCTCTTAGATAATCTTCAAGATCACTGCTATAGTCATTGTATTGCCTATATTCGTCAATAAGACGTTCCTGCACGTCCTCAGACAGTTCCTCAAACGTATATGCCTTAATTGTGATCTCTTTCATGGTTACATCTCCTTCATAAGCATATCCAGCGCATCTGCATGGACATAGTGAATTACTGCATCGGGATACTCTTCCAAGAATCTGTTTGTGTATTTGCTTGTCGTTCGCGAAAACTTCTCCTCTCTCACAAACATATCTCCCGACTCTCTCACATACACCGCAATAGGCGTTTCATAACTCTGAAATACTATCGCTTTCTTTGTATGAATAACGAACTGATTCTTGACACCGCAAAAGTTTTCTGCTTTCATTTTTAGCTCTCCCTTCCTGTCAATGCACATAGCATCTCATACAATACATTATCAATATACTCTTTATTCCTTGCTTGTACCTCCTTATTGAGATAGAATGCTACAAGCGCATCCAGCCCCCTGATAAACGGTGCGCCGTCAAGCCCTCCTACATAAAGAGTTTTCCCGCTAAACCATGTGTCTGATTCAGTGCTAGGTGCGATCTCTATGAGTGTATCATAGACGTTATTCCCTAATGAGTGAGAAAACAAGTCAAGGTAAATATTCATTCCGTTGACTTTCGTTTCATAGTACCGATTCATTTCAGTTCTCCTCCATGTACTTTTTCAAACACTCAACGAAAAATTCAACATCTGCATCCGTCTGATAGTATTCGCCGCGAAAAGCCGCTGTACTCATCCGATCTACAATATCAAAAGCTGTATTATAGATACACTCAACGATAAACAGTTCGGGGTTCTCTGCATAAGAAGTAGTGATATAATACTTCTTAACGGCTTTTTGCACGTCATCAAAATAGGTGTTTATAAAATTTATGCAATTATCCCTTCCATACATATAAGCACCTGCTTCAAGGTCATTGCCAAAAATGCAATCTGCTTCTTCTCCATACTCACAGCCGATCAATACGTCTGCTTGTGCAATCATCTCGTTTGCTACATACTTTTCGAAAGCATTCATAGTTTTTACCTCCTGCCTTTCGGCTCTAGTTCCTTTCGACAAGTATAATATAACATATCCTGCATATAATGTAAAGTTAGAAGTTTATTAAATCGCGCAAGGGATTTAATATGCAAAAAGGACTGTCTATAAAGACAGCCCTTCTTCTCATTCGTCATACAGATTCATAATGTCTTCAAGTTCAAACCAGATAAAGTCATTCACTTGCGTGTCTGTAGGGATTTCGTCTGAAAATGTTTCTTCAATGATCTGCATCGCCTCTTCTTCCCTTCCTTGTTTGATAATCTCGTCAAGTGTACCCATTGCACCGCTCCACGATTCGTCATAGAGTTCATAGAGACTGTCAAAATTCATTTCTTTTCGTACCGTTAGCATTTTACATCCTCCTAATAGTAATGCCCTTCACACTCATAGACAAGCTTGTTTTCTTCAAGCAGCTTCATGATCTCATGATATACCATGCGATCAAATTCTTCAATCGTCCCTGCATAAAACATCGGGACTTTAATTTTCACCTGCATAAGGAATGGATAACCGCAATTATCTTGATCTTCATTCCAATCCTCCCACAAATAAATTCCGCTCCCTGTCTCTTCTTCAACATTTTTATTTCCTCCTTATTTGATATAAGCCCTCGTATACTTCAAGAATGTGCCGTCTGCATCCTGCACCTCACACAGTACAGGTTTTCCGAACAGCTTGTGACGAATCCATTTAAACATTTCATATCTCCTTTACAGGAAGGGCTTTCGCCCTTCCCCTGCACGTCCTTAATCTGCAATGGCTTCTTTCAGTTCTGCCTTGATCTGCTTTATGACCTCCTCAGTATATTCCACCTCCTCATTCCAGTTTTCCCGAACCCATTCAGATTCACTAATCAACCTGCTTGCAGCGTTGAGAACGATCTTCACCATGAAAGCACATTCATTTTCAAAGGGATTTGGATATTCACCGAAATTGAACTCATAGTCCTCCATCTCGTCTTTCAGTTCGTTCCAGTAGGTGTTAATCCACTCCCTAGCATCGCTGTAATAGGCGTAACAAGTGATAACGCCGTTATAGTTATCCTCCTCATAGAGAAGATAGGCAAGGTCACAAGGATAACCGCCTAAGTCCTCCACGCCGTCAAGACGTTCAATCATATCTTCTACAATCCACTTTTCCAATGCGTTCATTTTTGATCTCCTTTTCTGATAGGTGATTAACTTCTATGTGTATAATGTAACACATAATAGGTAGGTAGTCAAATTAGAGTTTCATTAACGCATAACAATCTTTACGCCGTGAGAAGTAAATCGTTCATGAAACTTCATTCTCTCCACAATGTCAACAATCACACATTCTGCATCCATCCACTCACCAAAACTTGATCTCTTGTATGTGTGAGTGACAGTTCCTTTTGGACTGTAAACCTTAATGGTTTTTGCCTTGTCAATGGTTTTCATGGCTTCTCCTTTTCCTAGGGACTGCCTTGTTAGACAGTCCCTAACTACCAATTAGATAACTACAGTGCGGTACTCATTCGGCTTCTGCTGAATGAGTGCAAGACGCTTTCCGTCCTCATTGTAAAACGTGATCTCTCCATCAAACGAATCCACAAAATCCTGCCATTTCTTGTAGGAAATGACTTTGCCGTTGCACTCATAACCAGTGCTTGCACTCGTATATGTTTTTTCTCCTTCCTTGTTGGAGAATACCGCCGAATAAATGTTAGAAATGAGAGAATCAAACTTGATAATGTTTTTCATGGTAGTACCTCCTTGCGCTTTCGCGCTGTCAATGTTTATCATGGTTATAATATAACATAGTAAAAGTTAGCTGTCAATACTTTTGAAAAAAAAATAGAGAAAAGCATAAAAACTTTTCTCCATCCTTTATTACTTGCACTTCTCCACGATCTCATGAATGATATCGCATATCATGACTTTCTTTTCTTTTGCTCGTGACTTTACCCATTCAAGGTCATATGCATATACGGCTGTATGCTTCACGCCTAGACGCTTATTCCGCGCCTTTACATATTCTCGTAGATAATCCCTCTTTTCCTGCTTCTTTGCTTCCTTGCAGGCGGGACAAACATAGGAACGTGACGCGCCGTCGAACTCTTTTCCACACTTAGAGCAATGTTTAATCATGCCGCCGCCTCCTTCTTCTTATCCTTCACGAAGCAGGGGATGCCGTTCTGCATCTCAAAGGCAGGCTTCCTATCCTTCATCTCCTTGTCACTCTTGAAAAGATAGTCCATATCCTTCCCAGCCGTCGCAGCCTTCCCCTTCTCTGCCTTTGCCGCCGCATCCAGACGCCTAAAATAGTCCTTCATACGGCTATAGGGCTTCCCCTCCTTCTGCTCCTGCACCTTGCCATGACGGATAGAGAGCGTAATGCTCCCGTCCTTGCTCGTGCGCTTAACAATCGTAACGCCCTTTGCATTGATGATCTCGCCGATAGTAAAGTTCTTGTTCTGCATGATGATTTCTCCTTTTCTTTTATAAACCTAGTGGATTATTCCACTTCTAAACCAAGCTTTTCCTGATAACCATTGTCATAAACCCATGCCGTAAAGTCGGCAATGTCATAGGCAATAACATGATTATAATATGTCTCAATATTGCCCGAATGAATCTTCCCATTCTGAATCCAGAACCCATCCGAATCGAATGAGAAGTCAAACACAATTTTAGGATATAGTTCCTTGAAAGAATCTCCACACACTTTTTTGAAATTCTGCATTGGATAAAACTTATCCTCATACTGATTATCTTCAAGGTATTCATTCCATACTCTGACAACATCTTTATAATAGCACTCGTTTTCGATCTGCTCCTGCAAGTCAAGGAGAGCGTTCTCCCTGACTGCATCCGCTTTCGGCGTTGTTAGTGTATTCATGTCTTTGCCCTCCTTCACGCCGCCTTATTCAGCTTTTTCAGACTGTCAAGCAGCAAGTGCTTGCTTTTTGTCTGAAAAACGATCTTGCGATCTTTTCTAATGATGTACCATCCCATGACATAGTTCCAGCTTAACATTTTAATCTTCTCCTTTTATAGATGTTATCGCTTAACTGTATATACTATATCATATACAGTTATTGCTTGTCAATACCTTTTTGAAAAATTAATATGGAAAATGTACATCATAATAATCATATATCTTTTCGGTAAACGCTTCATCTCCTAGCAGCTCTACATTTACAATAGCATCGACAACCAGACTTGCAAGAAGTCTGTTTGACATTCTCTTTCCCTCGATTACTTCCCATCCAGCATGGGATATAGCTCTCACGCAAGCAGCATATAACTTCTCGTGCGCGTCTGCATCCATCTTGTTGATAATGCTTTCTGCTTCAATATACAGTTCATCCATTTTCTGTTTCCTCCTTTAATTGACTCTTTTAAGATTCTCAATGATAAATTCCAGTTCATTCAGACAGCCCGCATAAAACGCTTTTTGCTTTTCCGTCTTTGCAGCTTCACTGTTACGTTCCGCATTTTTCATGCGGTGCTCGTAGTAGTTAATCAGTTCTTCAATCTTCATTCTGTTCCTCCTTGTGCTCTGCACTGTTCCTTTCGACAAGTATAATATAACATATCCTTGACTATGTGTCAATACTTTTACAAAAAAATAGACTAGCTTTTTCTGCTAGTCTAATTGCGTTATGCAAGGTCTGAGAATGCTTCTTCCAGCTTGCTTTTGTAGTCCTTGATGATCTCCACAATCATATTATGTACGTGTGCGTCAATCACCTGCACTTGCGTTAATGATGCGCTATCTTCATCTCCTGCAAGGGCATCGAACTGTACCGTGCTTGCCATACCTGCCTGTATAACAATAGGACTGATTCGCGTGTAATCATCAACGCCGCTAGGGTCTGTTAGGTCTAATTGATCTAACAGCTTCTCAACATCGTGGAGACGGTTTTTAATTGCATTCCCTTGATTCAATAGTTCATCCGTCAATATTCTTCACCTCTTCATAATCAAAAAACGCCTTAACTGATTCTACCTCAATATCAATCTTCCCATTGTTGTATGTTGGAACAATGGTATAATATGTGTCGTTGTTTTCCTTCCCTGCCACACGCACACGCATTTCTACTAATGCGCCGTTGATTGTACTGTATTCGTAGCACCTGCCATACTTCATGATAACATTGATATCATGCTTTAATTCCGCGCCTGTGATCTCACCTGCATTGAATCGAATCAGACTTTTGATCTTCCTAATCGACTCAATATCAAAGCGTGGATTCTCAATGTGATAATTCTTCTCTGTTCCTTCAACGTGCTTTTCAGTCTTAATATACATAGTAATTTCCTTCCTTTAAAATGTTTCACATGAAACAATGTGCATAAAATCTTCAACAAGCGGTACGATATACTGTTTGTTATTCACAGTATAGAATCCCTTGTTTTCTTCATAAATCCATTCGGCGCGGCTGTTTTTGCCAATGAACTGAATCATGCACTCACCTGCATTGATCTTGACATTTTTAAGGGTTTTTGCGAACTCGTTGAGTTCCATTCTTGCGTTCATGTTTAATCTTCCTTCCTGTCATGGAGAGTGGATTAAACCACTCTCCTATTTCCTTCACAGTGTGATATAAGGCACGCCTTCTTCTCTAAGTTTTTCCATAAATGCCTCTTTACCGAGGCGTTCTTTCTTATCAACAATTTTCCCCTGTTCTGATATTTCAATGTTTCCAGCCCCGAACTCATAAAGGAATACTGCCATGAATGAATTTCTATACTCACATCCCTTCATGATAGCGATACTTGCAATTTTATCATCCTGCATGATGAGAATTGCGTGATGCTTGTTGACGATCTGAATCTCTTTTGCCTTCTCCACGTCTCTAAGTCGCGGCTTTTCAAACGTGTCCTTCCCGTCAAGTTTTACGCTATCCGCGAAAAACAAAAGGTTTTGCATAATCACGCGGTCAATCTTCATGATGTTCCTCCTTGCCTTGTTAGGCTTTCAGTGTTTTAACTTGTGCCTATTCTAACATGGCAAAAAGGACTTGTCAAGCCTTTTGAGAAAATAAATTTTCGTCGCGTGATCTGCCTTTATCTTGCCTTGCAAGACTAGGTTTATCACCGCCCCTGCTATCATGTCACGCTTGCTATAATATAGTTTATACATAACCGATAAGGTGTTATCACTAACTTTTTCTTCCTTATATATGGAAGGAAGATATTTTTTATAAAAGGCGTGGGACTTCTCTAAGCCCGTGGTTATGCACATTACATCCCTTTTCTGTATCAGTTTATCGAATAGCTCTAATGCCGCCATATCCTTAAATATTTCCTTGTTATATATAAAATATAATGGTTTACATTTAACTTCAAATAGTCCTTTTGGCTTCTGCAAGTCCTCTAAGATGTTGCGGCTGTAGGTGTAGCCGTCTTTTGGCTCGTCAAATTTTAGTCCCATATCCAGCACCTTTTTAGCCTGTCAAAGTGATATTTCCAAAAAATATTATGCGTGCAAAGGCTTATGTCTCTAAGGATTGCGCCGATCAATTCAAGATTTTTTATATTTTTTTCAAAAGAGGTATTGACATTATACCAATCATGGTTTATATTATACTCAACAAGCGGGATAAAGCCCGCAAGGTCAACATAGAAAGAGAGGTCACAAGGTATGGTTTTCAAGGTTTTTGTCGCTAGGAACTCCCTAGCAAGTGGATTCACTTCACGGTCAAGATGCACGACGCGAAAGCGCGATAGTAGCGGAGGCGGTACGTCATCGGTGCTAGGCGCGACGGCGAACAGCCTGATCGGGCGCGTGCAGTCCTCCAGCGGTTTCAGTAGTGCCAGCGCGGTCGGGACGATGATCTCGTGCAGGAAGATTGTTGCCGCGCTCTCCTCCTCGTATATGCGAGTAATTGTTATAATTGTTTCCCTGCTACAGGTGGGGAAGTCAAAGAAATTGTTATTGTCTACTAGTGGGGTCAAGAATTGTTTCACCTTGTCTGGCGAGTTTGTCACGAACAGAACTGCGCGTGAATTGTTTATGTCAATCGGTGGGGTCATTTTCAAGAACCTCAAAGAAATTGTTGATCTGGTCTTGAAGGGTTTGATTCGGATTGTCCTCAAAAACGATGTTATTGTCCTCGTTGATAAATTGTTTCAAGTAGACACTGTAAATGTTTCTGAACGTGACCTTTGTTACTGCTCCCGTGTCCGCGCTAATTGTTATGTCAACAAGGTGGGGTTGAAAAGGACTCCTGCGCGAATTGTTACTGTTGCGTGCATGGGTACTAGAGTACCTGTCCATGATCGTGTGATAAATGTTTGTGAACTGCTCAATCGTCATTGTTCTTCCTCCTATTATAATTGTTATGTGAGATTGATGGGGTCGTGTGCGCGTGAATTGTTATGTAAAAGTGGTGGGGTCTAATTGTTATATACAAGTGGGTGGGTCTATAATTGTTACATGGAAGTTGATGTGTATAGCTGACACACTAGACTGTAATTGTTATGTATGACTTGGTGGGTATTGTTAGCCTATAATCTTAGTCAACTCTGCCAATAACAGCTTATCAACAATGGGATTGTTTCGCCCATAATACTGTAAGTCAACCATCATGTCTCGTATCTTCTTGATAATTGTTACGTCAGCATCCGTCAGTCCGTCTAGTTCTTCCTTATATGCTTCTGGAATGTCTATCATCTCAAAGTCCTTTGTAAGAACATAAATATTCACATCCAAAATAAATGAGAAGAACTGTTCAATGTATGTCTGTGCATTGACTATACTCTGTATGTCAGATACAACATGAACAATGTCTTTATCTAGCACATGAAAAAGCATATTAAAGTAGTTATCGTAAGTATCTGCCATGAGTGTTTCTTTGATGTTAGCCAGGGTAATGTCTCTGTATGAACATTGTTCTAGATATGCAACAGCCTGGCGCATACTACCCCTAGCCATTTTTGAAACCACCCCTAGTGCTTTCTCATCGTATTTGAACCCACCCCTATCGCATATGAAACGTAGCCTATTTTGAATAGCCCCACTATCAATGGGTTTGAACTCATAGACCTTACACCTATTGAATATAGTCCTAGGTACTTTATCAATCTCAGTCGTACATAGAATGAATACTAGGTAGCTAGGCACTTTTTCGATGTGTAAGAGTAGCTTGGAAATGGCGATCTGGCTAAGAAGGTGACATTCCTCCCAGACAATAACCTTTCTGTCTTTTGTGAGTGGTCTGACTTTTGAATCTGCTAAAATCTTCTCCACATCCTCTGCACTACACATACCAGAATCAATCTCATATATCTCTGCATTAAGTTCTCTAGCAAAGATTCTTTGTATTGACGTTTTGCCTTCGCCCGAGCCACCACAGAACAAATAAGCAGGTTTAGGGTCTTTAACATCGTGTCTGAGTGCATCTATAATTGAATCCTGCCCTACTACTTCATCAAATGTTTTTGGTCTGTATTCTTCATTCAGATTCATTCTCTAACTCCTGTATCCTGGCAATAAGAACGTCTACTGCATCATCTCTTAAATACAAAATACCTGCAACATGCTGTGGTGTATAAACGTATCCAACCTGTTCCCTATACTGTTTAAGTTCTTCCTTGTCTGATCTAAACTTTTCACAGTAGTAATCAAAGGTGTTCATGATTTCATGTGCTCTATCCCTTAAAGGAACAAGTTGATTTTCATAATTTCTGCATTCTTCTCGTGAATCAAACATCTTACCATCTTCTGCAATAAATGCTTCTCTCATTTCTTTTCCCCCAACTTATTTTCCAACCGATGTACTTCGTTTTCAAGAATACGGATATAGTCAATAAGAATATCAACCGCATCGTCTCTTAAATAACTTATGCCATATGAGAAGTCACCACAGAATACTGCATCACCATACCTTGTTGGTCTATCTTTCTCTGCAATATAATCATCATCCAATGACTTGTCATGAGCATAGTCAAGGTACCATTTCATAACAAGATCTGCATGTGCTTTAAGTGGTGGGTCTACGAACTTTTCGTTATACTTTTTCTTTTCAAAACTGCGTTCATATTCGAGACACTCTTTCTCTGTGGTAAATTCTTTCCCGTCAAATGCCAAATAAGTCATAATATTTCCTCCTGTAAGTATCAATTAACTGCACTTACTGTAGCAGATACTAGACTAAAAGTCAAGAAGTTTTCACCAATCATCAGACGCACAAGACTCTCTCACATTTGCATCAAAATAATAAAGTGTTGATGGCGGCATATCTTCCCAATTATCAAGAAGTTTTGGGTTTATAATAACATAGATACAGAAAGGTGTTTTCATAGTACCTACATACTCAAGCTCCTGTAATCTATCTAGGCTTTCTTGAAGTTCTTCGACACTAACATTGACAAAATTTGCTAATTCTAGCATACCAAACTTGGCGGTGTTTTCCTTATCAACAACAGACGAAAGTCTAATAATTATTGCTATATCTTCATGCGTTAGCTTGCCCTCCTTATTGTGTTCAAATAGCTTAGACAAGTATTCTTTTGAAAATTGTAACTTCATAATAAATCCCTCCAACTAAAATTCTAAATCATATCTGATATTTTCTTCTTTTTCTTTTCTCATATATGAACTATCCTGATCTACTTCATTATTCTCGAATAGTTCTAGTGTATCACTAAATATCTTCTTTCCTTTAGATACCATATATGGATTAACAAAGATTTTTATTCTATTGTTTTCCTTGCGAAGCATTTTTATTAGCCCAGCACTTTCAATGTTCTTTAGGTATTCATAAATGTCCCACCTATTCACATCAGCACTTTCAGCAAGTTTTGGAACGCTTAAAGATATTTCATAACTATATCCTTTTATGTAATTTAACATGACAAAGAATATTTTATGCTCGCTTTTTGATAACTTATGTTCATTAAGTGTATCATACAACTTCTTTGTTAAAAATACAACAGTTTCGCCTGTATCATAGTCAACTATCTTCTTATTGTTCATCAATCATTTACTACTCCTTTTCTATATAATCTATTTGTATTAAACCCCTTGTTTTATAAATACATCCCTTATCGTGTAACTTTTTTAGCATCAACAATAGGTATGGGTACGCATAATCAAGTTTAACTGATAGGTCTTTCACAGAACAAAATCTGACAATTCCACTATCATCTGCCATAACCCACAACTTCCATAAAAGATGTAATTCACTCTTGTTTTCAATCTTGTTGATAATACCTTCTGGAACTGTTATTCGCATATATTAACCTCCGACATAAAGTTTTTATTATATAAAATAACTACTAATCATCATTCAAACAAAAAGCCGTAAATACATAACGGCAATCTGTTTGAACAATAAGAATATGTAAATTATAACATAAAAAAGTGATTCAGTCAAGTCATTTCTGTATTTACATCACTGGGAAAAACACACTGGGATTTTCCCATAGTATGGGATTTTCCCATAGATATTAAGAAGTTACTGGGATTTTCCCAGAACTACTATGGGATTTTCCCAGTACGGTTCTGGGATTTTCCCATAGTCTGATCGGCTCGCACTTAGAGTCACAAGGGCTGGCGGGTTCCTAATAATATATAATAAATTAAATAAATTAAAGAATAAGAGCATTGGTCGGAATAAATTCCTCCCGAATGCCCTTGGGGAATCCTCTAGTGATTATAAAATATTCCGAAATTTTATACTAAATTATAAAATATTTATATTAAATTAAAAGATAGATATATTTAATCCTATAAATAGTCTTAAATATATCTATAGAAAAATTACGAGCTAGTGGGAAGAATATGCGCGGAGCGTCAACACAAATGCACGCACCGAAAGAGACTTTAACCAGCCAAGAATAGTTATAGGTTCTTTCTCATAAATAGTCCAGTCATAGTCTAGCCAATCAACAAAGCTCATGTTCATACTCCATCTCATACAACTTCTTTATAACCCTACACATAGAATCAAGTACACGTTCTTCAAGAGCGGAATACTTACCAAAGTCAATATCTTCTTCCCAAAACCTTCTTCTTCCTTCCCTTATTAACTCATCCTTCGTATTTTCGATCCACTTATCTACACTCTCAAAATCCTTTACTTTTATAAACCTGTAGAGTGCATAATTAGGGTTGCCAGAGAGTAACATAGCTTTACTTAGCTCTTCCAAAGTAAAGGTTATTCCATCTTTCTTCTTCCCGTCGTGTCTCCATATACAAAACACACCATCTTTAAGTGTCCCTCTTGCATAAGAATAGTCTCCTGCAAACCTTCCTTTTCCTCGATCTGAATAACTAGCCATACTTATTACCTCCTCATGTCACTACAGTACCACAATGCTTTATTTGTGTCAATACTAAAATATTAGCTGTTTTAAGACAGTCAAAATTCTTGACGCAATAGTTTATACCTATTTTATATTTTGAGCCGTCCTGCGTTAATTTAACCGCCTTAAAACAAGTTTTGTGATGTAAAATTATCAAAAAAAAAAGACCAGCTAAAAACTGATCTTTATTTCTGAGAAAATAACAGCAAGGTCAATCGGAAGCCACCCGAGATGTATCTCCCTTAGTTTCTCAACATCAATGTCTTTGTTACACCTAATTCCTTCATCACACAGTTCAAATGCGTCTCCTAGTTCATCCATAGCCTTATATACTTCGTCCCTTGAGAAGTAAAAGAATATTTTCCTGTGGCTTCTTTTTTGTATTTCTCTAGCATAATCTTCTATTACAGAAAATGGAACATACGTGATTCCTTTCTCAAGTGCTTGTATGAACACACTTCCAATAACGGTTTCAACTGGAATTTCAACCATTCCTTTCCACCATTCCTGCTTCAATGAGATCCATGACAACATCTGGAACATAAATAACTGTGCTATCTTCAATATCTTCAGTGTCAAATTCAGATATACTTATTACTGGTTCACAAAAACACGGTACACGAACAGTGTACTCGAATTTACTGTTGTTTCCTTTGTAGACAAAGAAATTATTTTCACTGACAAAGCCAAACTTAGTGAGTTCTTCCAGTCTGTCTTTCTTTACCGCTAGTATAGCCATAATAATTTCCTTTCTGTATAACTCGTTTTAAGCCTATTGAAATCTTCAACGCGACACTTAGTACCTATTTTATATTTTGAGCAGTCCTACGAGGTTATACACGCCCACAATTAAGTTCATAAATATAATCGCACACACGATTATACGACGCATCCGCAACATAATCTCCATAGTATTTTTTATACATCTTGAACTTATTATAAGACGGATATTTCAGTTCATGGTCTCCTGCAAGAAGTTTAATGCCAACATACTCATCCTTGAACCTCTGCACAATCTTACAGATCTGATAGTAGTCAGTCTTGACCTTGAACATCTTGCCATTGTTGTCTGTGATAACAAAGCCCTCAACGCCCTCAATATCTTTTAGTTTTGCTATGTCAGACTTGCGGGTGTACTTAGTATGCACACTCTTGAACTTAAAACTGTCAATAAACTTAAACAGATCAGATACTTCATTTGCTTCAACATAGTGCTTTCTATAACTGATTTCATTATAGACAATCGCAAGAAGTATAACAAACTTCTTATCATACTTTATGACGTGAGGATCTTTCTCTGTATTTACTACCTCAAACAAGATAGATACATTCTTGTCTTGCAGATACTTTACTAGGGCTTCTTCGTCCCTAATCAGTGGTCTAAGCATCTCCTCAAAGAGTTTAGAGTGTTCTCCTTCCTCTCCAAGCATTGACTTAGAACAAAAGAGTAGCTTTCCTTCATCTTGTCCAAGGATGCCCAAGAATCCATCTTCTTTTTCTGTTACACAGAATGGTTCTTCAAACATAGCAAGAGTTGGCTTATACTCATCGGGTTCATCTGAATCGAAATCAATATTAAAGAATTTATCAAATCCTCTTGCTACAATTCGATTCGTCTTAGTATTGATGAATATACCTCTTGCTTTGACAAGAATATCATCCCACACCTCAGAGTGAAATGCTGTCTTGGTGAAGTTAAATGAAGAAATATCACCAAACTTCTTTTCTTTCACCCACTTGCTTGCTCTGAATACTCTAACGAGTTGTTCAACTGTATTAATATGATATTTTTGTGGATATTTATGTACTGCACGAACAAACATATCATCACTAATAATATTATTCGGTACTGCAATACAATGCTTTTCATCCTTGTAAAGCTGCAACACCTTCAAGTCACCACCAAGTTCAGGAAAGCCACAGACATTATAGGACTTCTTACCTACCTTAATAGGTACATCGTCATTATTTCTGTGTCCAAACACTTGCACGTCTTCACTATCCATCATAAAGCTGTCAAATTCTTCAACAACAGCTTGCATATCTTCATACTTACCAATTCCGTTGACAAGCATATCGTCAGAATCATAAGCATTGAACATATAAGGAACACCAGCATGAGTGACCCAATATGTAGTTCCATAATAATTGAACTTAGCAAAACTTGTGCAAGCCCACAAGAACTCTTTGAGCATATTGTCAGTAACACCATTCTTCTTGAAGTCTTTGAGCGTATTCTTGAAGAACTCAGTCTTGCTTACATCTTCTCCTCTAAGATATTGCATGATTCGCTTCTCATGGTTTCCGAGAAGAAGATAGAAGTTATCGTCATGACAATGTTCATACAAGAACTCAAAAACTTTATAGTTTTCAATGCCCCTGTCAAAATAATCTCCAACAAACACAACGGCGTCACTTTCAAAATCAACACAATCCATATACTTCATTAATGCTGTGTAGCAACCATGTATATCTCCAATAATATGTACTCTATTATACTTATTGAAGTCAAGTGTCTGTGTCTTGCTGTCAATAAAATCTTGAAAGTCATCTGGCTTAATGGCGCGAACACCAGAAGGAAGAGATTCTTTATTCATCTTAGAAATAACTTCCTTACCAACATGAGGGTAGTTAAACCTAAGAAGGTCATCGCTGATACAATCTTCCATGCTCTTATCAAAGTCAATCACAGTCATTCGATAGAAATACTTCTTGCAAAGAGCTTGATAAGGTTTGATAGACTTTCTTGTAAGATGTGTAGCGTCAACAATAGTAAGTTCTCCATGAGCCATACGATATTCAAGGTCTGCAAAGAGGTTCTTCCATGCCTGTGCATTTACCTTTTGACTGATTCCATATCTACCAGTATTAAGGCTATACACAGGAGAAGAAAGTTTAAGTCTGTAATCGTCAGACGAAAGTGTGAAAGGTGTTAAACCATTCTCTTTCACAAAAGAGCTTTTTCCCGCTGACGGATACCCTCTAAGAATAAATAGCTGTCTCATTTTTGAACCCTTTCTATGTACTTGCTAAGTACATCAACCATTATATATGCAAGAGATAGATTGATGGCGATTTTCTTGTTTTTATGCTCATCTACAATAGCATACCCACCAGTATTTGATTTATGATAAACCTGTTCAAGAATACCATCCCGCAAATGAATGATATTTTCAAGAGTTTTTGTTCTCTCTTCGTATCTTTTTAGTTCTTCTTTTACTTCTTCATAATTTTCCTTAGTGATTTTCATTCGTCAAACATCTCCTTGAAAAACAATTATGAAACAAAATACTTATTGACATACTCCCCACGGCTAAAGCCTTGGAGATTCTGAAGTGACTAACGTTTTCTGCCCTCTCGCGAGGGACTTACGAGAACTCCTATCATTGGACAATGCCCTGCCCAATTTTATATATTTAAGCCGTTTCTGATACTAAACGCAGCCCTTCACTGTGTATATTCGCCGCCGCATTTCGGTCGCGGTCATGATGCTTTCCACAAGAAGGACAGTTCCACTGTCGGATTCTCAAATCTTTAATTTCAGTGTTTTGATACCCACAACCATTACAAATCTGACTAGAAGGATAAAATTTATCTACTCGTACAATTTGGGTACCGAATTGTGGTGCTACGTATTCCAGTATACTCAAAAATTCCGCAAACCCATAGTCCATAACTTTCTTTCCGTGGTTTTTCTGCATCCATCTCATATTTAAATCCTCAAAACAAAGGATTGAATACTTCATGCAAAGTTTTCTCGCCAGTTTCCAGTGATAATCTCTTCTTTGATTGGCAATCTTTCGATGAAGCCTTGCAAGTTCAAGTTTTGCTTTTCGGCGATTATTTGAACGAGGACGCTTCAAAGACAGTTTGCGATTTGCTCTTGCTACAGCAATTTTTTGCTTAAAAAAGAAGTTGGGTGCGGAAATATCATCTTTTGGACTCTCTGCCACTAGCATTTTTCCTTTGAAACCAAAATCGAAACCGATGCTTTCACCCAGTCTAGTTTCTGTTTTGGTTTCTTTGGTGTCACATACAAGATATACAAAGTAATCTCCGCAAGAGTCTCTCTTAATAGTAAGTAGCTTGATTTTTCCTTCTATTTCACGGCTCTTCGAGAATTTGTATTCCTTACCTGCAATTTTAATTTTATTGCCTTTGATGAGGTTTTGTCCAACCATATCATAAGAGAAAGATTTATATTTTCTCAGTCTACGAAATTTTGGTGGTGCGCCCTTCTTCTTTCTCTTTAGATTGCTCCACCAAAGTTTGTATGCTCTATGGATGCGTTCTGTAATGTTCTGTATGGCATGAGCAGGAATCTCATTCCAAAAATTATATTTTGCTATGTTATTTTTAAGTTTTGTTAGATGTTTTGAGAGTTTATATTTGTGCAATGATTTCTTATAAAGCTTATAATATCGTCTACAAAGAGCAATGCAATGATTATATACATTACAGGCTATCAATAACTGATGATCTAAATGTTTTGTCTTTTTCTGGTGATACAACTTAAACTTGTAAGTCTTCATATCTTTCATGCCCCCTTATACTATACAATATAGCATAAGAAGTCTGCTATGTCAATACCTTTTTTGACTATACCTATAATTTATTTTTCTACACCATTATAGATCCCCTCCACATCAATATACAACTTCTTATCAACCATTTTAATGTAATTAAGTTCAAGGATCTCACTTAGTTTCCTTGACTTAGGAAAACTTTTCTTGATAGCTTTTAGGGGGATAATCCTACTGAATGTATCAATGTCCACGCCACTCATAAATGGTACTTCATAGGTTCTGTCCTTGGTGACAATATATACACTACTTCCATCATGCAATGCCTTAAAATTATATTCTCTCTCTGGTATCTCACATTTAAGGTAGTTATTGTGAACTGATACTGCACGACCTTTAGCAAATTTGAACTGCGTGAGATAGTCAAGATCAACACCTACATCTTTTAGGTGTGATTCTAAATCTCCCTGTTCTGATACAAGAATTACTGGTTTCTTTGCTTCTGTGACTACCTTAATCGCAGGAGAAAAGTCAGCGTCACTTGTAAAGATTGCAAATCCATCCATAAGAGGTTCTTCATAGACAGCCTTAACAATCGCTGCGGTCATGAATGTATCTGCACTATTCTTTCCATAAAAACATTGAACAAAGTTCATGTTGTAGTTATCTGCATAGGATGGTTTAAACTTTGCAAACACATCAATCTTTGCAATATGATTCAGCAGTCTAAGTTGTTTAATGCCATTCCGTACAGTTCTTACACTAACATTCTCGCCGTCAATAAATGCGTGTAGTCTCATGCTGTTACCTTCTTGTAAAACTCAATGAACTCCTCAACAACATCATACACATAATCAGCGTCAACCAATCCATCATGTGACATATAAAAGCATATTTCATAGGCTCTTTCAAAAGCATCATTCATGATCTCTTTGTTATTAAAACCAGTTTCTAGGCACAGACAGTCAACAACATTTTTCTGCCATGTTTCATATGCTTTGATTCCTGCACGGTTAGCATCATGACGCTCTTTCATCAGATCTTCATAGGTCATAAAAACAGCTCCCTTCATGGCTATATACTACCACAAAGAGAGCATCATGTCAACACATTTCCAAAATATATTTTTCAATATCATCCCAGTTTAGACCATCTCTACAAGCAGGAAATGATCTATCGTCGATATAAACATCAACAAATACTTTTGGCGAGATAGAAGAGTAAGGATATTTTTGCATCCACTCAGAAATAGATTCGTCTAGGTCAACATTCACTGCATCGACCTCTAGCCCATACTCCAATAGACATTCGATAGCTATATCAAGGTCAATGTCAGTTCTGCAAGTGAAAAGAACAATCTTCCCACCTGCTTTTTTATACTTCTTCATTACCTCAATAGCTCTA